TTACGTTTCGGCTCTTTCAGCAACCTTGAACGTATCATTTTGTTGTTGGAGATAGGAAGCACCCACTGTTCCGGCAACGCCGAATAATAGAACTGCACAGATAAATAGTTTAGTTTTCATATTGCTTCTCCCCTTTTGATTTGTCTTCTTGCTTCATTTGCCAAACGATAAAATTCAACTGCACCCCAAGCATCCTGTTTTCCAGTGAGAAAATCTGCTACAGAGACACCATAGCTTTCCATGTCAGGGTATATACTTCTTTCTTTGAAGAACTCGAATGTTTTCCTAACTAAGTCTAAATCATAGTCCAAGAAAAGTCCTTTAACCATTTTTAACTTTTCAAGTACCATTTCATTGTTATGCCGTTCAGCCAACTGTTTGGCCTGTTCATAAAATTTTTTTGCGTTTCCAATGTCATTTTGCCTTCCCTTTAAGAAGGAGATAACAAATAATGTTTTAGCAGCGTAATCATGATTTTCCGGCTCAATGATTTGAAGTGACTTATTAAAGTGAAAAAATGCTTTATCAAGTTCTTCCATTTGATTATAACATAATCCAATATTAAACAGTGCTGAACGCATCAAATGCCCACGATTCTTTTCACTTTTGTTAAGCTCTACTGCTTCCTGATACGCTTTGTATGCTTGCTTTAAAGCTTCATCAAACTTCATACTGTCCAATAAATTACCAAATATGACGAATTGACAGCGTACCTTTTGTACCCCGTATGTAGAGCTCCCGTCAATAGCAGGTTGCTTTTTAAATATATCGTAAGCCCTCATGGCATAATTCATTGAAAAATAAGTCTGTTTCATGTGGTAATACACTTCTGACAATTTAAAATAAAATTCAGCTTTTTCAACTTCAATATCTTCGCTCTCAATTGAATCCAAATACCTCTCAGCTTGTCTATAGTGATTAAGGGAGAAAGCCAACTCCTTTTGTCTAAAATAGAACATGCCCATGAAAAAATAATAGTAATATTCGAGCATTCCTGTTAAGTTTTCATGACCTTCATATGTTTTTAACTCACCATAATTTTTCTCAATGTCTTTTATAGCGTTAGGATACATATATGCCAACATTAGCTTATGTCTAAACTCAAGTAGGGAGTAGTATAGTAAAACATCTTGGTTTTCTTCCATAACTTTTATTTCCTGCATAACTTCTTTACGCATGTCTTCTGCTCTACCGACCCAATTCTTTTTAATAGCCACATACCAATGATTCATCTTTGTTGCTACTAAATCATAAGGAATGACCTTTTCACTCTTCAAGTCCTAAACCCCTTTCATATTCATTTTATTATATAGTTGCATTAGAGGAAAGAAATGTAAAGGGGATTTGAGTGAAAATTAAAAACAAACCAATAATTTGATTGTGAACGAAACGAAAAAAATACCCTTCTCGTTAGAGAAGGGATGTGATCAGTTTGCTGTTGCTTTTAGAGAAGCAAGCCACTCATCTAATGTTCCTGAGAAACCTTGTTGAACGGCTAATTCATATGCTGATTTTCCATCTTTACCGGCAGCGCCAGTAGCACCTTTAACCCCGGTTGCTCCTGTAGCTCCAGTATCGCCTTTTTCACCTTTTAGTGAAGCTAACCATTCCTCTACAGTTCCTGAAAAACCATTGTCCACTGCAATATCATAAGCAGACTTCCCAGTGACAATTGAGACATTAACCATTGGATTGAAAAAACTCATTTATGCGCCCCCAAAAAATTATATGTTATTCCTGACTCAGAAATTTTGAAGCTTGTGATAGGTGAATCGTGAGCGTCCATTTGAAAGCCTTGTCCAGCTCTTAAATAGATAGGATTTCCACCATTGATTGATACGTGGCATTCCTGATCATTCGAAAAGCTGAATTTATAGAAAGAATATTTAATCGTCCAGGTTGCAGGTGGGGAAGGGATTACTTCATGGTTAGACTCTGACTTCTCAAGCATTGGACTCCCGATATATCCAGATCCTATTTGCATGTTCAATAATCATTCCTTTCTTAATTAAAAATGAAAAAAAGGGGGAGATGAACTCCCCCGAATTATTTTGGTTCTGTGTATTCCATTGCTTGATCACTATCTGAGATACCTGTAGTGGTTGGATCCACCACAATTCCCATGGCAGTTAAAAATGTCAGCAGTGCATTAAATTTCTCAGTGAGTTCATCACTAAAAACAGAAATATCGTATCCAAAAGCTGATGCAATTGCTTGTGCAAACAAAAGAGTTGCAGAGAAGATTGCAACCAGGAATGTTTTCTTTTTAAGTCTTACTTTCCAGTTAATTTTAGTCATGAAATTCGCTCCTGTTCATTTTATTTAAGGCCAAAATGTATGAGTAACCAGGCTGCGACAATAGTCGCAATTACACTGGGCAGTACCTTAAACACAAGGTCTTTAGTAAACTGAGAGGGATCAATTTTGCGAGTAGAATCAGAGCGTTCCAATATTTCAACTCGATTGTCCAGTTTTTCATATGATTTACTCAGATTTTTTAAACTGTTGCTCATTTCGTTCAGAGTGCTGAACTGTTCTCTCGATTGTGCTTGAGAATCCTTATTAATTTCGACTTGCTGCTCAACAAGCGTAGCAATACGCCCAATAACATTTGTTCTTTCTTCAAGAGAGTCAATTTTGTTATCAGTGTGCTTAGCTTTTTCTTCAAGTGCACTTAATCTTGAAATGGTGCTTTGCTCAAAGTTATCCATTTGTCACCAACCTTTGATAAAATAGAAAGGTGACATTACATCACCTCCTAAAATAAGAGGATAATCATTGATATACCTCGATCAACAATCATCCTCAAAGATATTTAAATATATTTAGATTTTTGACCCAAACTGACCTGAGATGTAGCCGCGTTTACCTTTATAGATCACTTCCCAGTAACCCTTAGCATTGTTTGAACCTTTTACTGAGCCAGAAATGCTGAGCGTGTCACCTAACTTTACGGTGTCAAGATTCTTTGCTTTGTTTTTATCGGGTCTGTCCATAACGATTGCAGCGCTTTTTACACCGACAATTTTAATTTTGCCTGCCGATTTGACCCCACTACTATTAGGCTTAGGAGTGGATTTAGACTTTGGGGAAGACGTACCCACAATCTTAGCTCCTGTTGAAGCAGCGGCATAAATATTCACTTTACCAAACTGATCAGTCTTAATTGTGTAAACGTCTGTTTGAGGGTTATCTAAAATGTCGTAGGTTAATCCACCAAATTTTTTTGGATTCAATTGAGTAGAAAGAGCGTTTGCTTTAACTGGGGCTTTGCCAAGAGGATAGATTCTCCAAGAAGAAGCTGAAGCGGGAAGAACTACCTGTTTCTTTGTCACTCCGGTTGATTTAGATGGAGTTGTCTTGGGTTTTGAGCCACCTTTCCCAAGCTCAGCATCACTCTTAATATAACTTACATTGACGTACCCACTATATGTAGCACCTTTGGAGTTTGTATATTTGATATAACCCCAACCATTTTGAGTTGATCCTTTTTGGTATTGAACAGTAGAGCCTTTAGGAAGGGTAAGTACAATAGAGGAGTTTGCATTGCGTTGTGTTCTCACATTAAGACTGTCTGCGATAACTGTGTTCTTAATATATGACTCTCTCGTTTTAACATCAGGAGCTTCAAGGTCTTTATTGTTAGCAGGAGTAGGGGTAGGAATTGTGACAGATTTACCAGTTAGAATTTTAGAAGCGTCTTGCACAAATCGAACCCATTCTGATGGATTGTTAGTGTAATATCTATGACAATCTTTCCACCCAACAACCTGATGGTGAGTCCAAAGATTTTCGTGAGTCAGGCCATATTTTTTCAATAGGGAGCAAGCTAGCTCTAATGTTGTTTTATAAGTTGCGTCTGTAGGCTTACCTGTCATATCGTTATGGCACATTTCAATCCCGATAGTGCAGTTATTTGGATACGAGCTAAGATTTCGCAGTGCACTTTGAGTGTACACATTTGAGCCTACATGATAAGCCATTTCATTGTTTGGAATACATTGAATAACTGTGTTCTCTTTTACAATGTAGTGTGCTGATCCGTATCCGTTCGTTCCACTTTTTCGGCTTTCAAAGAAATTTCGATTTCCTTCAGCGCTAGAACCAGGATTTGCAACCCAGTGAATTACAACAGCTTTAACTTTATTCAAACCAGTGCGAGGTCTTGAATAACTATTCGGAGTCAAAAGGTTCTGAGTGATATTCATAAAAATTATTCCTCCAATAATCTTAGTTTTAAGAACACAAAAAGAGAGAAGGTGGAATCCCAATCTCTCTTTATCTCACATATGCTCTTGTTATCTCTGTTTTTGAATGCTGTAAATTGAATAAAATTTATATTTTAACTAGAACATAACCACCTCCTTTAATTTTAAGGGTTACTTAATTAAGCAGATGGCAATGCCGTAACCGAGCTTGTCTGAATATGGAGTTACAATCTCCATAGCCTTCCAAGAGTAAAACCTGTCTTCTGTTTTTGTGCCGATTCCATAATTACCTTCAATTCGATCTCCCACAGAAACAGTACTGTCCACTTTCACATAAACCTGTCCAAGCAATCCTACTATATTCCATTCAGGACGTTCTTCACGAGGGACGTAATCTATTTTTTCAATCCACTCAGGGTTTACTTTAGGCAGCTTCTTAACATCACCGGTTTCTGGGTTGACCACATCTTCATATATGTATCCACCAAACTCATTCTTTAAATATCTACCTTGCCAGTGAATATCAGCTCCTCCTAGAATAGTTCCTGCAGTTTCAGAGATTACTCCGTGTACATCTTCACCTTTTCTCGCCGGGCGAATTTTAGCTCCTTCAAGAGTGACAATTGTCCCTGTCGGAATTGCTTTTCCGTCAAGACTTTCAAAATACTCAGCGTAATCACTAAAGGTGGCTCCGCCATTCATCTTTCCTGCCGATGTTATATCCCCATTCATGGAGTTTAGCATCCATTTAATATTTGCTCTGGACGGAGTAGCGCCATATCCGCCAACCACCATATAGCGATCATTTTCACCAAGTTTTACACCTCCAGAAGCGTGGATTTCACGTGATACATTTTGCCCCTCGATATGAGAATCATTGGAGTTGTAAACACCGCTACGAGATCCATCTACAGAGCTTCCGCCTGATGAGCCGAAAACGTTGGTTCTTGTTCCCTTTGCAACGCATCCTCCGGTAGTAGCTCCAACTAAAGTGGCATCTCCAAGTGCTTGAGGTTCACCCGATGAAGCTAATACTGCACTAGTATTTGTTTTAGCATAGCCAGAAGTCGTAGCCCCACGTAGACCGCCCTTGAAATTATTCGGGATAAACGTGTAGGTTTTTCCGGCAATTTTACTGGGAGTAGCGTATTGTTCACACATCGCAGCGCTAATATTAGCTTGTGAATTCGTGCAGTAAACACCTATCGAACCTGCTTTGTTTGATCCCGTCATGTTAACGTTATTGATATTGACTGAGCCAACTTTACTTCCCACAGCAATACCAACTAAAGCAGATTGGTTAATGGTTACATTCGAGATGTTTACATTATCTGATTTTTGAGCTCCACCGATTACATAGATATCGTTACTCGCTGTTGTAAATCCCGAAACAGTGATGTTGCTTAGGTTGATATTTTTGCTTTTATATTGGGTGGTGATGATTGCAGTGTTTTTATAATCATAGGTTGGATCACCAATTGCGTTGAAGTTCGAAACGTTGACATTTCTATAAGCGGAAATGACTAGTGCGCGAGGATTTAAACCTTGATAAAGATCACTGAAAATAGGATGTTGTGCAGTGCAGTTAACGACATTAATGTCGAATGCATTTGGGGAGGGTTTTTCAGAAGCTAGATGAAAGCCGATGTGTCTAAAGTCAAATGCACGGATATCATTTTCAGAATAGCAGTTAATTAGGTTTACGTTTCTTGCTGCCGGTGCTCTGCTGTGAGCTTTGACTTCAAAACCTCTACAGTTTTTTCGACTGTAACAGTTCACCAGCCACACATTTTTAGAGCCATCATCAATTTCAAAACCATTTGAATTTGAAGCTCCTTTACTGTGGGCGGATCCATTAGCGTCATAGGCGTAACAGTTAGTGAAGAAGATGTAATCAGAATAGTGAGTTGTGAAGCCATCATCACCATAATTAGTTGCAGTACAATTTTCAATCCAAACATATTTGCTACCATTTGGCTGATAATGATCTGCTCCATCAGAAGAAGAGTTCCAAACAGGGGAGCTTACATCAAAACCGTGTACACCTGGATTACGAGCATTGACGTTTCTAACCCGAACAAATTTAGAGTTAACAATACCCACACAGTTTGCATTTGTTCCATTTGTAATGGTGTTGTCCTTTTTGTCTAAATTCCAATCGAGGTCTAAGTCTTCAATTAAGATATATTCGTTTCCGTTTGTGTAGTCGCTATTGGTTAACACACAAGATGTTCCGGCAGCAGTTGGATGAAGCTTGATAATAGACCCTGATCCAACACCGTAAAGTCTGACATAAGAAGGGATATGTAATCCTTGAACCATATAAATACCTGCAGGTACAAAAACCTCTCGTTTCCCACTTGCAAAGGCAGCTTTGAAAGCTTCAGTGTCATCAGTAACACCATCACCCTTAGCCCCAAAATCCTGAACATTGACACTTCGTCTGATAAACTCATTTAAGACTTTATCAACAATTGTTGCACCAGATGCAGGGATTTTTGAAATGTCTCCAATAGTGTTTGTGATTTCTGTTAAACCAGAATCAACTGTGCTTATTACGTTTTTAATATCCTTAGAAGCTTTATCAAAAGCCTCTTGAATATCGTCTGCAGTATATCTAATATTATTTGATTTTAACCCTATGGCATCAATGGGTATCCATTGCTCTGTTTCTTCGTCCTTATAACCCATTGTGTTTACGGGAATTAAATTGTCGCTCAATATATACTCCTCCTTATCCTTTTCTAATCCAAACCATACTTCCGTCAGGGGGTTCTACAGAAGGTTTTATCCTCATCTTTTTGGGAGCATTGTTCGTTCTCAACCATACTGATCTGATGTTGTAAGGCTCAACATAGCTGGAAACAATGTTGAAACCATCATACTTATCTGACACGCTAATATTTATCCAGTCGAAACCATCCCATCGATATTCAATGCCTGTTTCTTTTACAGTGACAGTCCAACCAATTTGAGGGGAAGGATAAGTGTTCAATAAATCCTGATAGGTGTACACGAACGGCAAGTAAATCTTTCTAGTGTTCTCAACTACATACTCATAATCTGAGGTCGCTTGTCTGCACCAATTTGTTATTTCAACACATCGCTTGGTGACACGTTCACATTCAGCAATACGTTCGTTGATACGAATAATGGCATCTTCAGCATCATCAATTAAGCCTTGAAGTGTTTCAATGACCATATTTCCTTGCCGTTTAATCCATATTCTTGAGGCAGGGAAGAAGGATGCGCCTTCTCCTTGATATGTAAAAGTAAGTGATTTACCTTCATTTGAACCATTGAAAAAGACAACTCCCATAAGGTAATCAACCTTAAAGTAGTTGTCTTCTAATTCACCATCTTCGATTTCTCGCCATTCTTTACTGTCACCGCTAACCTCGACCCTGTACTCACGGTTAGGTACTTCTGAAAGTAAGACTCGACCATTGTAAACAGTTAAAGTTTCACTATAGCTTAAATAAGGGTCATCGATTGAACCCTTCCTTTTTTGAGAAAGGGTAGGGTCGTTATAGAGCTGAGGAAAATCCAAACTAAATTCACCGTCCTTTCTTATTGTGTAATTGATTTGAGCAATTCTTCTAAGTGCGCGACCTCTCTCTTCTAAACTCTGCAGTCTTTTCTCTCTAAGCTTTTTTCCATGTCCTCCTAACAATTCCCATGATCACTATATATGCAATCGCAATACCAACAGTTACACCCTCAATTTTTATAAAAAAACTATTCAAAATTATTAATGTAAACGCTAGTACTGACGCAAACCAGTGTATAGATTCATATTTTTTGTCACTCATTGCTGATCCCCTCACTCTTTCTGTTAAACACTTAAAATCCATCATGACACAATTTCCATTATGGAATCAAGTGGTAAAATCATTTGTAATTTACAAGGTATTTTTAAGTGAAAAAGGGGCGTAATCGTATGAAAACGGTCAAGTCTTTGCATAAAAGAAGAATTTTATTTAAAAGTCATCTGTTTAGTGGAAAAATAGTCCATAGAACATTAAAATTGAATGATAAACATCAAAAAAGGAGATGGCCATGAAACTAGATGGATTAGAAATTCTTCATCAGAATATGAAAGAAAACAATTTGGAACGTGTGAAGTTTGATTTTAGAAAAAACGGAAAACTTTTTAAAGCGATATTCTTAGCTGATATTGAACCATATAAACTTTTAATCGGTATACGTTCTGAATTGTTTTGCCTTTCCGTGTCCGTAAGTACTGATTATGATATAAAAACTTCCATTGAAAGAGACCAGTACAAGGCTTTAGTTGAGATTTTAGGATTACAGTACGATCCGAACAATCCTTTTAAACCAAAGTACTTTTTCGATGAATTAAATATCCAGATTCCTGAAAGGGTTAATGTTAATTCAAGAGTTGCAATTCATGAAATAGCTGAATTGAATCGTCCATCCTATGAAGATGGAGAGAAGATTTATTTCAAAGGATGGAAGGATAACAATATCAAAGGTGAAAAAGTGAGAAACCTGCAAAAAACTAAAGAGTGCTTAGGTGAAGAAGCCTACCAAATGTGTAAAGAACATAATATTAGCAGTGTTTGGACAAAGCATAAGACTGAATCAAAAGAATTTCATTTGCCTGATGTTCTAGTGGGAAAATAGGGGAGTAAAGACTGAGGTTATCGACGATTTCTTAATGATTGAAAAGGAATCTAATATATATAAATAAAGTGGGCTTTAAAACAAAAAGACGTAACCAATAGCGCCTGTTTAATTTACATGCCTATATACTTCCCATATATACTTGATGTTTAATTTATTCCCTCTTTGATTGCTGTCTGAGCCTGTTATAAATCCTAGTTCATTTATGCTTCCGTAGGTAGAGTTTCCGCCAATTAGGGATATTCCCATTTCATTTACCTGATACGTATAACCCCCTGTCTCATCAATTAATAGCATGGAATCATTGGGAGACACTGGCCACACTTTCATATGTGTTGGAGTGAAAGGCAGCAATATCTGTTTACTAATTGTTCCATCACCCACATACGTTCCTTTAGCCATCTGAGGAACATCAGAGGATAGCGCATATTCTGAGTGTAGTTTACCCCCAAGAAACTCAGCGTTGCCATCTATGGAACCTATAATGATTCCTTGGTCATTACGTACAGGTATTGTATTAGGCGTGGATAGCGTTGAAGTCGTGTAACCATTTAATGAATCAGCCGATCCCGCAGAAGACACAATCCACTCTTCGCCATTAAAAAGCTCTTGTTTATTAGTCTTTGGATCGATCCAAATCGTTCCCGCTTCTGGCGCAATAGGCTTTGTCTCTGTAGATATTGTATAAAGTCCGTTAACTTTTCCATCGAGACTTCCTTTCACTTCAACGGAATTAGAGGGGAGGTAAGGATTTTCGTTTGGATGAAGAGATTTTACAATGTCAGATCCAATAAACTGAGTTATCTCTATGTCTGCATCAACTCGTCGATAGGCTTGAATGCCAATGGTGTAGTACATATTGGAGGGGAGTCCTGTAAATGTAGCAGCTCGTTTGTCATACTTTACATTCTTCAGGTCTTCACTTGCCATTTTTGAGCCGAAAACATATTCTTCATTTTTATTGCTTCCATGGAGATATATTTCAAAACCATCAATATTGTATTGATCTTCGTCTGATTCAACATAGTCCCATTGGAAAGTTACATCAACAGAACCGTCATCATTGGTCGTATGAGAAATAGCAGTGCCGTCCTTTGCAATAATAGGGGAGGCGGGTTTAACAGCAATCCTGTCATTACGTCGGTTGAAGTTTTCAGTAACCTCATCGTACTTGATTTTCCTTTTGTTTGTCTCAGTGCTGATTTTATTTGTTCGATAAACTGTTTTGAGCATGTTCTCAAAATCCGATGAAGCTCGTTTACCGTTTGAAACTGTAACGCTTAAGTTGGACTGTTCAAAATCAATCGAAATAGCAGTTATTGTTGCTTTTACATCGGTATAGAAGCTTTTCTGTTGCACCCTTACGATGTCGCCAAGAGAAAACCTGTCCCAGTTATGTTTTTCACTAATGCAATTGAAAAAGTTCACTAAACCTAATGCCAGATTAACAGCTGGTGCATTTCGGTTTTCAAGTTCTTCGTTTGCAGCGTCATATAATTCATTCTCATCAAAGATACTGTCATTAGACCATTCGGCTGTAATAATGTATTTTGAAAGTTCTTTTTGGAGTTCAGTGCTGAAGTTCTTTTCAAAAGACAGTTTATCTTTAAGGGCGGTAATCTGTGTTGAAATTTGTGTAATAGAAGCTTGTATTGCTTTAATTTCTTCTTTTTTTGATTCAACTTCTTTTGATTTAGCATCTCTTTGCTTTATTAGATCAGTAGTATCATCGCCGGCTTTACTTGCAACTGTAATCCTGTCCAATATCTTTTGGAAATCAAGCTGCAACGTATATAGGTCATTATTCGATGATGTTTCTTTTTCCTCGGCTTTCTTTTTCTCATCTAAAAGCTTGTAGAAAGAGCTGCCTTCTTTATTAACCAGGTCATTGTAATCTAAAATTGTATGACAAAGAGCATCAGACATGTAATTGCTTCTTTGAATTACATTTCGCTCCTGATCACGCTGGAAAGGGTAGAGGAAGTACGAAAAATCGTCTATGTATGATTGTCCGGTTGGATTTACGGAGTTGATGCTTAATCCATCTTTGCCTGTAGCATAAATCCTTGTAACGACATCATCCATATCCTCAATGTCATCCAGAGAAATCATATATTGGGCAGGGGTTATTTTGAGACCCTTGTATTTAGACACATCAGATTCTTTGTAAAAATCAACAGTACAGTCAATTGTATTAAAAACAGGAACTGCTTCGAATTTCTCACAAATCGAATACATAAAATCAAGCTTGTTTGAAGAAGAAATATCAAACTGTCTGTATTTTAAATTGAAGAGGGGATCAATAAAACCGATAGACCATTCAGTATTTTTTAGGCAGTCGGTAGCGACCTCTTTAAGATTTTTCGAAGTTTCTTCATACTTAATGACACCTTGCTTAGAAAGTACATATTGAATTGATTTGCATTCAACCTGGATAGTGTCCATATCATTGCTGTATGATTTGGTTTTCTTGACTACTGTAAACCAGACTGTAAGTCCATAAAATTCTGTTTTTATTAAGTACCAGGGCCTCAATAGATCAACAACATGATTCCGTTTATTTACACCATCGTAAGTGGCAGTTAAAGGGATTGAGAATGTTAATTCGTGTACATTGCTGCCGTGGTTGAGCGTTACCATAGGATTGATTACTTCATCAATATTTGCGATCTTTGTTTTATTTGGTTTAGCTAGGGAAAGACGAATATCTTTAATTTCCGTGTCTTTACGAATTGTAATCAAATGTCTAACCCCTCCTACAAATACTTGTATCTAAATGAAAATCTTAATTTGCAATTCCCTGTAACCTTTAATCTGTTTCTTCCAAATCCCAATCTCAAGTACTGGTCATTAAAATCGTCATAGCGCTCATTACCATAAAGATTAGACTCAATAATTTCTTTTTCGCCGTTTATTTTTAAGAGCTCCTTATCTTTCAAGTTGCTGAATAAAAACGGTTCGCTGAAATCACTGAGATTTTCGATTTTTATGTCACCATCACCAATTTTCAATATTTCTAAAGAGGGGAAGATGTTTACATCGCCTTTATTATGCAACTCAACAATTTCAGTACCAGAGGATATATCAAAGGCATGAGTGATTGCATTTCGACTGTAAGCGTAAGAGGAGTTGCATTTCATAGTTAACCGGACGTAGCCATTACGAGCGGCATTATGAACTAAATCAGCTGTATCTACTGGCATTGCATAATAAACGATATCAAGGTTTTGGCTAAACGCAAAAGGCTTGTAATCATCTACACTTAACCAACGTTTAATTGCTCGTACATTCTTTTCATCAAAGTGATCACCGAGATAAAAATTCAATGGGAATTGCTTAGGTTCCTGTTTAACACCTTCAGTGTAGGGTTCAGGTCGACCCTTTACATAAGTTTCATTGACTGTTCTTGAGCCTAAGAAAGGTTCCTCAACTAAGCCTGAATCAGTATTAACATTTGTGACGCCATAATCACTTGATTTTTCGTTATTAAATAAAAAATAGAGGCTTTCTCTAATCAATTTTTATCACCTCAAAAATAAGAAGAACCAGCATATACACTGGCTCATGAGTTGTTGAAATTTATGCCCTTGTTTTTAAGACCATTTGCAAATTTATTGAATACAAAATCAGCTGTTTTCTGAGGATTTCCTGATTCGTTAATGGTGAATTCAACTTTAAAATCATTGTTGTTTATAGTGCCATTTACTGACTTAGCTGCATCTGGTGGGGAAGAGAGGTTTTGAATGCTCGGTATCAAACTATTAGAAAGACTTGATTGATTAATATTCGGAATTATTGATGGAATAGTGGTGATTCCTTTGTTAATCAAGGCTGCTAATTTTCCACCTTGACCCCATTTAGGCGTCTCTTCTCTTGGAGCATTGTTCTCACGTACAGCTTTTACTGTATCCAAGATATTTGCAGTGTCGGTTTTATTAAGGATGAGCTCTTTATCGTGTAGGAAGGCGAGCTTACCTGCACCTAGTCCTGTACCTGTATATCCACCTGATGCAAAAGAGGATACCTTTTTCCCAGTTTTATTACCCTTGGTCACAGTATTCAGAGCATTGGAGGCTTCTTTAAGCTTATCGATAAGATTATTGGAGATACTTTTCCCTATGGACTCCATATTGCTGTTAATGAACTTAGAGAATTCATTCAGTTGCTTAGCAATATCAGTAATCTTCCCATCCATTAGCTTTTTTTCAAGTTCCTTAAACCCACGCTCATCATTAACGAGATCATCATATTTCTTGTTAATTGAATCTTCATCTTTTTGAAGCTGATCTTGTAACGATTCTTTTCGTTTACTGTTTTCACGATCTTTAAGAAACTCATCTAATGCTTCTTGCTGTTCTTGAAGTTGCTTTTCTAAGTCTTTAACCTGTGATTTTGCTTCATCTGAGTCATCAAGGGATAGTTTGTTTAGCTTATCTTTGGTTTCTTGAATAGCCTGATTCTTTTCTTTGAGCTCTTTTTGGTATTTAGCTTCATCATCAGTTTTATCAATCTCATCAATCAAGTCTTGTGTAGCTTTTTGGTGCGCTTTTAATTCGATATCACGCATCTTTTCGTACATCTCTTTGTAGATAGAGACAACTTCATCAGCAAGAGATTTGTACACATCTTTGATTGATTTCTTTGTGTTGTAAAGCTCCAGGTTGTAATCCTTCTGCTTGTCTTTCCAGTTCTCGATTTCTTCAGTAATTTGTTTCTGAATATCCGGGAATCCTTTAGCAGCTTTCTTTTGTGCTTCCAACTGTTTGATATACTTCTTCGCTTCATTCTGTTGCTGCTGAATAAGCTTAATCTGTTGGCTATAATATTTAACCTTGTCTTTATCTTCCTCGGTCATGGATATTTTGTTGCTAACATCTTTAAGCTTGGATTCAGTTTTCTTGGTTGATTTCTCTATACCGTTAAGCGTTTCATCAACTTTGGATTGGATGAGCTGTCCCTGAAGTTCTCTTACTTCTTCTTGGAAATTGATGAGATCAATCTTAGCTTGTTTTAATTCCTCAGCAAGCTGTGCTCTTTGAGCGGCATTCAGAGTTTTGTTTGTTTTGATTTCTTTTTCAATAAAAGAAACCTTCTGACTTTGAATCTTTTGCTGTTCAGTTAAAGCTTTTTTCTGATCGTTTGTATACTTACGGAACTCTTTACTATCGCTCAGATAATGACTAGCGAGGGCTTTGTCTTTAGCGATTCTTACATCAAAATCACCAATACGTTTGTCATACTCATCGAGCTTCGATTGAACGATCTCATATCTGAGCTCTTGTATCTGATCGTTTACTGAGTCAATGTCACCTTGAAGGGAGAGGAGGTCGGATTTAGCTTGCGCTATTGCTTGTTGTCGTTCTGCTTCAGCTTGAGATGCATCTGAAATAGATGTACCGACACCTTTTAAATACTTCTCAGGGTCAATTGTCTTTCCGTTTTCCTCAATTTGAAGATGAAGGTGATTTCCAGTTGAATTACCCGTACTGCCAACTTTACCGATGGTCTGGCCAGCTTTAACCGTTTGACCGGCTTTAACAGAAGGGGTATCAAGCATATGCATATACTTAGCAACTTTTCCATCATCCTGTTGAATGACAACCCAGTTACCGGCAGTTTTACTATAGCCAGCAATTTGAACTTTCCCACTCTGAACCGATTTAATTGCGGTTCCAGCTTTTGCTGCGAAGTCGATACCTTTGTGTGGAGTTGATCGGTAAGCGCCATCTTGTGCACCATACTTAGAACTTATTCTAAACGCACTGTTCTTCGTGTAGTAGCTTGCAATAGAGGAATTAGCAGAAGTCATTGACTTGGTGTAATTTGACATGATCTTCTGAACATAATTCTGTGTTTCTTTGAAGGGAGGGACTCCACCATATTTAATTACATTACCAGGCCCTGCGTTATAAGCAGCAAGTGCTTTTTCAACATTGCCACCAAATTTGTTTAGTTGTTGGGCTAAATATTTCGTGCCACCCATAATGCTCTGATAAGGATCATAAACATTGTTTACGCCTAAGCTTTTAGCAGTGGAAGGCATCAACTGCATTAATCCGGCTGCGCCTGCTCCAGAACGAGCTCTAGCGTTGAATCCTGATTCTTGTTGGATTACAGCTGCAATTAGAGCTGGATCGACACCATATTTGCTTGCGGCAGAATTAATGTAGCTGGAGTATTTACCCGAGTAAGACCCACCACCAGAAGAATAAGAACCACCGGAAGATGAACCAGAGGAAAGGGAGGAGGTAACTATACCGTATTGTGCAATGTTCCCTGATTTAATTTGATCCTTGAGGAGTTTGGCTTGCTCCTGCATAAGCTTTTTCTTTTGTTGAAGAGCTTTAATTTCTTTCTGCAGGGCATTTCGATAACTTTGGGAATACTTTGGATAGTCGTTTACTTGCTTATTGTACTTTTCGACTTCAGCATTAACTTTCTCCAGAGCTTCCTTGTATTTATCAGCCACGTACATGGACGTTTTGGTTTCTTCATTTGCTTTCTCTTGCTCGTCTGTCCATTTTTCAAGGGAAGTACCTGATTCTATTAACGCTTGTTTGTTTGTTTCCTGAGTAGATGTAGCTTCTTCAGATGCTGAGATGTAGGATTTAAGAGCAGCTCTAACGCTATCCATTGCAGAGATTTGGCTGTTAGAAAATCCACCAGGTTGCAACATTTTTTCTTCAATCTTATGTAATTCTTTCTTCGCATCAGCTACATTATTAATTGATTTAACTTCGAGCTGAGACAATTCTGCCTCGGATATATCGAGCTTACGCTCTCTCCGAAGCTTTCTAAGGCTGTCAATTCGTAAAGAATCAGCGTTTAAGGTTTTAATGGCATTATTGACTTCAGTTTTCATTAGCTTATTACTATATTGAACCATGTCATTATATGCATCGAGCTTAACTTTTCGCTGACGAATTACTTCATCTCGGTTAACCTTTATAACACCATTTTCATAACTTATTGCTTTGGCTAATTCTTTATCTTTTTGGATTAGAGCATTAGCTTCATTGGCAGAAATGCTCTTTCCTTCAGCCATCTTTTCTAAAAGTTCATTTAAAGGAGCAACTTGTTCTTTAGTGTTATTAAAAATATCCCCGTTAAGAATGCCTTGAACAGAGTCAAACTGCATTGATTCTGACATGCCTTTGATTACATCTTTAATCTGACTGATATCATTTGCGTCGAGTGCTTCTTTGAGCTTTTGACCAAAATCTTCAGCTTCGTTACCTGCCTCAGCAAGAGTTTCCCCTAAATCACCAACTTCAGATTTAACAGAAGAAATGGCTTTGTCGCCATCTTTAATATTCTTTTGTGCCTTATCAAAACTCAACTTAAAGACATCAATTGATGAACCAGAGTCAGCATAGGTCTCTAAAAGAGTTTGCAGGTCTTTTTTTGCGTTATCAAATGCTTTTTCATCGTTTGAATTCAACGCCGTTTGCATTTTCTCTTGGAGTTTACCCAGTGCAGAAGAGAATTTATCGAGATCATCAGGATTCAAATCATCTTTTAAAGTGAGTTTACCAACAATATCATTGATACTCGTCTTTAAAGTGTTGCTGATATCTATAGAACTGTATGCTTGGGCGATTGAGAGGACACTGTCTCTAACCTTTGCATTTCCACTTGCTATATCAGACTGCGCTTTAAGCATTCCTTGTTTCGCTTTATCAGCTGCAATTTTATAATCGTCATCATCAGCAAGGAAGTCCCATTTTGGTCTACCTTTATCATTATAATCAGCGATTTGTTTGTACTGCTTCAGTTCATCCTTAGACTTTTTGATTTCTTTAGCAGCGTCTTCGAATGTTTTCTTAGAGCTATCTTTAGTTTCCGTCTTTTTAAGTTCAAGATATTCTTTAGTATTTGCAATAGCCTCTTCTAAAGCTTTATTACTTTTTAAAATAGCATTTCCTTGAGAGTCATAACCTTGAATTAAAGCGGGGAAGGTCTGAGCCAATTGCTGAGTAACTTGAAGGTATTCTTGTTCTTCGTCTGATGAAAGGGTTCTTGATTCCTTAGCTTTTTGAAGCTCTTTGTACTGTTTGATCAGTTTATCTGTGGAGTCTTTGTTGGTTGTAATTGCTTCAACATTAGTCTGTTGACTCTGTTCAAAATCATCTTTAGCTTTTTTGGCATCTGCGAATGATGAAACTACGCTTTCTAAAGCAAAGCCCAGTGCAACAAATGCAACCCCAACCACTGAGGAAACCAGAAGCCCTCTAAGAGCAGTTTTCAAAACCCTTGATGCAATAGCAGCGCGGGTCATACCTGCTTCTAATCCGATGCTAGCTAATGCTTCTTGTCTCATTGCTTTTGAGCCAAATATAAGAGTAGTAGCTAAAGTTCGAGTGTTTTTACTGAGTAACAATGTAGCGGTGCTAATCGTTACAAAAAGAGGGGGGAGGAAACCAACAGTGTTTATTATTCCAGTAGATGCTTTTAACAAAGAACCCAGAGCTTGAGTGAACTCAATCAATCCGTCGCTAATAAAGGCATCCGATGAAGCTATAGCCAATTCGGTGAAATTGTTTTGAAGTTTATTTAATCTTGCTTGTAAGCTATCTGCGTATTTCTGTTGTTCGCTCCAAGCGCTACCTGCAGAATTAGAAGCAGTTGTTGCGGCATTTTGGGCGATAGAGAAGTTGTTCATTAAGGCATTAAATCGAGACAATTGATGGATATTCGCAACGCCAATAGAAGTGTTTTGTCTTTGAGCATCAGTTAATGTGTTCCATTTGGCTGCTACCTCATTAATCAACTCACTCGCAGATTTTACTTCTCCACCTGCAGTCTTTACAGAAATTCCGATTTCATCCAACGCTTTGATTGCGCTTCGGTTGTTTCCTATCCGGGCAAAAATAGTTTTAAGTGAGTTACCAACAACGTTTCCTGATTCACGAGTGGTACTTGCAATTGCTGTAGTATAACCAATCAGATCGTTTAATTCAACGCCGAAAGTCGAAGCGGTGCTTCCTGCTTTCCGAATAGAATTGGCCAGATCAAGAGTAGTTACTGCGTAATTGTTATCCACTTCATTTAGCTTGTCTGCAATTGAAATTGTATCATTGGCTGCAATATTGAAGTTTAACATGGCGGCAGTTAAAGTGTTAACTGTGTCATCAGGAGTTAAGTCAGAGACGTTTTGTAGAACCTGGGCGGTTTTTGTTAGAGTGGACAATTCACTTTCATCGAAGCCCATACGCCCGAAATCACCGGTCATTTGGAGAATGTCAGTGATTTTGTTTGAAAGTGTGTCACCTAAATCGATTGACTCTTGAAGAAGTTCATTGTACTTGTAATCAGGCTCATTCATCACACGTCTGATGTTTGTCATTAGAGTATCAATTTCAACAGCCTGAGATACCATTTCCTTGAGTCCAGATATAGCGCCGTAGAACAAAGAACCAGAGATTAAATATGTAGACATACTTTTGAAAGCTTGTGTTAGCTCCGCGCCGAAAGAAGAGGCTTGACTAGTTGCTGATTGCGCATTTGAAGCCAATTCCCTGAATTGCATGTTCAAGCTTTGCATTTGAGATCTGATATTGCTTCCGCCGACACTTACGTTAAGACTATTAACTGCATTCAGATATTCTTGGATAGCTTGTCTACTTCCAGCGCCCATCGTATCGCCATAACGCGTATTAAGGTTTTGTACGTTTACCTGCGCTTGCCGTTGATAAAGCTCAATAGTTTTTCGGAGTTCATTATTTTTAGCTACAGCAGCAGACTTATCATCGAGCATTTTAATTCTGTTTTGTAATGCTTCAATTTGTTGAGCTGTTTGAGCAGTGTTTAATTTCCGTCCAAGAGAAGAGAGGGTGGTGTCAGTTACAATTCCTTGCTGTCTAAGTTTTTCTAAATCTAGCTTTAATTGTTCAATAGCTTTTCGTTGTTGATCATAATTCGTTGTTACTTTTGACGTAGTAGCGTTTGTTTTTGGATCAGTCGTATATGTTATATCATCGAACCCATTGCGGTTCTTTTGAGTAACCCTCGTTGTTTGTCCTTGAGAATTCTTCTGTTCTGTTCTTTTCTGTACCTGACCTAGTTTTTCAGTCGCTTGAGCAAGCCTGTTAACTTCTTGCGTTTGTTCTCGTAATGATTGATTGCGATTGTCTATGGTCTTTGTTTCACGCTGAATGATTTCGCCATTTTTCTTATACTGCTGCGTAAGTTTTTCAACAGTGCCATCAGCATTTCTGGTAATCATTGTAGTTTCTTTAATTGTTTGATTGAAGGATTTGAGATGTTTTTGGTAAGTGTCAACCGCAGAGGAGAAGTCGTTGAGAGTCTTTAAAGCAGAGGCATCAATATTGGTCTTTAAATTAAGGGAATTAAGCTTTTTCTCTAAAGATTTAATTTGCTGATTTAACTGTTCGACAGTCTTTGAGGAGGTATCAGCTTTTGGGGTCAATATTATTTTTAAATCTTGACTCAAAAATAAGTCACATCCTTTCAAGTGGGGCTAATCAGAGCAAATAAAAAAGCCACTCAAATTATTGAGCGACTGTACTTGTTTTCTTGATAATTACATCCATAACACTTTGCCAATATTCGGCGTTTTTCAAAGCCTGTTGAATTATATTACCGTCTTTTTTATAACCTTGAGGTTCATATCCATCATCCTCACGAGAAGGAAGGAAGTGGATATAGTGTATAGGATTTTTGAGGTTTTCGACTGTAATTTTAAGCGTAATTGACTTCACCATTTCTGTTTGAGTAGAGGAGGCTGACAAACCGCCAATTGCTGCACCGATTCCACCACCTAATAATCCTCCAGCAATAATCCCTGATTTGGCAACCTTCGAAATCACCTGATCATCCAGTGAGATTTCAGATTGAATAATTTGGTCAAAAGGGATAACATACTCGTTTATTTCTTCGCCATTAAGCTGATATACCTTAAGAATACTCTTATCTTCATTATAAGCAATTTTGGTTTTATAAGTGCTAAAGAAATTATCAGGATTAAATTCGCTATCGTAGGCCTTTAGCATTTCAGCATTTTTTCTAATCTTATCTGCAAGTGCTGCGGATTTTATCCTGTACGGCTCAGTAGCTAATATAAGTAAGCCTAGGATTGTCAAGCAAACTCCCAGAGGTTTCCAACCATCCATTAAACAGAAGAAAAGGCTGAATAAAAAATAGCCGCCATAAGCCATAATCTTATAACCCATCCAACCACCACCAGTATTATTTTCCTACATTATATCATGGTTTCCAGTGAGTTAGAATAACTCAACATTAATCCTTATCTGACTTAATTTGAATCAACAATTCCTTGAAAAAGCTTGCCGTTACTACTTTTTTTCTTTCTTTTTGCATACTTAATAAGAATGATAAACACACAGCCATAGCCAACAAAACATAGTACAAAGCGTTAAGATAGTTGTCTTTATCTATTTTTGTTATATTCACTTTTAATATGATTTGTAGAGCAATAAAAGAGGTGGCTACTAATAAACTTCCAACAGGCCAAAGTTTGGTGTGATCGTGTATATTTTCAATATTGGTCATTCTAGCTATTGCTAAATTTAATTCTGTGTCATCTAAGGTGCTCAGTGCCTCTATTTTTTGTTTGTAAGTATTATAAGAACTGATAGGCTTTCTAGGGAATTCTTCTTCGATAAATTTAAGGAGCTCTTCATTACTGGAGCATATTAATTTTTCAGCAAATTTATGTTTATAAATATTCTTATAGGCCTTAACTGCTTCCATACAATCACCTCTCCATATTATCGTCAAATATGGAAACATGTTTAAGTTTTATCCATAAGCAAAATCCCTCAATTGAAGGATTTTGATTCTGAATAAAAGAGGGATTTCATAAAGAGTGCTGCCTAAAGCAAATCAATTGATATGTCACCCAACAAGCTTTTCTTAATCTTCCCGTATTCAAGTTTACCGGTGCTTGCGTTGTAAACAAGAACTTTACCATCACTGATCTTGGATTCATCAATCTGTTTAGATCCGAATTGGTTCTTATCAGCTTTAGCATCAAGCTGCCTAGTTAATTCAGCAACAGCTTCGTTCAATTTATTAATTTGCTGTTGCATATTCTCAATTGAACTTTGGTGAGGATTGAAGAGGCTCATAATGTTTACGAGAAGATTTGATTCTTTTCTTCTTTAAAATCACGAAGGTCGTAATGCTTAATTGTTGTAGACACATCATTATGCTGTGCAACATATTTACTCACGAGCTCAATCTTAATTTTCTTGACTTCAAGAAGGTAAGTAATACAGGAGGCTTTAAAGAGGTGAGGGTTAATGCGGCGGCCGAGGATATCAGAAAGAACATCAGAACAAAAATAGTCAGCCCAACCCTCTGACATTTGTCTTGGTTGGCCACCGTACTGTGTAGTAAATAGATACTCATGGTCATATCCCCGTTGTTCATGCCAAAGCTTCAAATATTCCAGAGCTTCTGTGTTAATCATGTAGTCGAGGGGTTTCCCTTCGCCTTTTCCTTTTCCAAGAACTTTGTGAGCCATGACATAAGATTGACCTTCAGGTATCTCATAATTCAGGATTTCGGTTTTAAACTGAATAATTTCAGCTCTTCTGGCACCTACATTAAAAGCAGTAGCTAACCAAGCCATCCCCAAATAGTTCTTATCTTCTTCAAGCACTTTCATCATTGTTCTGTATTCATCGTAAGTAACTTTTACTTTTTCATACGTAGTTGTTTTAGGGATGGCAGGAAGACCTCTTGTGAAGTTCCTGAATGACTTATAATTATCGTCATCTTCAGCAACAACATTCTCGATATAGTTATTTAAAGAAGATACTCCAGCCTTTTTTAAAGCGATTCCACTTGAAGACATCCCTCTATTTTTCAGGAAGCTTTGATATCTGATGAAATCCCTTTTGGATATTTTGTAAAGCTTCTTCCCATTCAAGGAATTATGCACCCACCAGAAGAACTGACGAAGAGAGGAGTTGTATTGCTTCCTGGTTTTATCTCGGAATGAGTGGGCATCAAGAAATTCTTGTGTTAAGCTTCTATGCTCGTCATCAACCTGACCCCACATTTCATCCGTGACTTCGGGCAACTTTTCGGCTCTAGAGCGCATCATGTTTTGTTTTATTTCTCTGGCCATTAATACACCACCGTTATTCTGTTTTAATACCACTTGCATTTAAATCTTTTTTCATAGTAGCAACTAATCGTCCATCTTTTAAGGAGTCAGCAGTATTCTTCATAAATGGGCGAGGTTTTCCGTAACCATAACCGTATTTATCTGGATATGTGTATCCTTGACCAGTCTCAACAACCGTAGCAACATCCTTGCCGTTGTCTTCACGGGTATTGTCTAATGAAATTCCGTTAGATTCGTTTTGAATGACAAAAGAGTCCTTCAAAAGAGAAGTACGTTCATATACAAGAGGATCGTATGTGTCATATACATCAGATTGCACATGCTCTTGACCCGTTTTAATCATCGTATTTTTTGTGTTGGATTGTTTTTGAACGGCTTGCTTTGCGGCAAATTCAATTAGTGCTGCTATTTCTTTTATGTTCTTGGCCATTATTCAGCCTCTTGTTCATTTTCAATCTCTTCGACCTTATTAAGGATGAGATCATTTATTTCTTCAGGAGATATGTTTGAAAGTTTGTCTAAATTCTCTTGCATCATCTTTGTTGCTTCTCCAAATTTTTTCATGCTTTCTTCAGGGAAGCTACTAATAATCAATGGGAAAAATTCAGAGTCCACAAGCTTAACAAACCACTTAACTTTGTTTTTGATATCACTTGGAATACCCAAGTCTGTAAATTCTTTAATTAGTGAAAAGAATCCCCATTGAACAGGATTTATGCTTTTAAAGTCAATGTTTTTTTCTTGAGCATTTTGTGGATCCGTAATTAATTCAGTAAGCATTTTGGTTAAGCGGGTAGGGGAGAAGTACGGGTAAATAAAAACATGAACGTCATCAGTTAGTTGCACTCGTTCTTTCTTGTCATATTTGCTTACACTTTCTTCGATCAACCCAAGATTTAATTTTTTCGATGCCATTTCAATTCCTCCTTATATATCCTCTGCACACATTAAAAAAGACACCTCAAAAGGGGAGAGGTGTCTAAATAAAACTTGTATTTTATTCTGTCTCTGCTTCTTCGTAGTCTTCGCCAGTGATTTCTTTGTACTCTTCTAATGTGACTAAGCCATTCTTTACGCCTAATTGTAGCTCTTCTTTTGTCACATCGTTGAATTCCTGGTAAGCTTCTTTGACTTGATCGACGGTTGCCCATTTCCGACTCAGGGCCTTAACCCAATAATTATATGTAGCTGTAGTTATTTTATGAACCTCCCTTTAGATCGGCAATATCTTTTAACATTGTGTTTATTGTTTTGTTGACTTGTAACAAACTTATACGGAGTTGGGACAGTGTTTGTCCTAAAATGTCAATATCGCTAGGCTCAGGAGTATCTGGTTTAACGCTATCCTTGTATTCTTCAGTTGCTGATTCAATCCATTTATTTTTCTTGGGATCATATTTGGGCAAGATTATTGTGGGGTCTGGGACAGCAGTTGTACTATTTGGAGGGAGAACATCGCCTTCAATGAAGTCTTCTCCAGCGTACATAAAGTTCTCATCGTAATAAAGAACATGCATAATATTTTCACCTACTACCATAAAGGAATTCCTATATTAAATGAAACTCTGGAAACACTGTTAATGTCATTAGCGTACAATCCGTCAAAACGTAAATCTCCATCTGTTGTGAAGGCAAATCTCGCTGTTCCATATGATCCAATTGTGGGTACTACAAAATCCACCAGCTGTGTTGGCTTGGTTGAGAATTTAGCAACTGCAGTTCCAATGGCCGGCAATGTTCCGAAAGATCCTCTTAGCCATAGCACGTTATTTACACTTGAGAATTTGAAAGGGTAAGTGGAGTATTGTGTAGCTCCATTAATAAGTGTGACTGGGTTCCAAGAACCTGATGTACCACTCCATCTAGCTTTGTCATCTAAAGTAACGTGAATATCAGTTTTTGCTTCGTGGGCATCGGTGTAGGCTTTCGCTGAGTTGAGTGCGGTAGTAGCTCTAGCTTGTGCTCCGTCAGTCGTTTCGTGTGTTTGCCATGAAGTCCAAGTTGAATCACTTTTTCTAAAACGGAAATAAGTATGTGTTCCGTAATACGCTTCTAATGCAAATTGTGCAATTGTAGTTCCATAGTTCATGACAGCTAAATAGACATTGGATAAGTTGGCAGGGGAGTGAAGCCCCTGGTTTGCGATTAAATAAAATCCAGTGTTAATCAAATCATTGTACTCCGTTTTTTCGGAGCTACCTTTGTAGAATACTTTCCCATCATCGGCAGTGAGTTTGAAAAGTTGAGCAGCGTCCCATCTATCTCGATCAGATTTGTTGATATGGACATTAGTGTCATTCAGATGATTATCAAAGTCACTTTTAGTAGCTTGTTTTACATTGTCTACATTCCCAAGTCCAACCTGTTCAGCAGTTACCTTGTGTGGGTTTGATTGATCGTTAGTATGTTCAGCTAAGAAAGACTTTGACCTTTCATCAGAGCTGTTCCAATAACTGCGCTCATCCTTTGTGATATGTCGATCGAGGTCTGCATCGTGAGCGTCAAAATCAATTTTTGCTGCTTGTTGAACATTATCAACCTTAGACAAACCAACTTGGCTTTTAGTAACTGCATGAGGATTTTTCTTATCATTAAGATGGTCATCAAAAGCAACTTTTGTGGCTTGCTCTTCATTAAGTACATTTGATAATCCGACTTGCTCTTTAGTCACTTTGTGCGGGTTTTCTGTATTCTGAGTATGCGACTTTAATTCCGAATTTTGCTTTTCCATGAACTCATCGACTTTGTCAGATAAACGTTTTTCATGATCAGACATATGAGATTCAGTTCTGAAAAATTGATCTTTAAGGTTATTGATTTGTATATTGTTTTGTTTGAGCTGACCTACAAATTTACTGCTACTCATTAACTCACCGCAATTCCTTTAACCGTAACATCTCCATTTACGGAAATGACCTCAACCATGAATTTGAAAAGCCCCGCAATATCGAAATCCCAGTTTTCATTTGTATTCAATGTGCCCGTACCTAATTGAAAATCAGTTTTGTTTGTTCCAGCAATTTCTGTCTTTTCACCATTTTCATCTACGGCAAAGAATTTTATTTCTCTTGAAGTTGAGGAACCAGAGATCTTAACAGTAATATCCCGATAATGTGATACTACAAATTCTTCACCTTCAGACGGGGCAGTTGTTGCTTCGTGGAATGTAAAGGTTGCTTTATCTGGAATGGTTTTTAAAATATTTTCATCGGTTTCTGTCAACAACTCCACCTCCTAAGTCTGTTTAAAAACTGACTTTTATTTAAAAAGGAGAGGGGAAGAATCCCCTCAAATTATTTAGCTTCAAATACTCTTACGTCTCTGTCAGTACCGTCATTGATCACATAGACATAAAGTGTTTTACCAGCGGCGACAGGAACTGAAAAAGGTTTGTCACCGGCTGTTAATGGGATACCTGTATCAGCAGTTACAGTTGAGTTCCCAATGTAAATCGTGCCTTCTGCAGGTGGGTAAATAGTAAGTGCTGTTCTGTCAGTGATACCTGCGGTAACTTTTTGAGCTGTTGAAGTAACAGTGAATTTATCCGTTTTAAAAGAGGAGAAACCAGCTTGAGGAAAGTCAACTTGTAGTGGTTTTTCTTGTGATTTTAGATGAATATCGGTGATTGGTTTACCAGTTCCATCGTCTCTAGCTGAAGTGTAAATGTCTCCGTCTTTGTTTAAAAGTGCCAAGATATCAAGCTCCTAACGTTATTTTGTTTCTTGCGTTGTTCCAATGTCTACACTGCTATTCGATGTCGCATCTTCTTGTTCAGTTTTAATTCCTTTTGTCCCATCAGGGTTACGCTTAACACGGGCAAAAGTACCGATCTTGCCATTATCATCAGCTAATGCTCGGTATCCAATTTCAGGTGTGTAGGCTTGTCCAGCCTCTAAGGACATGTCTGCTTCACCAGAGAAATTAACTTTAGGTAACTGGATATAAAGGTCACTGTAAATTCTTGATGTCTTTGGATCGTACTCAAGTGTGTGGATTTCGAAGTAATAGTTCTCGGAGAATTTTTCACCACTAATTTCAACTGTTTCTGCATCAACTTCAATTTGATAGTGAGCTGTTACAGCGTTCCCTTTAGCAGCAAACGTTTCAGGAACAGTAATTGTTTTGTCTGAAACATTAAATTCTTGTTGATCTCCGTCTTCATTTGTAAGTGAGACTTTGGATAAAGGAGTATACGCGATTTTGATTGTGCCGGTATCACTTACAGTAAGACTTTCATCTTCCCATACAGAAATCGTCTCGTTTTCAATTTTTACACCTTGCTGCATTGCCATAAAATCAAGATCAAAGAAAGCATTTTTTACGTTGCCTGAAACCTCTTTGCTTGAGTTGATGACATACAGGTCTCTATTTCCCCATCCGCCTTTTAAAAAGTCTTGTTGGACTTGTTGGGAGAACTGAGTCATTTGTGTTACAGAAGATGCAACAACCTTGTGGTCACTAAGTCTTTTGGTTAGCACCTTGCCAACTTCATGGATAACTGTTTGTTTTGCCAAGTGTTTTCCTCCTAATTTAAAATGAAAAAGAGACTGTGAATCAGTCTCCGAATAATTGCTCTAAATTTTTAGCATCTGCTGTACTGAGGTGGTGTTTTTCTTCTCTATACATATCAACATGACTATTCCAGTCACCGATTTTCACATCAGTTGATACAGTGGCAAATAACGCAGAAGTGTTATAATTCATTATTTCACCCATTCTGTAATATGACAGGTACAATTGATAAATTGTCATATCGGCTACCTCTTGATATGTGTATCCATTAAATGCAGCCACACAGCTAGCGATGTCCTTTAAATCATTTTGAGAATTTTGGAGTTTTAATTGATTATTCAAATCATGAAACTCCTGTAATTCATCATTCTCAACAATTTTCTCTTCAGTCAGGCAATGCATCTCTAATATCAATTTTCTAACATTGTTAAATGCTCTCTGATCAATAAGATGTAGTGATTCCTTGTCCACAAATACTTTGCTAAACACTTTAAAATAAGCCTGGTTAAATTCGGGTAAGTAATCATGAACAATTTTGAAGAGACTATTCTTCTTCAATTCGATAATTAAATCATTTAATGAACCGTCATTGTTGATTTTTGAAAAGTTTCTGATGATTTCCTTCTTGCTCATTTTCATCATATTTAGCTCGCTTATGTACTCTGGGTAATCTCTTAAGTGGATAAAGTTTATTGCACCGACTTCAGTATTAATAGGCCTTCCTAAAAAGAAAAAATCCTTTAACACATTCATTTACTTGCTCCGAAAGTGAATATCAATTTGTATCCCAAGTACCCTTCAGGCGCATTTGATATGAGCAACCTTGTATATTTAACATTTTTACCGATGCCAGCAAAATTTTGATTGAAGAGCATGTCACAAATACGATCAGTAATTTTCAGGTTCCTGAATTCGGTCTCCTCATAAGTGTTAATGTGTGTATAAACATCAATCATCAAGTCTTGATCTAGCAGCATCACACTTTGGGTTGAGGGTTTAGGGATTCCATTGCCGAGATAAACACAAAGTCTGCATATTGGTTGATCGGTTAAATCATCAGTTTTGGGAGCACGTTTAATTATTGAGCTTAATATTGATGGGGAATCATCAACTGGATCATAATAATTTTCCAACGTCTGAACATCAGGGAGAGAAGAGGAGAGAGGGTCATCTTTATAATATAAAAGACGATTCAATTCTGTATCATTCATAATAGTTCTAAATACAGTTGTCATATGTTCAACCATCATACTCAATCGCTATCACCTCCAACTTTCTTTTTGGCTATAAGTCTAATTGTTCCGGTGTCTCCATAGACCTTGGAATAGTCTATATCATCAACACGGAATTCCTCACCATAAAAAGAAAGAAAAAGACCCTTCTTTAATTTTTCATGTTTTAAAAAAGGGATGGTGACATGTGCTTGCCCTTCAGGAATGTTTATAGCCAATTCTGATCCAATTGTTGAGGTTGTTCGTTCTAATACACACGGGATGTCAACCTTCTCACCAGGCACTATAATCTTTATCGGTCTACCTGTGACTTCATCAATTTTTCCGGAATCAATTAGTTTATCAGAAGATGTTAGACTGATTGATGAATTGCAAAGCCGCATAGTAGCACTGTCATTCATTTTGTTATCAGTAGGGCGCGAATTAACTAACCAGTAACTACCGTCATAGAAAATCAAGTCTCCTCGATTTAATAAGCCTAAAACTGTAAGGACTTTTTTTGTTTCACTGTCCTGAGTGGTTTGAATTATCACCTGTTCAGGCTTGCCATTTAATTCAATGTCGTAAGTTTCAGGTGAATTTGCTAAGATTTCTTTGAAAATTTCATACTTGTTTGAATTAAACTCTTCGTTTTCCCAGCCACTCAAATAATTTGAAGAAGAGGTTAGATACCAATCTATAGACATCTAATCACCTCAATCAAAGTTATTCATTTTTAATTTACTCAACTTTTTTTCGATATCATCGATTAGGTCTTCGTATGCTCTGTTAACTTGAGCTTTTGTATTTGCTAACCCCGTCAATTGAATATCTCGACCCACAACATTATTTAATTTTAAGGCTCTATCACGGTATCTTCCAAGATAGCCTTTATACATGAGCATTCCTAAAATCTGAATTTGAGGAGATGTGAGTGGATCTTTAAATGTATTGGACTCTTCATCAAAGCCAAGTTCCGTTAGTTCAGTTTCATATTCACCTACGGCGTTAGTGAAAAATTGCTGCTCAAGTCCATCGGGGAGAATTTCATTTGATTGAAACATTGAGTGGAAAACGTTAATTACTTTCTCATAAGGAGTCAAGATTTAACCCCCTTAGGATTGAGTATCAAATTTAAATCCAGTGTATTCTTCAATGAACTTAATCTTAGCGTAATCATTAATCTTTTCTTTTTTAGCTACATCAAACAGCTGAGCTTTTTCAGACTCAAGTAAGATTTCCTTTTGAACATTTTCTTCGAAGGCTTTTTGGGTTTTGTATCCCAAGATTTGTTTAATTCGTTCTACAGTAACAATTTCTTGTTTGTCGTCTTTATCTTCGGTCTCAAAACCTAAGTGCACACGGGTTTCTTTGTCATCAATATAGATTTTGGCATGAGTACCTTGACCGTCAGTTCCAGTAAATAGTGAGGTATTGTCATAGACTTGGGATTGCACTTCCCCAGCTGTGATCTGTCTAATTCCATTGGCCGGCAATCTGAAGTCACCGTGAGAGTCAATCTTTCGGAAATATAAATCCCATGGACATAAATTTTTAATTGTAATCTTTTTATCTAAATTAAAAGACATGTAATCCCTCCAAAAATAAAAGGAGGGATACAGCCCTCCTAAATTTTAAATTGTTTAAATTTGTGGTAATTCATATTTTGTGTCTCTGATGAGACCAATTTGATGTTCTTGTCCTTTGGCTACACCAGCTCCAATTTCCATATCAAAACGAGTGATTTCAGTTCCAGTGATAATGTCGTTACCATTCATCGATGTGAGTCCGCCTTTTTGGAAAACTTGAAGAGGAGACTTTTTACCTTGAGGAATGAAGAAGAGAAGTCCTTCAGGAAGATATGTTTTGAAGTTATCGCCGGCTTTATTTAATTCAGTTAGATTATAAGCATTAGGTAATTCTACAACAGAAGAACCTTTATAAGTGTTAAGTAATCCTGTTCTTCGGATTTCATCCATAACAGACTGAGGGAGTTTAGTGCTTGAAGCATCTCCGGTTACAGCCTGGAACCCTGCAAAGTCATTTAACTGAGAAACAACAGAAAAGTCACCAACAATAGAAGGTTGTCCAAATCGGCGAATCTTTGTGATAATATCGTCTACAGATGATTTGGTGATACCTTCAGTTTCAGCAAAGTATTTAACACCTGTTGCATTTTTAATTGCATTGAACATTTCATTTACTACATAGTACATCGCTTTGTTCATCATATCTGTTTGAACTTGCTCCATGCCTTCTGCTACTTTATCGAGGTTTCCACTTTGAATCTCACGATAGTTAACAGCATAGCCAGAAGAAATGGTTTGAGTTCCAATCGGGTATTCGCTCCAAGTTGTAGTAGCGAACGGTACGTCACCACGGGAAGCTTGGAATTGGCTTCGGATGGATTCATGCGCGTATGATGTCATCATTGGTTGCTGATCATAGCCGATAGTTCTAAATGTGCCCATAAAATCAAATAGCTTAATTGCTGAAATAAGCTTAGGCTCAATGGCATAACGCACAATTGTGTTGATCTCGGCTTTAGCTACAGGGTTGCCCATAAGAGCTTTGGAAGCTAGTTCCTTCACATGGGTCATAGCAGCATTGGCTTTTGCTCCAAACTTGGAAAGATCTTGACCTGTTGCAGCTGCAGAAAAGATTTCTACAATAGGGGACTTAGCATTCAATTTAGCATTTGCATAATGGTTTGAGTCTTTTTGAACATTGTTTAATTCAACTGTAAACATTAATAATTACCTCCAGAATATAATTAAGCCTGTACTGTTAGGTACAAACCTTTTCCGCCAAATGTATTTTTCTCTAAGACTTTTAGAGATACTTTAAACTCTGCAACGTCATCTCCAGCTTTAACCCATTTACCTGATTTGTCTGCAGCAGGAACCAATACGTCATCTTTAACAAGCGCATCATAATCAACTACTACGTCTGAGCTAAGTTCAATTGGCAGTCCTTTTAAGTCAGCTAAATTAAAAGCAAGGACATATTCACCTTTTAGAACTTTGAAGTCTTCTTTATTGCGAATTTCAGGTTTATCAATAATGTTTCCAACAACATACACATCACCTTTTGCAGTTGAAGATGCACCTGGAGGGAATGCGTTACCAGAAGAATCGTTAGGGATTACGACTAGACCAGGGACTAAATCGACACTAGCCTTGCAACGTGGATTATTTCGTACTTGTTTATAAGCACCAATTGTTCCGAATTTGAACATTGAGTATTCCTCCTAAATTTTATAAAAGTGTTATTTTATCTTAATAAAGATCATCAATAGTCACTGAACTTTGTTGCCCAGAATCACGAACTTCTGAATAAATATCGAAATTTGTGCTATTAGTCTCAGAGGCTTGCTTCTTTGAGCGTTCAGCGATGAAGGATCGAGCGATTGCTGAGTTGATTTCAGAAATAATTTCGTTTTTAAGCTCGACAGAAGGAGACTTAGAGAACATTTCAATTTTCTCTTTTGCGACATCCTTTTCTTCAGGAGAATATTCCTTTAAAGCTTGGTTAAGCTCTCCTTGCATCTTTTCGGCTACCGCCTTGTTTTTGAATTCCTTTAGGGAATTAAGCTCTTCATCTGCCTTGGCTTTTTCATCCTTAGCTTTTTGCGCTTCTTTTTCTTTTGCATCAGCCTTAGCTTTTTCATCCTTTGCAGCTTTAACAGCGGCATTCAGTTCTTCAGTTTTTTGCTTTAAGTCCTCAGTAAGTTTCTCAACTTTTTGATTTAACTCTCCAATTTCTTTATTCTTATTATCAAGTTTGTTGTTTAACTCAAGGACTACTTCTTCTTGAGATTTTGACATTAAATTATCCTCCTTTTTGTTACTGTTTAATTCAAGTAAAATGGCAGCATCATCTGCAGGATCGATACCTAAAATTGCATCACCTGTAAAGTCAAACTTCATAGGTATACGCCCTTGCTCTTTCCAACCACCTTCATATTCAATTGCATCTGAACCTTCTACAGCTGCTATCTCAACCGAGGTTTCAGGGAAATCGCCATCAAACATTTTTGATTTTAACCATTGAACAAATTTAGGGTAGCGCTGGTTGTATAGGAAGCCTTCGGCTATTAACACTCTTTTTGGCTCACCATTAACATCTATAGTGTCAATGTAAGCATTGGTAGTCGTACCAACTACTGCGCTGTTTTCAAAGAGAGGGGTACCGTCCTTGACTTCTGTTAACCCGTGTCCGAATGGCTCACTGTTTTCATCATCCAAGAACTCTGCGCAAATTGGCATTAACTTGATTGATTCAAGGTTAGCGTTTATGTATTTCTCCAGCCAGGTAATGCCATTCTTGTTAAACTGAGTATTGTTTTCATGAATTTCAAGAACGACCCACTTGATGTATGTTTGACCACTGGTTTTTTTCTGATTGTTAATTTCTAAAATCGTGCTTTTCAAATACTAATCACCTCCTCTCAAGAGCCAGAAGGCGTTCCGTTACTGTTATTTGTCTTCGATTTAATCGTGTTTTCATTTTTCGGATTATCGATCTCAGGTGCGCCGGCTGACTTATCGTTATTCTTACTCATTGTGAAAGAGGTCGCATGAACAGGGAATTTTTCATCAAAACCTTCGTCTTTTTCATATTCCATTAGGGATAAGTAAGCATCAGGATTCCATCCAGTAGCGGCTATCCAAGCAATAAGGCTGCCTCGACCACTTGTGTAAAGGTCTTTCATGTTTTGGACTTTTTCTTTCCTGTTAACGTGGGTAAGAGGTAGGTAGTAAACCTCAATATAAGAGCGAGGATCTTTGATGATATTTGCGTTTATCACCTTGTTAAACTCACTTTGAATTTGTTCTAACCAGGAGAATATTTGGGAAGAAACCATCTCGATATTGGTTTGTTGAGAAGAGTAGTTACCATCTTGCCCGTTAAGAGCAGAACCAGCAAAACCTAAATTTGTAGTGATTCTTTTAATGAGCTCGTCTTCACCTTTAACCTTCAAGAAATCTACATTAGTTTCTAACTTGTCTAATTTTGTTCCAGAGGCCAAAGAGAAGAACTTAACACCTTTAACGCTTCCTTTAGCAACTAACGCTTTTTTGATATTCTCATGTTGCTGCTCCTGTTGCTTTTGAGATAAAGCCGATTTCCCTTTTTGATCCCCTTCAGGGAAGGTCTGGTAGATTAAAGTACTGTTAAGCTCATCTAAAATGTTCCGTTTAGTGTCAACAAAGTATTCATCATAAACCATATCAATAAATGCAGATAAACCGATTGGGCGTCCCCATTGATCTTCAATGTCACTGCTTCCTTTAACAGCGATAGTTTTATTGTTATCAAGAACTAACCATTTTCGATTTTGATCTTTCTTATAAGTCCTGTAGCCTTGCCTGATTTCTTCTGGCCATCGTCTAAGCTTGAGCGATCTTCCGTTACTTGTGAACTTGTCAAAATAGGAGACATCAAAAGCTAACTGATAAGAGGAATTTTTCCTGCCGATAATTTTGCAATAATCGAGGGGAAGGGGGAGGACAGAACAATTAAAGTCGTCAATAGCATTTGATTCAGTTATTGATCCGATCTCGTTGTCACTTAGAGTAGTCGGGAAGGAATCATTCACTACAGAATCAAAATAATAACAACCAGTGCCATATTTGCTGAGTTTTCCTAATGCATCCCTGACAACACTTTTGTCGCTGATTTTCCTTAAAGCCAGATTGAACTTTTGTTTGTTCAATTTGAAATCAGCTACTTTACTTGATCCCAAAATAACTCTGTCTAAAGTAGGGAGGGCTACCATGTAGTCAATAACATTTCTATACACACCATTTGCGTTATAAAGTAGTTTAGAGGCATCTCTGATCTGTTTATTATAGATGTTGTGGTCTTTGAGCCATGATTTAACTTTGTCGTAAGAAATGCCGTTAAATAAATCATTGAAAAACAATGAATCAAGCGGTGCTAAATTTGTATTAAATTCATATGATGACTGTGGTTCAGGTGTAGTCATTATTCACCTCCTCAATTTCTAATTAAAAAAGAATCCAAATGAATACTCATCATCGGATTCTTCCTTTTCTAAAAACAAAGCTATGTAGTAAAGAGCATAACTCAATGCACTGTACCTATCTTTATCAATACGTTTAACTACTTGCTCGACGCTAATTGAGTTCTGTGTTTTCTTTAACCTTAAGTTGGCTACTTCATCAATTAATAATTGTGTTTGTATACATGTGGCCTCAACCATTATATCGTCACTAATAACTTTTTTGCTTTTTATTTCTTCATATGGTCTCAATAATTTCAACTTTCCAGATTCAACATAATCTAAGAAAGTGGTAATAATCTTGTCGTTAATCCCTTGAGATTTGAGGTTATAAACAATAGCAGGGGAGTTTGGAACATCTGGTTTTTGATCAGTATTGATTGTTGCCCAGCATCCTAATTCTTCATTCGTTTCTGGATCTGTAACATCTTCTAGAAGTCTATCCACCAGTCCACTTCCGACTCCGTTTCCGTCTACAATCACAGCTCTAACTCTTGATATAGATAGATCTTCATTACCTCCATAATTTTTGAAAACCCTTTTAACCATGATTGATTGTTCTTTAAAATTTAGTCCGTTTGGTGGTTCGATTATATTTACAACCTGGACTTGCCTAATTGCATTATTGGAGTTGCGAACAATCTTGAGAACAATGATAGCTGTTTTGTTGTTTGACTTCTCACTTGAGCGGGCAACATCGACCCCGATAACATATTCATTTAATAAGAAATTCTTATTCTTATCTCTAGGACAAGCCAGTTCTGGGTTTGTAATTGTCCTTGCTTTAATCAACTTGCTAATGTTGATAAGTGCGCCATCACTCGCTCCAACCCATTTAGACTCATAGTTCATTGCGAAAGCAGTTGATGAGGTTGTAGGATCATTTTTCTTTGCAAGTATCTGAGTCCGTGTTTCACCTCTACCAAAGTGACAAGGTAATTCCCAGCTTGCTCCTAGAACAATTTTTCCTTTTAATTCAGCCATTTCATCAAGCATATTTAGAATCCTGTTAAATTCATCTGATCCTCGATAGCCTGACGTTGTTAGGTAATTAATCATCCCGTTCAATTCAAAAGGGTTTACTGTAGCAAGCTTGCCGATTGTTCTTCTGGGCACGTTTACGACTGGTTCAAGTACGTCTTTAAAAAGCTCGTTATTTAAAAGAGCTGATTCTTCAACGTTAAGTCTTCTTCTCCGTTGTCCTTTTGTAGACTGTGCGTTTGCTAATACAGAATAAACTCCTCCGGAAGAGAACTTTACTTCGACCGAGTCTTTAGTAAAAGAAGGTTTACCAGCTAATTCATTTTTCATTAAAGGAAACCACTTCATAATTTCATTGTGTTTCTCTTCACTAATTGAAGCAGCATTTTCTCTTGTTTGTGCTGACATGGCTATCGTGATATCAGGAAACCAAATAGCAGTATGGTAAATTGACATTAACTCAAGCATGGTTTTCCCAAATCCACGAGGGAAAACTCCATATGTACTTACAAAACGACTCATACATCTTAGGAAAACCCTTTGATCTAAATCTAGTCTCATACCGCCTTTTTCTGGCTTAATCAAGTCGTACCATAAATCAGGAAACCATCTTGCCCATTGAACAAATTCAATCCATTTTTCTAAATTTCGCTCAAAAGTATCAACCTTATTTTGATTTGCTTGAACAGGGGAGTTAAACTCAGGGTCACTGTCCAATCTTGAACTTTGTTTGGTGTATTTAAAATTATCTCTTTGGAAGTTCTTTCTCGAAGCCATATTTATAACTCCCGCATAGAAGGATCATTATCTAATTCTTGTTTCTCATAATCTGCTCTGCGCTCTTCATAGAAGTTGTAGATATCTTTATAATCAGCAGGTGGAAGACCTTTTAAGTCCCGCACATAATTTAAATAACACCATAATACTACATCTGGCTTATCTTTCGGTTGAGAGACAAACTTGGGTAGAATAGGGATAATGTCAACTTTCTCTTCAACCATTCTCGCCAGTTGTCCAAATCCATCCAAACCTTGCGATAAATCAGCTTTACTCATTTGAGAAGGTTTTAATTTACCTGCTTCAGCTGTATCTTTTGCCATTGCAGCCCAATCTTTAGCTTGTTTAAAATCTCCTTTTGCTTTTGCAAGGGTCTCATATACCTTATTTACGCAGTATTCTCGTAAGCACTCTTCGTGCATTGTGGTGAGTAACTGAAAAGAGGGTTTTAGTTGAAGGAATTTCTTTTCGAAAAGGAGGTAGTCATCATCGGGGTAGCCATATCCGTATTTTTCTTTAAGTTTCTCTAGATAGTCTGAGTCAATGTCTTGAGATGTTTGGCTCTCTTCTTCATTAGCTGTTACATTTGTTTTATCTTCTTTTGTAAATATACTGTCTTTGTAACCAGTACCGTTAAATTGCTTCAAAGAATTAGCCATTGTCATATAAGCGCTAAATGTATCTGTTTTTCTCTTTTCAGCTTGTTCCCAATACAAAGGATCAAATTTAACATCGATCTGTTGTAAGACTGTATATATTGACTCAATATTGCTGTAATCAATATTTTTCTTCAAGCAAGTCTTGCAAATAGGGACTTTGCCTGTTTTCTCATAAAGGCTACTTCGTGAATTGTAGAACCCCGACTCTTTGTCCTTTTCTTTTTGACAAGCAGCACAGATCAATTTTTCCTTTTCTTTAGCTTTTCTTGGCATTGGTTCACCTCCAAATAATTGGTTCAAAAACACGTTTTATAAAACGCCCAGCAATAGAGAAGTGGTGGAGACTTCATTCATCACTGGGCGCTCTTAAAATGTGTTTTTAATTACATAGACAATTTATAATCAAATCGCATCCCCCTAGTAGAGGACGTCTTCTTCAAAAAAGTTATCTCAATTTCCTCTGTAATTATCTGAGATTGATCTCGACTTATATTGCATCTTACTATAGTTGATTCAGGTACAATATATGCTTTGAAAAATTCAAAAAGCAAACTAGGTTCACCAAGAATCAATAGCCTAGGTTTATCTTTCTGACTGTTTAAGGGGGTATCACCTTTAGATGACCCAAATCCCGGTGAATAATTAACTGCTCCTTGTGAAACAACAACGGAAGGTTCTTTTATACTAATTCCAGGCATTGAACATGTTCCGATAGCTGCTCTTTTCTCAAGACCCATTTTTTCATGCAATTTATCTAAGACAGTTCTAATCTCAAAATCACATTTATAGCCAGATTCTCTTAATTTAATAAGTTGTTCAAAATGCTTGTTTAAATATTTAAAGTCTTCATTCGTCATTTTCATACTTCATCATCCTCATCTGTATAAAATTAAAGTTTTATATCAATTAACAATCAAATTTACTAGAGTGCTCTGGCTTTCAGGGGACAGGTTGTCCCACTGCGCTGCTAATATTTCTATAAAATCGTTTGCAGACATAGGATCATTCCTTTTACTTTTCATTTTTAAAGCGAATTATGTATGTAGCCTCAATACCTGCATCATCAAAAACCATAAATTTTTGAGAAGGTTTTGTGCCAAACCGACCTTGCATAGCATAATCATCCGCACCAACAAGCGCTCCGTTTACTACAACTGTTGTGCTGCCGTACTCTTTTTCGTAATTGTGATGAATATGACCGCCGAATATGTAAGAAGGGATGTAGCCAAGTAATTGAGGTAATCGTGTTACGCACTGATCAACACGATCGTAGTGTCCGTGCACAAACACGACTTCCTGATTGTTGATTTTAGCGGGGATGAATCCGTCTTGCTCAGGTTCAATGGAGATGTTCTCTATCTTCTTTAATCTGGCTTCAAGATACCAATTAATGAGGTATTCAAAGTTTTCTTTAATCCCTACATCATTTTTAGAAGGGGAGAGGCGACCGTGATTTCCTGCCACATTGTAGAATTTAATCTCTTGAAACTCACTTGCCAACATCGCTAAAACCTCAGCAAGCGTTTCTGATACATATTTAATTTGTTCTACAGCATCTTCATTGGCCTGAACTCTTGTAGACACATGAATAAGTCCTCCAATTAGATCACCGAGATTTGCTACATGTAGTGTGGAAACGTGATTCTGCTTACCATACTCAATCACTTTGTTGGTGAGATGTTCTACACGTTCATTAAAGATTTCTTTATTGAATTTATTAATACGGTTGTCGATTTCCATTCCGAAGTGCCAATCACTGAATAGAGCAAGTCCATGTTTTTCAGCAATAGCAGGTGATGGGAAGGTGAAGCGAAGGGGTCTTTTTGACTCTAGAGATGCAATAGCTTGAACAACATCATCTTTAATTTGTTCAAACCGTGCTTGATTGGCAATGAATTTCCGGAATTCTCTTTTTTGATCTCGTGCTTTAATTGTTTGTTTTTCAGATTCAATGCGAATTTCTTCATGTTTTTGTTGAACTTCTTTGTTCATATTCTTTGAGATAAAGTAATCGTGCCAGCGTTCAAATTGTTTAAAGTCTTTACGCCATTTGCTTTCATCATAGTTGGTTCCCTGATCCTTATTTAGAAGGGCAGCAATTGTTTTTGTGTCAATATGATAAGTGTCTTTGTTTTTGAAAAGTCTAATATGATAATCAGTGAACGATTCGTCTTTTTCACGATGCAACACAGGGTTTAAAATAGCTGACATTCAGTCACCACCTACTCATTGATTTGTGGAAGTTCGTCTTCCTCGGTAATAGAAATTTTCACTTTCCGACCATCAAATGATTTTAAAATTGAATTCAGATCATAACGCTCGATGTCTGTTTTTGTTTCTTCTTCAATAATCCCATCAATGTAAGTATAGTTACCTTTTAAATTTACTGTATGAACTTTCTTAGCCAAATTAAATTCCTCCAATATGTGTTTTATTTACGTTCAATAAGCTCCTTCGGAAGCCCGATGATCCGAAGCATCGGTAACATCCGAAAAGGGGATATAAGGAGATGAAAATATAAGTCGGATAGGCGTTGGGGAAACGCCCGAAGGAGATTATTGATAACTTGCGTACCAGAACGCTCGTAAGGACATTCCGGTCGGCCCGTAGGCTAACGCAAGCACAAAAAGACCTCCGCCGTAGGGTGCGGAAGCCTCGTTCTGATTGCGTTTGGTAGTTGCAAATTTTAATTATTTGATTTGAGTGAAAAGATTATTAAGAAAAACAGGATAATCCAAAGGGTTGACAAAAAAGAAGCACAAAGAGATGCTAACCAGAAATTTAAAAGTATCACAAGGGAATTACTAAAACTTCCGTTTAAGCAAAATAACACAATCAGGGACAAGAGTGATAAAATAAACATATAGGCAATAGCTGTCATTAGCCAAGATATGATTTTTTTATTTGTTCCTAACGCAACTAAATGTTTATAGAATTTGCTTATGTTAGATGTCTGTAATATCGAAACACTCGCAATAAAAAAACCAACGGAAGTTGACCCAAATGCGATTGACCCTAATAATACATCCTTTAAGTTCACAATTTTGTCGTAACTGGGATGGATAATAAAAGCTATAATTAATGGTATTACAAAAAGAAAAATTTTAATAATAAACCCACCCAATTTAACACCGCCTTATTGTTAATTATTCGTCGCTGCTTATATACATTGTCTCTATTAATGTTTTTTGCTTTGAAAAGATGGTCTTTAAAGATTCCATTATCAAAGTAGCTGTTTCTTTTTGATTTTTGTCTAACTTTACACGAATAAAATCAGTAAAACGATCACTTAGTAAATCAAGCGGCTCTGTGATATCTCCATGCTTTGATACTGCTTTAAGGGATGATACATTTTCACCTAATTTAATCAGGTCATTGATTTTCCTAACAGTATCAAACACTTTCATACCTTGTTCTTTTGCACTAACAGTAACTTTAACCCGTTCTCCACCAAGGAAATGGGCTAAATACATATCGCCTAAAATTGGTCTATTCTCTAACTTTTTAAAGTTTAAATTTTTTGGAAGGGAGAAAGAGTACTGAACTTCTTCAATTCCTTTTGCATTCGAAAGTCTTAATAGCTTTTTAGCATCGGGCACTACATCCATTTTAAACTTGTTATGCTGAGAGCATATGCCAGTATGCTTTAGAAGCTTTCGAATAAAAACTCCAAAAGTTTTGTCATTAACTCCACCATGCTTTTTATGAAGTAAAAGGGTTTTAGTAAGAGGATAATACAAAAAACCTGTATTAACGATAGTTCCTTCATCAGGCCCATCAGCATATTTTGTTCTTGTACCATCAAGTTTGGCTATTTCGCCTTCAGAAGTTACATCAAGCTTTTCTAATACCCCCACCCAAAAGTGACGTTGAGATGCTTCATTTTCTTTGTTTTTTTCTAAAAAAGTAATCCGTAAAACATTTCCACCCGCCTCTATATTATCTACTTTTTGCTGATCGATAATTCCTTTCTGATGTTCAAACAGCTTGTCTATTCCATTTTCTTCGCCGTTTGGTTCGGAAAAGTTAAAGAAATTTCCTCTAATAGTTATTACTTTAGATGACAAAAGACTCACTCCTAGTTTATATTCAACTAGGATATTTCGACACGAATGCCATTTTTCCTTCATAAATAACAAAAATTGAAATAATTTAATTTGCTTTTTGAGTTGGTATTGTCTTAAGACAAATAAACATCATGATTATTAATAGTTGGCAATAGTATGACAAAGCAAAAAAGCTTACAAGGGCATTATTTAAAGGGAAGGGAGACGCATCTTCCTTCCCTAAGTGCAAGCCGAATATTCAGGCTACATGTCACCCATAGTAAGACTGTGATGGGATTCACCCTACATAAACAGCAATTTTTCAGCTTGAGTAGCAATGGTCTTACCGACATTTTTAGCCCGATAATAGCCATTTACCTGTCTCTTTTTAGACACAGACATCCGAGTTAACCTCGAACCCTCATAAGTGACCATTATCCGACTAACTACAATGACCAGTTGTAGCTGTAAAGTCGAATTTAATGCTTTTGTTCGTATGAAAGTGAGAATAGACATGTTTAGAAAAAGCTTCATCCACGATGGGGAATACCCCGCTAATATCCACTTATCCGAAATCCTGGCATTCCAAGTCCTCAAACAAATGAATATTAGCCGAGAACTGATATCCCACATATCAGTAAACAGCTTATTATTGACGACGCCCCCACGCCATCAATAAAAGAACTCTAATTAATTAACCTGGAGATGAATGCGGGAGAGGATTTGCACCTCTCATGGATGACAATTCGCCAACTATTAGTCTTCTCTTGAAGGTTGGCCTCGAGATTCCCGAAGGTCAGTCATACCACCTCGATCTACGCGTTTACCTTTTTCGCCACCGCATTCTAGGGAAAAGAGGGGAGGGCGACAATTTCCTCCATAACATCTAACTCTGCCACTTTTAGGAGCATAAGCTCTATGTGACATGACAAAGCGTGCAGGAAGCCTTTCCTGTCGTCCTCATTAATTTTATTAAGCTTTTACTGCGTCTTTTAGTGCTTTAGCAGGCTTAAATTTCACTACTTTTGAAGCAGGGATTTCGATTTCCTCACCAGTTTGAATATTTCTCCCTTTACGAGCTGCACGTTCACGAACTTCAAATGTTCCAACTCCAGGAATCTTGATTGATTCACCTTTTGCCAATGTTTCTGAAAGTACTTTAAACACTCCCTCTACATTAGGCGTAGATTCTTTCTTAGTAACTCCTAATTCGTCTGCAACTGCTCCAACAAATTCTGTTTTGTTCATGTTTTAATTCCTCCTAGTGATTTTGTTTATTTTTGTGTTAAAGTATAATTACGGTATCGTTTGTGCTTCTTTTGAAAAAATGGGAGACGTACTCACCCTTATATGTGGAAATTAGCTTTCTTTCTCCCTTATGGCGATTATCTCAAAAGGGGCTTTCAGACCAGTCATATCAAGGATTCAAGGCGCTTTTTTCGTTAAACTTTTTCCGGTAAAATCGCTGTACCCCTTGGGGGAGTAAGGCTCAAGGCACTTTCTATTTCGTCATTTTTTTCTTACTGTATTTTTTTTGCCTTATTCGATGGTTCTTTTTTTCAATTTCCAATGCACATTTACTACAATATTTTGATTTATTGGAGATTGACTTAAACATCTTTCCACAACTATAACAAGATTTAAATCTTTTTAGATTATTCTGTATGTTTTCCAATATTACATCGCCAAAGCACTCCCATAATGTTGATTTAAATTTGCTTTTCTTTTTATATAAATGCTTAACTAAAACATCAGCAACATATTCCTCGTCTTCATGTATCTTCAACAATCTGTCTTTAATGACCTTATAGACATAGAGTTTTTGTCCAGGCTTAATGTCTTCATCATTCATGAGCCATTTCTTGTTCTGGTCTAACCGTTTGTATTCACTAATAATTGCATCGTCCAATTTAATCTCTTTGTTCCTGAGTAGGAAGCGATAATCAAATTTTCCTGCCACTGCTGCGAAATTAATTCGGTCAGAAGGGATAATGGAGTCTAACTTATTTACTGTGCTTTCATTAATTAACTCAACGCTATGTTCTTCTTTATCCTTTGCATTTATGAAGAAGTAGGGGACTTTATTTTTTATGTAATCTTTGATTTTTTCATCAACATGATCAGGACGGGTGGGCATGAATAAGGTTTTTGCAAAATCGATAGTAAAGTTATTTTCCATGCATAACCATTTGATCACATCCAGATTTATATTGTCACTGTTCCATATCTTAGTGATGTTGTTACTGTACTCCCCGATATTGATCCCATAAGCAAGAGTTAGTGCTTCATAGATGTTCTTGCTATTAATCTCTTGTTTCTGGGCTACAGACATTTCATAATACAACGGAACGATGTTTTCCATATTACGCTTGGCGATATTAACGATTAACTCATCAGCAATAATTAAAGCCTTATCCCCGTCATTATCAAACTGCAGCAACTTAGAAATCGGATCATGAATGCTTGTGTAAACACCTGGTGTAATGAACCATTTTTCATATTTCTCATCTTTTTTGTTCCACCTAACACCATGCTCTCTGAATAGGTGAGGGGAGCGGAGGATATCAATATACCCTTCATCATATAAAGAACAATGGACATCACTTCCTGAAAGCAGTCCTTTTGGATTCTGGATGTTCAGAAATAATTTTTCGCAGAAAGCATATAGATCAGGGCATAAGTATGTATAACGCGCACCATCCACAAGCAATTTTCCTGATTTGGCATCTTTAATCATGCTTTTCTTTTTATTTTTGATAATTTCTTTCGTGTGATCATCGTTAAGAAGTTCTGGATATAGAAGTAAAGCGTCCTGAAGAGCTGTCCGATGTTTCTTTTTCTCCGTAGCTCCAAGAACTCTTAACATGGTTTCTTTGTCAGTTCCCAATGTGGTTATTTCTTTTACAGTCTTTGAGCTCATTTGAATTAATTCTTCATCGGAGATATCTGTAAGTGTCTGGAGCATTTGATAAGTGAGCTTCCCTTCAACAGAAGGATCTTCTTCGTTGAGTTTTGCCCCTAAGCATCCATATTTTTTATAATTGCCTTGATATTCTTCCCACGATGAATAATACTTCCACATTTTAAACTGGCTTTTAGTGAAGATAATTTGAACATCATCTTTCACTACGTCCCATTCCTTGCCGTATATATCAGTTACTTTAAAAGCTTTGTTTTCCTCAGCAAATTTACGAAAATCAAAAGGGACTAATAAACCCTTTACCCATGGGAGCCTTACCATGAAGCTTTTACGACTTAGAGTGGGGAGTATCATTCCGCATCCATCCGTATGCTCAATGGGAATGTTCATTGTTTTTCGTGTGATATCGTAGGTATCTCGATCAATGTAGTCAACGAGACTCGACACATCAGTTTCTAAGTCGTTGACAACAATGGCTTTATCAATATCAATCTCCCAAGGGCTACTGGCACTGTTAGAAAGGGCCATATAGCTATTCCATTTGTTAATGCTGCTACCACCAAGGGAGTTAATCTTTTCAATACTCAACCCGCATGTCAAAGCATCCTGATACTTATCGTAGGTGCTTTTTTTAATGAAACATGATTTCTTTGTACGAATTTGACCGGCACTGCTTGTGAAATAAATGTATTTTTCATTGTTATGTAAAAATCCTTGATCAATAATATCCTTCAACACCTCAAAATGGTAAGTCTGGACAACCATGATTTCCTCTGAAAGGGTGTTTTCTTTAATCCCTAATGTACGGGTCAACACTGAATCAAATAAAGAAATCACTTTATTATCCCTTAAACTGTCAGTTCGAAGTGTTCTAATGTCATTATGTTCTTCAAATGCGGAATAAAGGCATTCTTTAAGGTATGTAATCCTTTGTGATATGTATTTCTTATGTTTATGATTTACATTGTCTAATGTCTTAAGGTAATCTCTGTATCTATAAGACTTCAAAATCTTATTATGTAATGAATTTTCTTTGTCATTATAAAATGCCGATGTGTCTACACTGTAGATGTGAACTTGCTTAGACAATCCGTCTTTTTTTCTTTTCAATCAATCCCCTCCAATTATTTTATTTTTACTCTATAAGTTCTTAATATTCGCTATTAAGATATTGATTTACTAAACTTCGATATGTAAAGCTGTGCTTATTAATCTTTCCGTACCACTTGTAATCCTGATAAAGGTATTCTTCTTCGGGTGTTGCTGTACCATCGACTACTTTTCCCTCAATAAACCCCAATAAATGACTAAATAAATACTGCTTTTTCATCTTACACCTCCATACTATTTTATTTTTACTCTTAAAATGATTAAAATAAAGACCACTTCACGTGGTTGTGTCTTTATTATATATTTTATTTTTACTCTTGTAAACATAAAAATCCAAAGTTAATTGGATTTAATTTCGATTAATTCAAAAAGATCGTCAACTTTACAATTTAGAACATGTGCCATCAATAAAAGATTGTATGTACTAGGGAGGACGGTTGCAAATCCCTCGCTGTCATTTTTACACCATCTAGATATACTTGCTCTTTCAGCTTTTATTTGCTCTGCTAACCAGCCTTTTTCGATACCTTTGCTGCTTAAAAATGAATCCAACTTACTTTTAACCCTATATTCCATTTAAATCATCCTTTTGCTGTTTGAATAAATTTTATAAAATGACTGGTTTACATACAAGCAGAGTATGATTATTTGCATTAAGATACAAAAATATTTGCATTCAAATACAAATAGACAATATAATAATCGTATATCAACCAAGATACTTCAAAATCATCAGATATTAAGGAGGGGTTACATGGATACTTATTTTGATTCTGTAATTGACAACTTAACTCGAAATGATCTGTATATTCTAGGCTTATTGAGTGATGAAGGGGCTGATTTAAAGTTTAAATCAATTAGGAAGAAAACCATTCAAGCAAAAACTCAGTTAACTGATGCTACCTTTAGAAAGAGCATCGATCGGCTGGAGGCCTTGCAATTTATTAATATAGTGAAAAACAGTAAAGAGCATACAATTTTTATTACTCAATATGGTCAAGAAGCTTTGAGATATCAATTAGAAGGGGAGAGGGTTTAATGTTTGGATTTATTGGAGTTGGTCAGGCCGGTGGAAGTATAGCGGATGAAGCAATGAAGAGAGGATTTCATTCTGTTGCAATAAATTATTCACTTTCAGACCTTAATTCATTAATCAATATTCAAGATAAGCTTCATCTGGTAGGGACAGAAGGAGTAGGTAAAGACAGAAGCGTAGCAGCGAAACATATGAAAAATAACTGGGAGTCCTCTATTGAGTTTATAAAGAACACAATGGAAAAGCCTTCAGTTCAAGTTATTTTCGTAGTTTTCTCTGCAGCTGGTGGAACCGGTTCAGGAGTAGCCCATATATTATTAGAATTGTTAAACGAATGTCTTACACATAAAACAATAGTTGCTGTACCAATCCTTCCTGACAATAATGAGGTATTGGTTAACCAGATGAATACACTGGAGTTGCTTGATGACTTATCTATGCCAGAGATCTGTGTCTTACCTTTGGATAATCAAATGGTTTTGAGCAAATATGAAGGGAAGATTTCTGAAAGCAGACTATACAAGGAGACAAACAAGATGTTCCTTGATTTAATCGAAGTCTTACTCAATTACACGGACAGAGGATCAAAGATCAGTACATTAGACAGGAAGGATTTAAATCAGCTTTTTGACACACCAGGAATCATGACTATTGCTCAAACAGACCTCAATGAATTTACAAATGAGGGTAAGTATTTTGATAAGCTGCATGAAGATATACAAAAGTCGTGGAACAATTCGATTTTCACTCCTGTTGAGTTTACAAATGTGATGAGAGCTGGAGTCATTCTGGATGTTCATGAGTTCTTAACGGAGCATATATCGTATAATGAGCTGTTTAATGTCTTTGATAACAAGATGCCCCTAGACTTATTTAAAGGGCATTATGATAAAGGTAATAGGGCGATAACGATTCTTAGTGGATTAACCTGGATCAATGAGCGAATGAAGCAGTTAGATGATTTAATTGAAAATGGGAACACTGAAGTTAAAGAAACAACTGTTTATAAAGCGAAGAATCGCCGTAGAGAGGATTTATTTAAACCGAAGAAACTGGAGAACAAGGAATCGAAAAAGACCTCGTATATGGAGGCGCTGAAGAGACTAAAGCGCTAATTTTAAAGGGAAGCTGCCAATTAAGGTGGCTTTTTTATTTTGATTTTTTATGACCCCCTTAGTGTTCGTGAGCTAAAAAAAGTACTTATCGTAAATGAAGATTGGAAAGGGTTATTTAGTTGATATAGCAATGATTTAGAGCTGTCAAAGGGGATAATAGGTGTTTTGTGATCGTAAAACGTAGACAGGAGAGAGGAAAAGTGGTTGTTTATTTAAAAATCTGATGAAAAAGGGGAGAATAAGGGGTGGAAAAACATTGATATTATAGGCTTTTACGATAGCGATTACGATGTGAAAATAGGCTGAAAAATGGGAAAGTGAAAAAATAAGTTGGGTGTGGAAATGGAAGTGCTAGGGGTACATTTGTTCCTATTTTTTGGCCTTTAGATGTTAATATACCCCCTATATATTGGTATTTAATTCCCTATATAAGATACGTTATGTAGGGTTTTTATGATTTGGCTGATAAATTTGCACAGCTAACACAATTTCAAATGAAAAACAATATTTATTTTTGAAAAAATAATTAAGCGGTCAATTTAAAAGTGAATACCCATTCATTAAAATAATCGTGTATATAACGAAAGGAAGCAAATCGAAGTCTTATTTTTTATCTATGCAATTTACTCATCAATTCATACACCTATTTTATATTCATCCTAACCATATTCCTTCCCATTATATCCACCCATAACCTTGCTTGTCCTCATCTCTATCCGTTTCCTTCACCATACATCATATATCCATCCTATAGCAAACTAACCAGGTATCATCAGAAGCATTCTAATCCACCTAGAATCAATTTTAATTTAATCATAGTATCATTGGTATCCAATCCACATACACGCCTTATACAGCCTATACACACATGAATAATAGTCCAAAATAATTTAAAAAATCCATATTTAGAGTAAAAATAAAATGACTTTGTAAGAAGAATGTGCTATAATAGAGTTATAGGAAAGGAGGTGTACATAGTGCTTGAGAAAGTGGGTATAACAATTGCTTTCCTTATTCCTATCACGGTTTTAATCATCAACTGTTTAACGATAGCTGAGAAGATTCAAAACCTGATGAAGAATAAGAAAAGCAAAAATAAAAAGCGTACACGCAAGCGCCTCCGTAGCAAGAGACAACGCAAACGTATACGCAGATAACACGCTAAAGGGGATTAATTCCCCTTTAGTCACTACCCATATTATAACATGGACAAGCACTTTGTAAACATGACACGATTCTCATTATGGTTTACGAACATAACATTTATTGTTTTATTCTTATTGTTCCTCTTCATCAAAGATTACTTCAGCAGCGGAATACAGTCGCTTATTACGGCTATCTTCATAGTAACGTGTATCATTGTCATTTTGTTATGGATCGCTTACTTTGTATACGCCAAAAGAAGGTAAACAAATCTAGCTAACATCATGCTATACTAAGCTTATTAGAGGTGAGCGGAATGGGAAATCAGATCCTTGAAGCGATTCAGCAACTTTCCAAGGATATTAACACAATTAAGCAGGACGTTAAGGATATTAAAGAAACGGTTAAACGGATCGAAGAAAATGAACCTGAAGAAGTTGTATCCATGCTTAAGATTATTAACAAGAATATTGAAAGTGACCACCGATACAATGATAAGAAATTCTCTGAACTTGAAAGACGTATTCATGATCTTGAAGAAAGAATCAACAATTGAATTTCATACATGAGAAGGAGCGGTAAAACATTTATCCGTTCCTTTATTTTTAATATTAAAGGGGGAAGTCTGTATATATTATGAATAAAATTAAAATAGTTGATTCGGTTATGGGAAGCGGTAAAACATCTGCAGCGATTAACAAAATGAATTCTGCCAGTAAAGAAGAAACCTTTATATTCATCACACCTTATTTAAATGAAGTTGAGCGCATAAAGAAAAGCATAAAGGGCAAACAATTTTTCGAACCTAAAGTAAAGAAGAAAGGTGATAAAACACAATATAAGTTTGAATCCTTTCACGAACTCTTATCACAAAATAAAAACATTGTGGCAACTCATAACCTTTTTAAAAACGCAAACGACGAGACAAAGGAACTTATACTTGCAGGCAATTACACACTGATATTAGATGAAGTCATGGAAGTAGTGGAACAATTACAGGTAAAGAAACATGATCTAACAACACTGTTTGATTCCAATCTGATTTATATTGAAAACGGTTTTGTCAAATGGAATGAAGAAAAAAAAGACTATGAAACACGATACGATGACATTCGAGATATGGCGTTAAATAACAACCTAATGTATTTCAAAGACAATATATTGATTTGGAACTTTCCAGCCGACGTATTCCAGTTATTCAAGGAGGTTTACATACTTACATATATGTTTGATGCTCAAATACAAAAATATTACTACGATCTGAACAACATTAAGTATCAAAAGTACATTTCAGCTTACATGGATGGGCAGTATAGGTTCATTGATCACAGTACTGATTATGAAAGGAGCTTTAAGAAAGAGTTAAGAAACAAAATAAAAATATATGAAGGCAATCTAAACACAATAGGACAACTGGAGTTTTCACTGTCTTCTAATTGGTATAAAAATAAATCACCATACACCATCAAAAAGGTGAAGAACAATGTATTCAATTACTTTAATAATATTGTTAAGTCGTCAAGTGATGAAGCTATGTGGACGACTTATTCAGACCATAAGAACAGAATAAAGGGCAATGGGTATACAAAGGGGTTTGTCTCATGTAATGCACGTGCTACAAACGAGTTTAAGCATAAGAAACACTTAGCATATACAATAAACAGATATACGAATACTGTTCTGTATAATTATTTTAAAGAAAAGTACAGTATTACAATAGACCAGGACGCATTTGCATTGTCTGAGTTAGTGCAATGGGTATGGAGGTCAGCTATTAGGGATGGAGAAGAAATAACTTTGTACATACCTTCTTTAAGAATGAGGAAGCTGCTCACAAACTGGCTAGATACCTGATAAAGAGGACAAACCTCTTAAACTTAAAAAATAAGCCAGTCATATCAAGGGTTTTAGAGCCTAAGTCTTAAGGAGAACCAGAAAAATAATTAAATAAAAAATAATAAATTCGTCCGTAAAGAAAGTGCCTTTACGGCCGTCTCGTTTCAGCAAGCTGAACCTCGATAATATGTTTTTCTTTTTTTAGAATAAAAATAAAATAACTATTGAATATTTAAAGTGATCATGTTAAAATTAAATCAAGTCAAAGAATTACATACATTTAGAGTAAAAATAAAATTGTGATAAAGAATGGAGAGGTTGAAAATGACAGCTGTTTTAAGAATTAACGAAGAGTTAAACGGAATTGAACTTTATTTTGATAGTAAACCAGAACAAGAGGTTTTAACTCATCTTAAATCAAACGGTTTTCGATACTCTGGATTCAAAAAATGTTGGTGGAGCCAACGGACAGAAAAATCAATGCAGGTCGCTAATGGTGTCACTAAACAAGAAGTCTCATCTTCTAAAACAATCACTAAAACTAAAAAGAAAGCTAAGGGTGTAAAAATGGGTCTGTGGGATGCAACACAATGGAGTGAAGTAGAAGTAAATAAGGAACAAGAAGTAAAAGAAATGGCAAAGGAAATAAGAAAGCATATAAGACAACGTTTCCCACAATGCAAATTCTCTGTTACTACTGGGGGAAGCTATTTACATAGCACTATTAACATCACAATCAAATCAAGTCCATATGAAAAAGGGTCAGCTTATTTGACTGCGATTTATGGTTATTGCAACAGTCTTTTAAACAATTATCGCCATTGCTACAGCCCAGCAGATCCATACACTGATTACGCAGGTAGTTACAACTTTTATGGTCGAGTTTCATTGGACTGGGAATACACAGTGACAGAACAAACAGAAGAAATTAAAGAAGATATGGCACTGTTTGATTCAAAGATGGAAGAATTCGAAGAAGCCGAGAAAGCGAGAAAAGAAAAAGAACTTAATGAGTATTTAAAAGAGCAAGAGCTTAAAAATGCTGAATATAAGAGACGGCAAGAAGAAGAAAAGAAACAAGCCGAAAATATCTATAGCAGCATTGTAGTAAAACAACTGAATGAAGATCAAGAGTATTTTGTTATTGATGCACAGTTTGCCAACTTAAACAAAAATCAAACACTTGATCAATACAAAGACGAGGTTGCTAAAGGTGACTACAGACTTGAAAATGTGAAAATTACAAAAGAAGTGCATTTCAATACTGAAGAAGCTTTAAACAACTTTTCTAACTTGCTTTTAAATGATTTTGATTTTCTTGCGGAAACCGGTGGAAGTTTTACGGAAGACAACAGGATCAACTCAATGATTGATTATTACAATATGGACGATTTAGAAAAGAACACAGTTAAATGGAATTTATATGGCGTAGGTGTGTACTACGGTGGGAAATTGCAATTTATTGTAGATGCTCAAGGCTATTCTTATGCAAGGTATGTTGGTTTAGTGGACAATGCAAAAACTGAAAAGTCAATTTCTCATAAGCAAGCGTTAAAAGAAGGAGAATTAGAGGAGTTAAAATATCAAGCAGATGTGTTGGAAGATATTTCAACTTCGGTAATTGAAGAATTAAATATACATAAGACCTGGAAAAAGGAAGACTGGAACAAATATAAATCTTTATTTAAAGAAAAGTTGAAGTTTAAAAGTTTGAAGTTGAAGAAAAAAATTATCCAACAAGTAGATATAGAAGAATTGAAAATTTCGTTATACAGAATTCTCCATGAAGTTGACAGCATTCAAGAACAATTTAAAAATGCTGATCTTGAAAAAGGTGAAAAATATACTCTGTTTTACATATCTGATCTTGACTCTTTAATTACTGAAAGAATAACATATGACAGTTACCGGCCAACTAAATATGCCCAATATGATAATGCAGTCAAGTTGACATACCGTCCTGAAAGTAAAAGAAAATTATATTATCGTCACTTCTATTCAGAATTATTGATGTTCAAAGGGTGGCACTCACTTCCCGAAACAGTATTGAATAATGTAGAGGTTAAACCAGGTGGAATGAAAATAATTCATAGTAAGTACCACTCTTGTGACAAAAGACAATTTGATGAGGTTTTAGGTTACTTAAATAAAAAAAGCTTCAAACCAATAATCAACACGTACAAGCCTAATTTATAAACTTATAGGGGATGGGAAAAATCTCATTCCCTAAAAAGGGGAGATCAAAATGTTTAAAGATAATCCGGATTTTTATCCGACACCAGCACAGTTAATCCGAAAAATGACATCAAAAATAGAATGGAAGCATATTAAGTCTGTTTTAGAGCCGTCAGCAGGTAAAGGGGATTTGGTAGAAGCTATTCACAATCAATTCAAATACACCAAGAACTATAGAGGGAATTCGAAATATGATATTGATTCAATTGAACAAGATGAAAACTTAAGGCACATCCTTGAGGGGAAAAGTTATAGAGTGGTAGCAGACGATTTTCTGACGTTTAACACTTACAAGAAGTATGATTTGATTTTTATGAATCCACCTTTTAGTAGCGGTGTTAAACATTTATTAAAGGCGATTGAATTAATTGAAAAGCAACAAAGATCCGGCCAAATTGTTTGCTTACTAAATGCCGAAACATTAAAAAATCCGTATTCAAACGACAGGAAATTTCTTATACGTAAGCTAGAGGAAATAAATGCAGAAGTTGAATACATTCAAAACGCTTTTTCGAACTCAGAGCGAAACACAGAAGTTGAAACGGCGCTAATATATATAAGCATTGAAAAACAAGAATATAGCAGCGTTCTAATAGAAGAATTGAAAAAGGATGAGTCTTATAAAATTAATGAGGATTATAAAGCAACACAGTTGGTGAATGTAGACGTTATAAAAGGAATTGTAGAACAATTCAACTATGAAATAAAAGCGGGTTTAAAATTAATCAATGAATACAACAGTTTGAAACCCTTAATGCTGCATAGTTTCAATGATGACAGTACGCCAATATTGAAGCTGCAAATTGATAAGAATACCGAAGAAAATGACATAGAGAACGCATATATAAAACAAATTAGGGCGAAGTATTGGAATACGTTATTTAACAATGATCAGTTTATGGGGCTCTTTACAAGCAACCTAAAACAAAAATACTTGCAGCACGTTGAGGAATTAAAAGATTATGACTTTTCTTTGTTCAATATCTATACATTAAGAATTCAGATGAGCAAAGAGATGACGCAGGGCGTAGAAGATACAATACTTAATCTTTTTGAAGAATTTAGCCACAAGCATTACTATGATGAATCATCAAAAAATGTACACTTATATAATGGGTGGAAAACAAATAAATCATATAAAATTAATAAAAAAATAATTATCCCATTGAACGTGTATAGCTGGCTAGATGGTCGGTATAATCCAACAGACTACAAGGTCTTAGAAAAGTTGAAGGATGTCGAAAAAGTTTTCAATTACCTTGACAATGGGTTAACAGAAGACATAAACATAGATGAAACTTTAAAGCTAGCTGAGCATTACGGCGAAACGAAAAAACTAGAATTAAAGTACTTTTATGTCACTTTCTATAAAAAAGGGACATGTCACATTGAGTTTAAAGATATGGAAATTCTCAAGAAATTTAATATTTTTGGCAGCCAAAAGAAAAACTGGCTTCCTCCTTCGTATGGCAAGGTAAAATATCAGGATATGACAGCAGAAGAAAAAGACGTAATCAATAATTTTGAGGGTGCGCAATCTTATAATGAAACGGTAAATAACGCTTCTTATTATATCCTGGATAAATCGAAGATTCTCATGCTTACATCATAACAAGACACACACTTTAAGAATAAAAATAAAATAAGTATTGATTATTTAAAATAGTCATGATATACTTAAATCAAGTTAAAACAACAGCGAAAGCATACATATTTTAAGGGTAAAAATAAAATAAAATGCATATTTTAAACAGAATGGGGATATTTAATATGAAAACAACACTTAAAAAATTGTCTCAAAAAGAACTTCATAATCTAATTGGAAGTACTGTTATATTAACAGAAAATCACACAACGATTTCTGGGGACAGAGTCTTAAAGAAAAAAGGATCTCAAGGGATACTGGTTGATTATCAAATGTTTTGGGGCGAGGCCACCATCCAATTTGGCAAAAGAAATTACAAAGTTGGCATGGACATTGTTCAGCTTTTAGAGCAATCAGGGGAAATCGAACAAAAGAGCAGCGATGTATCCAAAAAAGCAGAAACAGAAAAAGCTACTGAGAAGGAGTATATTTTCAAAAAGACAAGAACAGTAGACCAAATTCTTGATGAACATAATGATTATATGACTTTGTATAGAATCTTTAATGATGATGCTTATTTAGAAAAAGCAAGACAAACATTACAGCAACTGAAATAGTTATAAATAAAATTGATCGGGTTCTCGGTAGGTATGCTACAGCAAAAAACCAATTTAGTATAAAACAGCAGTTTTAAAGAGATGAGAATAAAGCATGACAAAATCAAAATTAAATGAAAAAATCCTTCAATTCTTACTGGACAACGGCTTTAAACTAAAGGAATATGAAGATCAGGGGTTGACATTTTATTCTAAGGAAATAAAAGACGGTCAAACGTTGAAAAGATTAATTGAACATCATTATGAAATCGAGGAAGATGAAGAGATTAATACAAAAGGAGTAAGCTTTACTGTAGAGATACAGACAAATGGGGAGTCCCCTCAATGGGTCTTTACTGGTAGGCATGAATTGTTTGGCATTCTTGAAGGTCAACAGCAGTTTTTTTGAATATGTAAAAGAAATTAAGCCATTAATTAGTTATGCAACTGAGTAGCAAAAGAGAGGGGAAATACAATAGCCATGAAGGTTAAACAATTGATTGATTCATTGCAAGAGATGATGGACAAAGGGCAAATAACAGAGGAAACACAGGTTCTACTCAATACATATGACGACTGCATGTACGAAGTAGCATGTGTTGAGCCACTGGGAGAGTTTATACAAATTGAAGCCGAGATTAAATAGAACAACTTATTAAAAAGATCAAAAACAATGAAAGGAGTGCTCAAATGGACATTGAAGTCAAGAAAACAAAAGGTGCATTAGATAGTGTCGTACTTGAAATTATATATAAATCGGAGGAAAGTGATTCGGAGGTAATTGCAGTTCACCAATCTTTTTTTCTGGAACCTCTTCCTCTTGGGTACATTGATTAATAAAAAAAATGAATGTTAAAAGAAAGGTGATTAACATGAAGAAATGGATTAAATTTGACTACGATGATGGAGCGGAAGTTTTTTATTATATAAATAACCCTGACCCCAACGGAGAGATTGCTATTGATTTTAAGGTGAAACTCTCAGAAGAAGATGTAAAAGAGTTTCAATTATACGATGATGAATTAGAGCAAGTGTACAATCAATTACAAGATATGAAAAAAGGGTTGAAATAGAACTGCATGCAATAACCCTTTAAAAAGGAGAGATGAACAATGGATGAGCTACTAATCAAGTGCGAAGAATGTGAGTATAGATGGATTGGCGATGACTTTGATGAAGACTGTCCATCTTGTGAAAGTGAAAATATCAAAGTTATTGGTTAAGTCGATGATATTAAATAAAATATGTAATAGGAGCGCTTAACCAATTGAATAGCATGAATGATCAAATAAACGACTGCTGTTTTGTAGATGCTTATAGAAGAGCACCGAATAATTCTGAAATACAAACTATTGTTAAGATTTTGCCTGTAGAAATTATATCTCTTGCTAAAAAGTGGAGTTGGGATGATACAGAGGTGAGAGATGCTTTGTTTGGTTACATAAAGAAATTGAAAGCTGAGGGGATTATAAAGTGAACACAAAAGAACTTAGGGATTTTATGATTGATGTTAGTGAAAATGGAATAGGAGAACTGGCCAAAAGCGCCGCGGAAAATGTTTTTAGAAGAGCAGACAAAACGAGTGAAGACAATTTAGTTATCACAAGTGCAATAGCAAAGAAGGCGTTTGTTGATGCTTTTGATTTAGAGTATGAGAGACTTTTTATAATGACTGACGCAGACAACAAATAAGACGGGCTTTACAATAAAAACACCATTTTAACTTGAATGTAATTTATAAATAGGCAGCCATTATTAATTTATCTATACTAGCATAAAGTGTCAAAATAATGGGGTGATGAGGACCAATGTTCAAAGTTTATTTAGGTAACGAAAACTGCACTGCTTGTGGCAAGAAGCATAAAAAAGTGTTCGAATTTGATGGAAAGCCTTACGGATCTACCTGCGCAAAAAGATTGTTTGATATTGATCTAAGTGCTCCCGCATGGCTTTATGAATTAGCAGAAAACTGGGTGAAAGTAGACTCTGGATACACCAAAGACAATTATGATTGTTGTACTCTAAATTTCTTTAACCATCATGGTTTAGAGGAAGGGGGAAAGATTGAGGATAAGTTTGGAGAGTCGCTACTGTGGAATAAATCCGTCAAAATAAAAGGCTATTCAATTAAGGTAGAGTGGCAGTATGAAATAAATGATTACATATTGAGAAGATATAGAGAGCTATATTTTTAAATTATGCTATAAAGGGGAGAGGCTGTCTAAATAAAACAGCCTTTAACTTGCTTTTATTGTTTTAAAATTACGCGATTTGCTTTCACTGTTTTTGCGTAATTTTAAAACTGGCCTTTCAATTAATCTATATGACAGAAAAGCAACTGAAGAAGTAACAGCTATTAGAACTATGATCAGCGGGTAATCAGACAATGTTTCATTAATTCCGGTGTATAGGAAGATGTTGATAATCACCATGTGCCATATGAAAATTCCCATACTAATATCGTCTAACCGGTTTAGTTGCCGCAATATCTTCGGCCCATTGTAACCGAACCATACAATTGCATAGCTCAAAGGTACGAACCATAAAAAGTTCCATAATGTGCTGTTTATTGAGCTGAGGTGTAAAGGGTCAATTTTAAAGAATAAAAATAAAATTATTGAAGATAAGAATAAAACAATATGCCGCGGTGACTTAGTCCATGCCTTTGCCCAGAAGATGCCCAAGGTGAAATAAAACATCTGCGGCAAAAAAGAATGTAAGTATAAGCTACCGATTACATTACCAGGAAAGAACTTCAAAACCACGAAAGAAATCAGCACACTAAAAGCAGAAACAGCAAAAGAACAAAGAATCATTTTTTTGAATCCGAAGCGTTTATAAAACCAATAAATTGCGGGTAACACCAGGTAAAAGCTAATCTGAACAGGAATTGTCCAAAGTGAATCGTTAAGGTGACCTGTGCCAATGTGATGGAATATGTCAGGGAAGTATTGAGGGTATAACACAAAATTGCTAAGAAGCCATGTCCAGTACTCTTTAGTAGTGAATACTGTTAATGAAAGAGCTCCTAGAACAATTAACAGGATGGTGGAGGCAATAGCATAGGTGTAAATTGCGGGCGCGATCCTGATAATTCGGCTCCAATAAAAATCCGTTACATTATTTCCTTTAAGCTTGGATCTCTCATAAGAAGTGAAAAGAAAAAATGCGCTTAGAAAAAAGAAGATTGATATGCCGGTGTGAAATATTGCTTTACTCTCTGGAGTATAACCAAAGACAGAAATGTTTAGATCTCTTGTAGCATGACCAATAAGCACACAGAGAGCAGCAAACAGCCTGATAACAAAAAAACAATTAGAATGCTTTACGTTCATTTTAAAGAACCTCTTTCCTATACCATATGGCGAATAAGCAGTAAGGCTGCCTATAAGCAGTGATGATTATATCATAAAAATGGAAGATTTGTTCTTAAAAATGAACAAAAATAAATATTTTTGTTCTTAATAAGGTATATTTGTGTGATGTAGGGAGGTATAGATACTTATAAACAAACGTAGATATTCATAGATACATGTATATCTAGCTATATCATGAAGAATACAGATAAACCACGAAGCTTCGACCTGTTCTTTCACCTTTATTTCCAATATAGTATAATTTGGAAAAGGGGGAGAGGGAATGAAAAAGCTAATCTTTTTGGCTGTAATTTGCATTGGTTTCATCTCGTGTTTCACGACACCAAGGGCTGAGGCGAAGCTTACCTTAGACTACAAAAATGTGAATTTTCATATGAGTGAGGATTCAGAGAGTTTCTCAATGGCAGATTATTTTGATCGGAATTACGATCGCACTTGGCTCTTCTACAAATTCACAATTAGCAATGCTGAGGGGTGTACTCTAAATATGAAAATCAGTAGGATAACTCTTGCTGGCTGGGTATTCCCACGTAGTGAAAAGCAGTTTGTAGGGAACTATGCCGACTATACTGCTGCAGATCGAGTAGAGGGAGATGCAAATCGTAATCATGTGTTAGAGATTACAAAGAATCCAGGATGTGGAGATGTGTGGATTAAAGGTATTTATGGATTTGAACATGAAGATTCATTTGATTGGTAAGCTTAATACATAGTCAAGGTATATCCTTGACCTTTTTTATGGATATAATGATAATTTAAAGTGATCATACATAATGAATGCGAGGTAGTAATATTGATTAAATCAAATTTAAAGCCAATATTAGATGAAAGGAATATCAGTATTCGAAAGCTGTCCAATGATATTGACCATGGTTTTAACACAGTTAGAAAGCTGTATCATGACGAAATGGAGCGGTACCCAAGGGATCTGTTGGATAAAGTCTGTACATATTTAGACATTGAGCTACATGAGCTGTTGATTTACAAAAAAGATTAAAAAGATATTGATCACTTAAAGTGATCATGGTATATTAAAGTTACAAGTTAAGGAAACATTAAAAAACAATGGAAAAGAGAGTGGAGAGATTGAATAATTTAGAACAACATTTAAAAGAGCAAACGGATACCTTTCTAGCAGATTGCTTTAATGAATTAAAACAGTGGCGGGAATCAGGTGTCCTAGAGCAGGGAAAGGTTAGAAATTTACATGATACTTTTAATACGAATATCACTCAACTACATATGATTAGTGAAGTAATATACAGGGAGTTAGCATCAAGATTCGTTGAAAGAGTAAAGCAAAACTAGGGCAGAACTAAGTGAGAATTGAGGCCTGCAATGTAGACATGAAGGATAATTGCAGGCTTTTTTTAAAATCGTACTTTCAAAGGAAGAGGTAAACAAAATGAAAAACGATAATTTTTTTGAAGAGTGGAACACAACAATTAAAAATGTTTTTGGGAATGAGGATGAGAATAAGTCCGAATGGTATGACAACGACACGGATACTTATTTTAAGGTAGGTGACAAAGTTATTTGGCGAGATGACGAAGAAGAAACAATTGGCGTAATTAAATCCATCAAGGAAGAAAAATTTGGGGTAATGTGGTCAGATGGACAGTATATTGAATATCCTTCTGATCACCAGGATGCAATTAAAAAGGCATAAGGAAGACTCCTAGGCTAGAAGCACTTAAATTGCAATGAAATCATTCTTTTATGTGGAACTAAGACAACTGTGGAACGAAAAACAATCATCAGAACATGAAAAGGTGTTTAGAACGCAGATATGAAGGAGTGAATTAATGAACCAGTTTACAGATACAACTAATAATATTTGGAGGGTAATCAATAGACATAAGAGATTGATAATCGCTATTGTTATAATCGCTACTGTTGGGTACCTCGTGTTTGGCAGAAGCTCAGGATTAACACAGGATAAGTTTCAAGATAAAATATACAAAGTTTCAAACGGAGTTATTGATATTAATGATTCGAAAATTGAGAAGGTTAATGATGGGTCATCTGTCTATATGGCCAAATGGAATGGTTTCACAATTACGGCATCTGTAGATAGTAAAGACCGTATCATTTTTCCCTATGGTGTTATTGGCCTTCCTTCAAATCAAATGGATGAAATTTCCTTAGGGCAATACCAAGAAATAATGAAAGCATTAAGTAGTGTAGCAGATTCAAAACTTTCTGATGAAGATAAGGAACGATTAATTTTAAATGAATTGAATTTTAATAATGTAATTGAGACAGGAACAAAACATTCCGCCTCTAAAAATGGAATAAAGTATGAATTGATTGGCACAGAGGGTGCCTTATTATTTATGCTTGGCAATAAGAAATAATTGTGAAAAATCATAAATGCACAATAAGGGAGAGGATGACTTATGGTAGCCAAAATGATAACTGTCTGGTACAAATATGATGATAAGGGCAACGAAGCCAAACTAAATCATATTGAAAATGGTTGGGTAAATGGAGACTATCCAAAACCAAAAGATCCATCATACTCAAATCAAGAAGCATGGAAGAAAAGTGATTGGGAAAGAAAGTATGCTTATTTAGATGAACAATATCGAGTATTGAGCGTTCCACCAGCTTTTTGGATTAAATAATGAACCAGCAGGGGGAGTATGCAAATGATCAAGGTTTATACAAGAGGTCATAAGATACCAGAAAAGATTAAGTCTTGCATCTCTGAATGGAATTATTGGTCTTGGATTGTTGCTGCAAATAGTGAAAAGGGCAATAAAAGTGCAAAGCGGCTTATTGAAAAGATTGAATCGGATCCAGACAAAATTGCGGAATATAAAACTGAAGACGGAATTGAAGTATATGTAAGCTACATGGATCCAGTGAAATAAAAAAGAGCATTACTAAATGCTCTTCTTCATACCACATCTGCGACACTCACGTAAAAACACACCACTTTTCACTGAACTCTTGAATAAAGCGTAATCACAGTTGTCGCAGCGTCCATATTTAACATCAGGATACTCCTTATAATCATACACAATTGTTACATCGTAGCCATTAGTCTCAAAATCTTTCTCTTCCATTAAATTTCACCTACACAAAGTATTTAACACTACTATAATACCAGACGATGTATATAAGGAGGGGTTTTATTTGATTGGAATAGCATATTTCTTAATACTCTGGCTGGGTATTGGCTTTCTGACAGGATTTAAGGCCTTATTCGTTGATCAGGTTTATGATGAAGAGTTTAAGCAGGAACTGATTGATTCATTTTCACCAGGTATGGAGCAGAATATGATTGAACTGTTCTTTAAGAATAAAATAAATATCATGGTGTTTTACATATTAATTGGATTGCTGCCACTGGCCATAAAAATTGCTGGTCTGCTGAAGAGGAGTTAGCTATGCCGGTTATCGATACCTTTTTTGTTATTCAATTTGAAAATGATGATTACTTCAAGTCATTTAAATTAGATGGAAGTGGTTATAAGACATCTAAGGGGCTTCATAGCGCTTCTAAGCTCACTACAATGTCAGAAGCCTTAGCGATCGCAAATGAGCTACATATGGAGTTTAAAGCCACTTCTGCCATAAGGCAAATTGAAGTTATTACTAGGTGAGGAGTGTTCAGGTGTACTGGATTGAATGGATTGAGGATGGGGAGAAGAAAAGTATTGTTGCTGAGGGCTGGGTGGAATGGGTCACAATCCTGGAAGACCTTTATCAGCAACGATTTGAGTATGTTGAATGGAAGAGAATTTAAAAAACACAAGTCTAAATAAAATTAATGTAAAGGGAGAAGGTTTTTAGAATGGAAGAATTAAATCATTATAGAAAATGCCTTAATGTGAATTACGAATCCATTATTTTATTGGTAGCAACCCCAAAAGGGGAATATCCTTCAAAAAGTGTTGATTTAAAAACAAAAGAATTTGTTAATGAGATATTATATAAAGAGTATTACATTGATATTTATGAAAAAGGTAAAAAAGAAATTCTTCAGGATACAGCGTTTAAACTTTTTACATTGCCATTAATCGGAGATTCATTTGATCACAAAGTAAATAGGACTGTTGCGAATAGCAGGGCATCTGAAGATAAAGTTGAGGCATTTTTTGTGTTACAAAGTATTAATAAAGAATTTCAAGAAAACAATTCAAATATCAACATAGATAAAGCAATAAAGAGAGGAGAAGAAAGTGCTAAACTCTTTTTAAATTGTTACCCATTAGGTACACATGATGTTTCCGTGATACCGGTTGAAAGAGGGAACGAAGGGGTAGAGCTATTACTTGACATGAAGTTTAAAGATAATGCCTCTGAGTACTATTTTGATTTCACATATTTTGGCGGTTGATGGACATGGATGAAACATTTATCAATAATCTAAATAAGAACAAATTTGATAATGAAGAATTTAAAAATGGTTTTAGTGCAGGAGCTGAATACAAAGATCAAATGGAAAAACGGATACGTGATCTTGAATCAGTGTTGCTTGGGTTTATTGGGTATGAAGACGAGTGGCTACTAACAAAAGCAGGTTTAAATAAACGTACTAAGTCAGTCTTAGTCAACATGATTATTGATCAGCGAAATCTTACCCGTGCTCTTTATAAAAAATTAGATGAAGAAACAAAAAAGAAATTAAAAAGTGAAATTGAGATGTGCATTTGGCCGGGAGAAAGTGAGCAATAAAGACAAATACGTTTAATTATACGTATCGAATTTGCAAACTTTTTAAATGTATTTATAATCTTCAATAAGGAGTTGATTATAAATGAATTGGGTATCTTACCCCTCTATTTTACACTTTGCAAATGATGGTATTACAGTAACCTTTCCAGACCTTCCTGGGTGTGTAACCTGTGGATCGAATGACACAGAGGCAATTAGCATGGCAAAAGAAGCTTTAGGGCTTCATTTATATGGGTTAGAAATGGACGGAGAGAAGTATCCTGGCCCTTCACCGTTTTCGGAAATTAAGACAGCGGAAAATGAAGTTGTGTGCTTGATTGATATACCTATGCATGCATTCCGCGATGAATATAGACGTAAATCAGTCAAGAAAACATTAACTATTCCTGCGTGGTTGAATGAAGTGGCTGAAGAAAAGAACATTAATTTTTCTCAGGTGCTGCAGGATGCATTAAAAGATAAACTCGGACTAAATATCTTTAAGGCACAATAAGAATCCTTATTGTGCCGGTTTACATAAAATACGAATTTTAAACAGATAATTATTCCTTAAAAAATAATTAGAATAAAAATAAAATAAATACTTGTAATTCTGACAACTCTAATGTATATTATAAACAAGGGAACATTAGTTGGGAAGGGGTGGAGTAACCAATGAATCTTAAGCAGATGATTAAGAATGAATGTGAAAAAGACAACCAGCTCGCAGCGAAACTCTCAAAAATAGCAGGGTACGAAAAGGTTAACGGCTTTTACAAATTCATCAACACCCCAGAGAAAGAAATGGACAACTTAGGCGGTTTAATTAATATTGTTAAAAGCTTGTTTCCAGATAATGAGGAGCAGCTTCTAAGTGATTACTTCTTATCACTGGATCCCAACAAAAAATGTGCTAGACAATCTGTTGAATACTCAGATATTAATCAATGGGATACGTTAACAGACAAGATTATTTTAAATTTAAGCAACTCAAAAAACACCACAAGTCAAGAATGGGGCAACATCTACAGCATACACAGAAAGCTTTATAAAAACGAAATCTCAATACCAGAAGCAATAAGAGAGTGCGGGAGATGCAAAGCCCCAGAAATGTCATTTTTCTCAGATGCAATGCTGATGTATAAATACTTGAATATTGGTGAGTTTGGATTGATGAAAAGCACCTTAACACTTTTAGATTTTAAAAGCTTGCCAGAAGGATTTATAAAAGATTCGTACAAAAGTAGAGTGTCAATGTTACAAGCGAATATAAGCTTAAATGAAAACAATTTAATCGAAGCGAGGAAACATTCAAATATTGCAATAATGCAGTCCAATGTGAACCGAATATGTTTTTTTGCGCATCTGACAATAGGAAACACTCTAATTTTCGAAAACTATGAAGAAGCTATGCTGGCGTATAATGAGGCAAAGAAGTATGTTCTTAATGATACCCATAAAGAAATGCTAAATGGTGCTCTTTGCTTCCTAGCTAACGTATGGGACAAGGGGAATCCATGGGTTAACTATGAATCAGATGATATTAAATATCAGCAGCTTAGAGCTTTTTATTACATAAAAAATAATAATCTCGACAAGGCTAACGAATTATTGGAAAGCTTATCAACTAGGGATCAAGATGAAAATGAATTAGGATTTTATTTTTATTATAAAGGTTTGATTTCAAAACAAAAATCTGATTTTTATAAATCAATAACATATTTCAAAAAATCAGATGATAAATATTTTATCCAATTGACAATAATGGAACTCGAAAAATTAGGCTGTGATCCGGAGCTGCTAAATTTAATTTAGAATTTAGCACTTGAAAGGAGGTGAATTTAATGAAGAAAATTATTTTCGGTACAGCCATTTTAGCAGCATTAGCAATTTCATTCATTGCTGGTCAACATTCAGTTAATACGGCATCAGTTTCTGATGAGATCTCTGTAGCAAGTGCAATTCGGGGAGCTTAATAACACAACAGGATACTACACTACATAATCAATGGTTAGGCGTTTGATCCACTGGATCAGGCGTCTTTTCTAATTTTAAGAGAATGTTCCAGAAATTCATAATATAAAAAACAAGAACATGGGGGAATTAAAATGAAAAAGCATTTCGGGAAAGCACTTTCTTATGAGGAAATGGCTAAGGGATACATGGAAATGGGAGATATTAATTTAGAAATTTCCCAGGAAGATAATCATCTTGAAAATGAAGCAGAAATGATTAGATCAAAATATAAAGCAAAGGTATCCTAATGAGGATTAAAGACAAATCAGCAGACATTTTAACACATACATAGGGGATGTGTTATTTGTCGTGAATAAAAATAAAATAAATCATTGCATATTATTGTGGTAACATATATAATAAAGTTATAAGATGAACGTTGTTGGGGGATGAAACAATGGAAACAACCAGTGCCACTCAAAAAGAAGAGTTGAAGATTACATCATTAAGACAATATCAATACATAAAACAACTAAAGAACTTCACACGAGTCAATCTCCATCTAGAGGATCCAGATGTGTTTACACCTAATAATGTAACAACAATGAGAAAAAACCATAAAGAATACAACCTCATTAAAGAACAAAAAAATTCTATAAAATGTATTTAAGGAGTAAAAATAAAATGAATAATAAATATTACACAGAAGAAAACAAGGCTAAAGTTTGGAAAAAGCATATGATCGTTTTAAAGTTTCTAGAGCAGCCTGAGATAGCAGTAGCTTATAATGAGTTCCTACGAAAGGAAGCAACGAGTGATGAATGGGTTGGGTTCGAAGAGGAGCTTTATGAGGAATTGACGGGGATGCCAATTATAAACGTCTGTAAGGACGAAAGGGTAAATGTCCTAAACTAAATTTTATTATAGAATAAAAATAAATTAGGTGTGATAAAATGAATACAGACATCTTAATTAACGCTCTTAAGGAATACGACATGCTAAAGCAAATAGAAATCTGTAACGCCAATATAATGCTACTGAGTAATTTTCAAGGTGAAAATGAATGGATTGTTGCATGGCAAGAATTTGATCAATACTTAATGAAAAAAATGATATGAGGTGTCATTATGGGAGCTCAAAAGAAAGCGTCAACACTAAGGGATTATTCAATATACAATAACATAAATAGGTGGTTTGATGAATTAGATTTAAGAAACAGGGATCGAGAAACTGGAGAAATTGAAAAGTCTAATACTAGAGCCACGTATGAAAGGCATATAAGAGAGTTTTTCAACCACTATGCTGCCAAGGATATTGAATATTTAACTGAGAGTGACCTGGCGATCAAGAAAAGCGACCTGTATGATTATCGAACCCATTTGGCTAAAAATAAAAGTAACTCCAATTCAACAATTAACAATAAGATTGCCGCACTGAAAAGCATGATTAAGTATCTTGAATCTGAACATGAGTGTGATTCATCTGTATTTAATTTTAGACCTCTTCCAACAGAAAAGAATCCAGCAGGGTCTTTTGAAGGAATATCGGAAGCTGATGAATTTGCTGAGGCAGCTTATGCTACTGAGCGTCAGAACAGATTAATGAAAAAGATGTTTATTTTGTTTAGTGCACGTACTGGTGGGCGTAAATCAGAGGTGCTTAGAGTTGGGTGGGATGATATTACTTATTCAGAGAAGCACCAATGCTATCTAGTCAACTTTAAAAAAACTAAGCAAAAAAAGGCTAGGCCAGTTGGGATTTCCACTGCTTTTTATGAAGAGTTGTTGCTGTTAAAGCAAGAGTATGGGGAACATGAGTTGTTATTTCATAAGTTAACAGTTGATTCAATACAGGATATGTGGAATCGCGTATGTAGAGTTATGGGCATTCCCAAAGAAAGAAAGATAACTCCGCATAGCTTACGCAATACTGCAACAAACTTTTCTTACAGCGTTAATGGTGATATTAAAAAAGTGGCAGCGTTCTCTGGTCACAGCAATATTAATACTTTAAATGACCATTATTTAGTCAATGAAAGGGATTATTCTCAAGATCCAGGGGTTTTGGTTGATCAAAAAGAAGATATGTCCTTTTTAGATGATGTTACATTAGAGCAATATAAAGAATTCTTTTTAAAATCAGACATGTATATACAGAATAAACTTAAAATGTTTTTGAACAAGTGATACAAATAATCATATAATAGCTTTACTTACTTATGAAAATAATGATAAATTTAATATGATTATGTGAGGTGATAATGTGTCTGAAGTTTTGTTGACAATGGATAAACTTTATAAGTTAAAAACTGAAATAGAGGAAAATCTTAATGATATTAAAAATGATCCCAATATGGTGAAGGAATTAAAAGCCACAATGGCGGACAAATACAAGGCACTCCCTGGTTATATCCAAGAAATTTTAAATAATAATGATAACAATGTACAGCGTTTAAACGAAAAAGAAGTGTACATTGTTTCAAAAGAGATGTATTCAATTCTTGGGGCGCAAGCTTTAGATCCGTCAAATTATTTTCCAACCAGATTGGCAAAAGAGCTTGAAGGTGGGAGAGTATTCGCCGGTGAAGAAGTAGTTAAACTCCCATACAAGTTTAAAAATGTGATTAAAATTAAAGAGGATAACTATGTCACTTCCATTACTGCCAAAGAACTAAGTGAGTTATATAATAGCTCCATCCTGCAGTACAATTACAACACTCAGCGTGAAGGAAAGTACATTAAGGGCAGCCTTATTCCTGTACCTAAAACAAACCCTAAATCAGTTGATGAGATCAAAGAATTGTTTATTAAAGGCGATTTAATTGTGTCAATGTTAACTTTTAACGCTCGTCTTGGAACATCTGATGGTGATGAAGAAGTTGAATATGATCCAAGCGATCAAACCCTCACTGTAACACGAGGAACCTTATTAGATGCTCTTGATGGATATCATCGAATTTCAGGTATTGTTAAGGCCATTGCTGAAGTCCCTGAATTAGATCAACCATTCATTTTAAATGTGCTCAATTACGATGAAGAAAAGGCTAAGGTTCACTTTGCTCAAATGAATACAATTAACCCAGTTGAAAAATCCAGAATTGAAGAATTGGGACAAAAACGGTATTCTTCAACCGTTGTCGAGCAGTTGAAATTTAAAAGTGAACTTAAAAATAAAATAAGCCCACAAAGTGAAATTGGTATCGATAGCAATTTTCTTGTGACATATTATACTTTATCGGAAGCTATAGACGATGCATTTGAGTTGAAATCTCGAAAAGATGCGTTGAAAATTGCGAAATACCTGGTAGACTTTTTCGATAACCTTTTTTATGCCTTCCCAGATGAATTTCTTGAAGATGATTTATCGTCCATTAGAAAGCAATCATACATTAATCATAACGTAATGTTTTACGGTTATGTTTATTTGGCCAAGAAGATGAAGGAAAACAATGTAGAACTAAACAAGCTTGAAAATATCCTTAATACGATTGACTTTAGTAAAAGCGGAAGAGTGTTTGAAGAATTAGGAAGACAAAATAATGAAAATCAACTAAAGAATGTTATGAAGAAGAAACTTAAGCGAATATTTTATGATGAAATTGCTGTTGTTTAAAGCCTAAAGGAGAATTTAATATGAGTGAAATGTATAATGCTGAATTGAAGGAAAAGTTTTTAGAGAAATACGAAAGTGAAGCAACAAGAAACCATTATTGGCTAAGGCTAAGGGATTTCTCAGCTACAGAAAAAATACTTCAAAAAGACATATTTAATTTTTCTTTGGAAGAGCTGCGTACGTTATTTTTAGATTTAGATAGCAAATCTATAGATTCACTAAGAGGAGCAAGAGCTGTAATTGGACAATACACAACATGGGCAATGGAAAATGGCTTGGCAAACAGTAACATCAACAAAGTGTATCAGATACAGGATGGTGACTTAAAGCAGTTTATAGATAAAAACAAAAAAACACTATTCACCAATAAAGAAGTAGAAGAATATGTTGATTTTATGGTTAATGATCAGGATAAAGCGATGATACAGGCTATTTATGAAGGTATAGATGGTTATCAGCATTCAGAGTTACTGAATTTAACAGGTGACGATTTACTTGATGATAACAAGGTAAAGCTGGTAGATGATAAACATGGTGTAAGAATAATTACTGTAAGCGATAAATGTTATGAGTTGCTTAAGCGCGCTAATGATCAAACAACATATCATCTTAGCAATGGTTCGCCAGAGAGTGGACTTAAAAACAAATTTGCTACATTAGTTAAAAGCGAAAACATTTTTAGGCTAAAATATAAGAGTTCTAATCAGAGTATGAAAGCTGATAAATTTTTAGTTCACCGATCTTTTAGTCAGTTTCAAAAATTTTTAGAAGAACCCTTCTTTTCACCCAAGAATCTTATCAACTCAGGAAAGCTCAACATGGCGTATGAGATATACAAAGAGAAGGGCGAATTAAAAGTACCTGATTATAAAAAAATAACTCGACAATATGGGTTCCTGAATGAAGACGCGGAGTTTAATTCTCAATCACTGAGGAAAGTAGTGAATATGGAGAACTTAGAAAAATATTGTATCAAGTCTGAAGTAATTGAGACTAATTCTTAATCCCTGTTACAGGGATTAACTTTACATAATTTTTAGAGTAAAAATAAAAACAATGTGAATTAACTCGTGGTATTTTTAAGAAAATATCAGGATTTTGTTCATATTTTTCAGAATTCGACAAAGTTAGACAGAGACAAATTTGTACATATGCAGTAAAATAGTTCTATACACTAAAAAGGGTACAAGGAGGTTCGCTAGGTCAAACTCCCTAGCGATTAAGTCAATGTTTGATTTTCCATTCATAGAGGTCTTCAATCGAACAGTTGAGGGCAATTGCAATGATTCTCGCTGTTTTTATATTCATAGAAGGTCTAACGCCATTAGCGTAATCACTTAACCTTTGCTTACTGATGCCTGTTAGGTTCGAAAGTTGCCCTAGGGACATTCCTCTACGTTCAAGGAGAATGGATATCAAACATTGTCCGATTTCAACCTCAAGCATCGGACAACCTCCTGATATAGTATTGCTTATCATACTATATCAATTCTTTCCAAGTTTTTAAATGAAAGAAAAAAGATTTGCCACTAACTAGGTAAAAGGTTATAATTAAGTCAACAAAAAAGGGAACGTAAGTTCGGTTAATTACTACCAGAGAGAGGGAAACGTATGTCAGAAAAGGATTATTTCATTCAAGGGGAGCTGTGCATACCTTTTTTCGGCAGAATAAAAGCCAAGAATGAAGAGGAAGCACTTTTGTTCGCATATCAATCAATTAAAAAGAAATTGAGAAATAAAACAGGAAAAATGGGGTTTCTTCAAAAAGATCATGAAAAATATGAGGCACTATTTGATGTAGATATCATGTGTACAGAGGATGCTGAATTAACAACCTCTTATGCCGAAGAAATAGACGATTCGTTTGAAAATGAGGATTATAAATCTTCACAATTGTTATCATCGAAGTAAAAATACATACACATCTTGTCAGTCATCATGAGACATAAAAAATTGGTGACTTTTTAGTCAGACTGGAGCATACAATGGATTTTAATCTTGAAATTGACTTGAAAGACATTATGAGATCAGTTTCCATGAGTGTTGGTTCTAAGAACATCCAAAGTGGAGAGTACTACATAGACATTATTTTTAAAAACAATGGGGATTGTTTGAGGATTAGAATGGATCATGCTTCAGTTTTAGAATTTAGAGACAAAATAAATGAAACTCTTTGGAAACTGGACGGCATGAAGACGTTTATGAAGACAGCAGCTTTACAGTATGAGTAAAGCTGATTTTTTTGAAATTATTAAGAGTAAAAATAAAATAAGTATTTACAACATATGGTTGAGGTTATATAATCAAATTAGAATCAGGAAAGGAGATAGCTTTAATTATTGATTAATAAACCAATTAACGATCAAATAAGAACTATGGTTTTGAGGAAATATACAAAGCTCTTAGCATCATGTGAAAGGTCTTTGCGCAGCATAGAGAATAATGAAATCAGAATGGCAATTGGAGACCTGGACTTTGTTAAAGACAATTTAGAGGAAATACAGTACATACTTCGTGATGTTGTGAATCAACATGAATATTTTAAGGATAAAAATAAAATGTAAGTTTTATCGAGATTCAGATAAGGGGGATATATGTTGAAAGAAATAAATATGATTGAACGTTCTTATTGTGGAAGTGGAGGATGTATGAGTTGTCCCTTCTCGCACAGTGATGAAGCTGAAATGGTTCAAAATTACGGATGTTTGCCCACACCCCAGCAAATCGTAGAGATGAAGGAAAAGAGTGGACACAATTGGGCTTGTCATAGCGATGAGACGGTTTTGTGTGGAGGTTTCGCTAAATATATAAAAAGAAATAGACCTGATTTAAACATCAATGAAGGGCAGTTAATTTCATATGAAACTTGGGGTCATGAAGGTGAAGCCAAAGCCATACAGGAAGCAAATACAAAGGAACTCCGGCAGGCCCAGGAAAAAATCAGCCGTCTCCGGGCGGAGAACAATCGCTTTAAAGAGGCTCTGCAAGTATATGCAGATGAAAACAAATACCGAAGAACACTGCGTATGTCGCAGTGGGCCACGGTTGAAAATGAAAAACGTTTTGGCGATTTTAATCCTTCTTTCATGGAAGTAGACCGAGGGCAAATAGCCAGAGAAGCATTGGAGGGCGCGGAATGAGTGAATCAAAATTTAAGGAATTTGTGGTCTACCGTAAACGCAAGACGGATGGAGAGTTAATACCGTTTTACCGTTTTAATTATGACGATATCGAAAGCATTACTGACACAGAAGACGGGAGCAAAGTATCCTTCAAAAATGGTAGTGCATTCGTTGTAAAAGGTACAGCAGCAGAGTATAAGAGAAAGATCGGATGGGAGGGCACAGAATGAACGAGTTCCATTTACACAAATATCCCGTGACTTCGGTTGAAGGTAATGAGTATGCCGTAAGCATTTACAGTGACAGATACTCGAAAGGTTTTGTCAGAGTCTCTTTATATAAAAAGGTACGCAGTTTATTCGGGAAAGAAAAGTTTAAGTGTCTCACAGCAGAAGGGGGATCAGCATCTAGTTATTTCGAGGCAAAGTGGGATTACAATTACATAGAGATGGCAATCAATGAAGTCATTACATACGAAAATTCTATTCAGGAGCAAATTAATCATGAAAATAAACAAAAAGCTGCCATAGAGAAATTTGAAGCATGGAGTGGACAGGAGGTGTAGCTGTTATTGGAGGTTAATGTGAAAACAAACCAAAGAGAAAAATTCATTACAAATGGCATTCCCTATGATGAACTTGATACACAAATGATCAATTTAATTGATATTTTGAATTTCAAGATTGGATTGAAAACACGCCACTGTTGTTTTGGACATAAACCATACGAGGAAATTCAAGTAATGTTTGAAGAAGAAGTGAATTTAAAAGAAGACCAAATTCTCGAATTAGCAGAATTAGCGGGGAGAGAATGGAAAGGTCTTCAGTTAAGCTTTAGCAAATGGGCAAGGTTTTCCCCAATGATGTTTAATTGGTCATTGGTGCTTTCGAAAAGATTCAGAAATCCAGAAGATCCAAATAAATACCGATACCTAAGATCAGTTGAAGAATTCTTTGAGAGCTATGCTGCAAAGAAGTGATTAAAAGATGCATTTTAAATAGAAAATAAGGCGGTTTAATAATTGAAGTTAGTCGAGACTACATTAAGAAATCGAGTTAGAGAGATATTAAGTGAAAAGGGATTAACTATACATGATTTGTCATCTTTGACCGGTATCAACGTGCAAAAATTAAGTTGTTATGCTTCTGGTGTCAAATGTTCTATGAGCATTCAAACTGCATTACAAATAAGTAGAGGGCTGGGTCTATCAGTAGAAGAAATCTTTTACGAAGAAATAATTTATCACCGGGAACTTATGAAGGGAGAACTTTCATTATACATGAAGACGGAAGAGGATAAGCAATACATTATACAAAATAATTACACAACTAACATACAGTACATGCATAATTCTCATTTACATCAAGGCAACAATTATAATGCTAGTGATTTAAAAGAATCGTTAGTCAACCTTATACATTTATTTAAAAAGGAGTACGAAACTTTAAATTTGAAATTTGATCAAGCTGCTTTATCTTCGGATGCCATTAAAGGGATTGAAAGAGAGATAGGCAATGAGTCGCCTGATAAGAGTAAACTCATTAAGTTTTTAAAAATCTTAAAGGATGTAATAAAGGGAGCGGCATCCACAGTTATTGGTGGACAAATTAATACATTAATAAAATCTATAACAGAACAGGGTATGGGGTGATTTGATATGGGAATGTTTGATACCTTTAATGGTCAAATTAAATGTCCTAATTGCGCTGCAATACACAACACAGAGGTTCAGTTTAAATGGAGTGATTGCTTACTATTAGACTATGAGTTGGGTGATGTTGTTTCAGGAGCACCAGAAGGTTTATATGTCGAAGATGATTGGTTTAATGAGAGGTGCTCAAATTGCAAATTAGAATATATGCCGAATGTGGTTTTGAAAAACGGGAAGGTTATTTCATTTATTAGCAAAGAGGAGCTTCAAAGAACAGACATAGCTCAATTAAAAGATATACCATTAAAACATGCTAAGACACAAAGATATGAAAGAGATAAAATCGTTGCCAAGGGTTTTACTAAAGAGTCTGCCGATTTTATTAAGCAGCCATTTAAGGATAAGCAGGTTATAACGGCCTTTGAGCGTAAATGGAAAGTTGTAAAAGGCTGGAGAAAGGATTTTAATCCAGAAAAAACCAATGATTTTTTCAAACTTACCGGTTGTGCAACAAGGAAATCTGATTACTGGTTCGTTTATATAGTTGTAGATGCTACAGGATTGAAACGTTTTGTTGAAGTATCCGACAGAATAAAACATTGGTCAGACAATGATGATAGGTACGGCAATATGCTCTTCAGTGAAACCTATGGATTTAAAGAAGAACGCTTTTTATTTAGTGAAATTTTTTGATAAGGAGGGAACTGCATGGAAACAAAACACGGATTAAGTCAAGGACGTTTAAATAAAGCAAAAGAGTACTCTCGAATTCTTGCAGAGAGAATCGCGAAAATTGAGATGATGTTTCAACTTTCTGTAAGCAACATGATAGATGGAAAACAGGCAGAGAATTTCATTGAGCTTAACATTAAGGAAATTGATCAGGATTGGGAATATTTCAAAAGCTATATTAAACAGAGGGATGATATGAGGAAATTGGATTAAAAGTAAAACTTTAAAGAGAAAGGTTGATGGAAAGATGAAATTTGCACCAATGGATAAAGTTAAATTTAAAACAGCTAGTCATTTCAACAAACTTCGAACCTTAAAAAAAAGAGTTCCTGAATTAGATGATCCTTTACTCGGCGAATGCTGGGAATTTGAAGAAGATGGGTTAAAACAATTTGATTGGGAGGAGAACTACGAATTTGTCGCTAGACCCAAACATTTTAATTGGAATTAAAAACAGAATCTAATTGAAGTTTTAAAGAAAAGAATGACTTCGGAATCGGCAGACGCTATATTAAAATTAAGTTAATAAGGGGTAATAAATAATACAAAACTTTTGAAGTTTAGTAGGGGGCGCAGAGATGAAGATTAGACAAAGGTATGAATGTGGAGCTGATAAAATTGCTATTCAGTATTCCATTGATGAAAAAGGGATGATTACCAGCCTTAAAGAAGTGAGTTGGGATTCAAGTACAGAAGCGGGTGAACTCTTACTTCCGAGAATTGAAGTTACTGGCAACTGCTTTAATAAGATAATTAACAATCCCAAAATGGTCTAAGACTGGATAAAGAGTAAAATTTCATTCATATGAAATAACGGAGGGAAATAAAGATGACGGAATCACAATTAAGGGAAGAAAATGAAAATTTAAAAAAGCAAGTGGATCATATGAAAGAGGTCTATAAAGAAAATATGTATCTTCACATGGCAGTAAGACAGGGCGAACAGCTAAAGGCCAACCTACAAGCTTATTTACGACAAGATGACCGAGTATATAGTCCTCATTTCATTACACCAAAACAAAAACAATATATCGCAAATTTGTTCAAAAAACATGGCTTGTCTCCACTCAGTAAAGCAAAACGAAAAATAGTTAGGCGTTTTAATGGGGGCGGTCTGCTTTCAGAGCACGAAGCACATCAAGTTATACAAATGTATGAAAGAAAGTAATAGTTAATCTTGACTCGGTTGTTTCAACTGTAACCAAGAAAGAGATTTTTAATTGGGGCTACAGAATCACAATAAAAAGACTGTTTTAAAGAGAAAGGGGATGAACTACTTAATGGATGGAAATCTTGCTATGGCTGATCACATAGTTTGGGAAACCGAGCTAGGAAATAACATTGGAATGGATATTGTTACATATATAGAGCAGCATGGTGTGTCTAGGGGCGAAGCCGAAAAGGCTATTCTACCTTTGTATGAAGAAGAATTAAAAGCGTTGGAAAATAAATCACAATTAAAGGATTATTTCATTGTAAGGAGGAAGGCATATAGGTTATTTAAAGCACATAATTGATACAGCTTGGTTTAACTTAGTTTGGTTTAGATGGCATCTTGGAGCGGATATAAGCATATTTGATGGCTGCGGATGGAATACATATAAATATTTAAGGATAAAAATAAAATAAATGGAGGTTATAAAGTTGATAAAGAGGAATCTGCTTAGCAACCACGTTGATGAGATTATTGGTGAATATTACGCTGCTAAAGGATATTCAGTCCATAGCATTGACCGCCAGGAAAATGGACAACTGATTGTTGTTACAGAGCGAGTAGCAGAGGAGAAGGAACCGGCACAAGTCGATATTGCGTTTGATTTTGTACATAGAAGACCACATAAGAAGAAGTATTTAGCTTAAAACAGATGAAAAAGGAGCCAAAGAAGCTCCTCGAATGTTTAAACAACTTTTGTATAAATAGCCGTATAAAACCCTATTGAGTAATCGAAATAATAACGTGTAAGTGTATAAGTATAGCCATTGTATTCAAGAGAAGGTTTGAAGTTCGGTAGTGGGCTAAGCTGATATATGGTGTCATAATCATATTCATCACTTTTTACTGTCACTTCAGACGAAGAACTTGTTGCCAAGACAGGAGAAGCAGATACCAGCATACCTAATGATAAAGCAGAACTCAATAAAATTTTTCGAAGGTTCAAATATATCAACTCCATTTACATTTTATATATTAATTATGAGTTAAATGGAAGTTACTTTGAAAGTGAATAATAGATCATAAATAGTTAAAATCGTGATTTTAAACAGATAGGAGGAAGCGAATGAATCAAGATATTCAGTTTTTAAAAGAACTTCAGCAAGAGTTGAAAAATCAAGACAGCGACTGTCAAGCTGCACCGCGTTTCTGGACAGTTGGCGATTATGAATGGGTCGAAGTTCGAGAAGAAAACGCAGAACGGTATTCTGTATACCTGCCATATATTGCAGAAGCATATGTTTTAGATGATTATTTAGAAGATTTAAAAGAAGATAGTGAGCTCTCTAAGGAAGCTTTAACTGAGTTGAAAAAGGATGACTTTGATGATCCTATTGAGTGGATTCAAAAATACATTGATGAAGAAGCAGAATTAATTCCAGAAAGAAAGGTTCATATTGTACGGCCGGATACAATGTTTTTGACCAAAGCAGAAGCGAAGGCTCATATCAAATTAAATAGGCATCACTACACTTCAGAAGCTCATACTTACGCAATGACAGCTTGGAGGGCACCGAAAGTAGAGCGGCTGCTTAAAATTCTCGAAACGTTTGATTGGAGTTCAATAACGATATCTAATTAAAAGATAGTTTTCAAAGTGAAAATGGGGGGAGTAACAATGAAAAAATTTGAAGAAATCATTAATCAAAAATCAGTACTCCTGAACGAATGGGAAGGAAAAGAAAAGGTTGACGTTTTGTCAGACTTTGAAGAAAAAGAAACTGATGTAAACATTCTGTTTGCCTCTTATGATGGTGACATTTGTGAAGGGCACGCTTGGGTTCTATTTGAAGAGGAAGGGAAATTGTTCGAGGTTAATGGTTCCCACTGTTCATGCCACGGTTTAGAAGATCAGTGGGAACCTGAAGAGGTTACTCTCAATGTTTTAGAACACAGGTTGTTGAATGGAACATTTGGAGAACCGGATTTTAAGGAAGAGCTATGTGACTTTTTGGGTGTTGAATTTAAATTAAACTCCTAGAAGATCGCTATCTAAAGCAGTAACCATATAGATATCGATCATAGAGAGAATATCAATCTCTATAACGCCTTCTTTCCTCAAAGTCATCGGGATACTCATTCTGCTTTGTCTTGGACTTGAATACAAACCAAATTACAGCAGCTAGCATGTAATCCATGACTTTATCAAAAGTCCAATTTGTGAATAGATCCATTAGAAATTTCATTACCTTTCACCTCCCAAGAATGTCCTATCTCTCTTAGATGGCATGCGTAAGACATGCCTCTATTAATAAAAGAGTGAAAAGCAATATGAAAATCAAAAAGAATTGAAAAAAACATGAAGAAAATTGAGGTGGAGCATATGGGGCAAATATATGCGTGCTTTCTGAACGGTAAGTTGTACGGATGCGGCGACATCGAGTATATGAACGACCTATTCCGCGATTACGTTGTTTATTGCGAGATGTATGGGAGAGACGACTGTACATTCCGGATAACTACGAAGGAGAAAGCTCGTAGAGTATTGATTAACGAAACTATATACGAAAACAATGAAGCATTAAAACGATTGGAGGGTGAATAATTGCGGTTTTGGATTACGTACGGGGCATATGTTTTCTTTTTCGCATATTCGATCACACAGCTTATTACATTTGAGTCGGGTAACTATACCGGCTTGGCAGTATTTTTGATTCCCCTTATACTGTCGTCGTTTATAACAGCATTAGTCGTTTCCCTCGGGTTATTCGGAAGTAGTTCCCATAGCGGATATGGAAATGGAGGAGGGGAATAAATGACGAATATTCTAAATGATTTTGTGGGCTATGATATTTGGTGATTATTAAAGGATCAAAATAAAATAGTTAATTTATTCAAAAGGGGAGAACAGATGAATTTTCAACGTGATTGCTTAGGATATTGCATAAATAATACTGCTGACATGCTCTGGTTGTGGTATGACTATCATACTGAGATATTTGACAGGTCATTGCCATATACGGTAGCAGCTCCAGATGATGAAACTACAGCAATTCCAAACCGGTTCCCATATACAATCTGGTCTAATAATAATGCACAAAAACTGTTAAATGATATTTATTGGATCGCAAAAGATCATGGAGTATCTGCAGAAGAAATGTTTCGAGCGAAAATGAGCGAAGTTAGAGGGAAAAGCAGTTCACAAGATCGGATTGATTTGTTTTTAAAATTAGATAAAAAAGGGCAATTTGAATTTATAAAAGATATGACCAATTAAATCACTAAAGGTCTTATTCAACAGCAAATAAAATTTTAAACTAATTGATTCTTGTACTAAATTTTCATTGAGATTAATTAACTTTGGACTAAGGAATTATGTAACGGAGAGATTAGACTCTCCAGAATTCAAAGGAAGGTATACGGAGTTTACCATGTTTAGTCTTAAATCTGTGCTTAACCTTACATAAGATCGGTTCTACAAATACATATTCGTCAGTTTCAGACTTTACTTGTTTCATAGAGTGGAATTTACTTCGTTCTGCGTTCGACATGAACTCCATTATTCCGGCTGCAGTACCATCAGGATAAGACAGAAGAAATTTTATATCCTCTTTGGTGTAGCCGGTGATAAGCACATCTGTGTAATCATAATTAATCACTTTCAGCCAGCTATGGGAACGTTTATTGATTTCATAAGGGGAGTTAGCTTTCTTTAGTACGATTCCTTCAAGATGCTTTTCTTTGGCCAGATTAAAATAAGCTAATCCGTTTCCTTGCAGGCCTTCGATTACAAAGAAATTATCGTGGTCTAGGTTTAAGTCTGAAAGCATGCTCTTTCGTTCAATGAGCGGCTTATTAGCGATTGAACACCCATCAATATAAATTACATCAAATACACAGTAAACCACCTTATGAGCTGATTTCTTAGACATAAAGCGTTCCATGACAGCTTCAAAATCAGGAGCACCGCCTGGCGCAGCTACAATGATTTCCCCGTCTAATACAGTTCCATTGGGGATATCGATATCCAACAGTTCTGGGAACTTGCTTGTTACCTCATTGTTGTGACGAGTGTAAAGCTTTATCTGATCATTAAACTTGGAGAGGATCAGTCTAATTCCATCAAACTTCAGCTCGGTAATATAACCATCGTCATCAAATGGTTCTTTGATTGAATGTAATAACATTGGCGATACAAACAAAATATCACCTCCTACTTAGAACATAATAGCTAAGCGAAGGTGATATATAAAGCAAAATGACTGTGGTACTTAATGGGATTCAATCAGTTCCGGTGAGTTGTTTTTAGGCGAGTTAACTAAGGATGAAACTTGATAAGCTTCCATGTCATTAGCATCATACGGAAGCAGTAAGCTTTGAAGATAATCAGGATCGGTGTTTTTGGGGTTTAGCCATTCCTTTTCGTTCTTGTCAGTGAGAATGACCGGCATCCGATCATGGATGTCCTCCATCAACTCATTGGGTTTTGTAGTAATGATTGTGCAGGTATATAGCGGATTGCCTTCTGGCGTATTCCACTTTTCATATAAGCCGGCAAATGCAAAGAGGTTGGATGATTTAAGTTTAATCCTCATAGGAACCTTAGTCTTTGGGTCAAGACGCTTCCATTCATAAAAACTGTCAGCTGGGATGATACAACGTTTGCTTACGAGTGGCTTTCGAAAGCTGGGTTTCTCGGCCAATGTCTCAGCTCGAGCATTGATCATTTTATAGCCGATCTTTTCATCTTTGGCCCAAGGAGGGATAAGACCCCATCTAAGCTTACCCATACGGTTGTTTGATCCATCATTAATGATTGTCAGGATGTTTTGTGAAGGAGCAACGTTATAGCTTGGATGGTATTCGTTTTCAGACAAAAATTGATCTATATTGAACTGTTCGATAATGTCGTCAAACTCAGAGAATAAAGTGAACCTGCCGCACATGTTCATCATCCTTTAGGGTTTTTGAATATTGTACAGGCTTGATACACGAAAATCAAAAAGGAGGAATGTGATGCAGCGGCAAACAGTTGAGGTAAAAGAAGTTGAAGTGTTGATTAGAGGCATATGGACAAAGAAGAAGTTCACGGATATCCGAAAGGGGCAAACCTTTAAAATTGAGGAGAATGGAAAAGCAAAGAAATACATAGCAAGAACAGATCCTTATTGGGATGAGATGTACGAGGCTTACATAATTGATTTATTTGATAAAAATAAAATAATTGTGTGATAATCGGCGAGAGCGGATAGCTTCGATGAAGATAAAAAACATAGATTTAAAAAGATGAATTTAAATTGAAAATGGAGGCGGCGAAATGAACGACTTTCAAAAAAGAAAACAATTTTTAGATAAATACTATCAGGAATTTAAGTCACTGCAAAAGATTACTTTTGATGTGCCTTTGGATGAAACTTTGTCATTATTCTGCTGTGCTTTCCCTGAAGCAGAACCCCACAGAAATTATTTCTATCAAAGAGCTTTAAAGGAGGCGGCAGAATGAGGGAAACCAAGTTTCGGGCATGGGACGATGTCAAAGAAAGAATGCTTTATTTAGGCGAAGAAGATGACATTGTTTTTGAGTTTGGTGGAAGCGGTATTGTTGCTACAGACATCACAGAAGACGAACCTAATTTTAAAACGTTGCACCATCTAATTTATTTGCAATATACCGGGCTGAAGGACAAAAACGGTCAGGAGATTTATGAGGGAGACATTGTAAGGAACCACCGTGATAATTCAAATGAGCTATTAGAAGTTTTGTGGAAGGAAGAAGTTGCTGAACATGCTTCAGACGGGATCTATTGGACAAAAGAGGTGCCAGGTTTTAGATTCAAGAGAATAAAGCGAGGCTTGACTACTGTATTTGTAGCTCATGTTGATTTAGAAGTCATCGGCAACATTTACGAAGATCCTGAGCTTTTAGAGTCTAAATAAAAACGATATTTTACAGAAAGAGGAGGAGTGAAAATGTTTACCTGCTTCTGCAACGAATGTGAAAAAGTAATCGAAAAAGATGAAGTTGATTATGAGGTTGACTTGGTAGAAGGGCCTTGGGAAGGAGATTGGGAACACGTGCATTTAGAATGCGGTAATATTGTGTCTTGGATTTAACTTGTATGTCTAAATAAAATCAATTTTTTATTTAAGGGGGTGATAACAATGTGAGTTACCTGTGTGATTGGAGTTTTAAGAATAAAACAAAAATAAAAGGAGTGGTTATTAATTGTTAAGGATTAAAAACAGAATAGAGGATTTTTTAAAAAAGATTGAAGAGGCAGAGAGGGTTAGCATTGGGACGCACCCCCAACTCTGCATGCATCGTATCACTACGAAGCTATTAAAGTGTATCACAGTTAAGAAGACTTTTCCAGTCCTGGTGACTGCTCTGGTTTCATTCCTGAATCCAGTGAGTATTTTAGCAGCGGACAAGTATCGAAATTTTGAAGAGCTTAAAGCGAATGAATCACCGTTCAATTTTAGCGTGTTCTCAAAAGAGCAAGACACTGATGTATTAATTCTTGCTCCCCATGGAGGTGGCATAGAAGGGGGAACAAGCGAGCTTGCAAAGGAATTAAGCGAAACATACTCTACATATCTTTTTGAAGCTTTAAAGACACCAGGAGCCTTTGATTTGCATTTAACCAGTACGAATTTTGATGAACCACAAGCACTTGAAATGTTGAAGGGGCATGAGTTCACATTGTCACTTCACGGTTATGCAAGTAATGATCAACATGTTCTAGTTGGCGGCACAGACCGGGACAAAGCTGAAGCGATAACAAGTACATTAAATAATGCCGGCTACTCTGCAGAGCTTCTAGATGAGGGAACGAGGCTATCCGGTAGCAGTCCAAATAACGTGGCCAATAAAAATAAAACAGGAAAGAGCATTCAACTGGAATTGAGCACTGGACTACGCAAATCAATGTTCAACACCTTTTCTCTGAAAGGACGCTCTGGTACAAGAAATGAGACCTTTTATAACTTCATTGACACTCTATCAGGGTTTCTCAATGAAAATGTAGAAGGGAAGGGTTTGACAACATGAACATGCAACAGCCCTTATACTATTTTGTTGATGCTCTGGATTGGGGAATTGATGATAAAGGGTCAAATGCAATTGAAACAACAGAAGGATTAAACCGAGCTTTAGAGTATGCATGCTCAAAATCATTCTATAAAGTATATGTTCCAAAAGGTATCTACCTAATTGATGCAGTGAATACGTCAAAGCGGTTACCTGAATTCGGTGGAGGTATCAATGTTCCTTCGAATATTGAGCTAATACTTCATCCAGAGGCTATATTTAAAGTGCAGCCAAATGATTATCAGGGTTACTCCTGTTTTTATATCGGCCAAGCAAGTAATGTTACGATTCGTGGCGGTCAAATTATTGGGGATCGACATGAGCATGATTATTCAAAAATTACCTCAATTAAGAAGACGCATGAATGGGGCTTTGGTATCCATGTTAATGGAAGTAGCAATGTGCTAATTGAAAATGTACAAGTTTCTGACTGTATTGGAGACAACATTTGGATAGCGGCTGATGGAATGATGAACACTTCAGGAACATATACGCCTTCAAAGAATGTAACCGTTCGAAAGTGTACGCTTTTAAGAGGAAGAAGAAATAATCTGGCTACCAATGGTTGTGAAGGTCTTCTTGTCGATGACTGTGATATAGAGGAAGCTGGAGGAGATACAATTGGGCCACAATTAGGAATTGATTTAGAGGGCTTTGGAGAAAACGGAATTAAATACGATCACCCGTATAAATTAACTGTGCGAAACTGCAGATTTAAAAACAATGGACGTGGATCTGTTACAGCTCACACAAGCGGCAAGGTAATTATTGAAGGAAACTACAGCGACCATGTTATTTCCTATGGATATAGCACGGATGTCAGTATCAAAAATAACAAGATCATCAATGAAAATGAAATTAAGACTTATGGAATTGACTCGGTAGGTGTTTCAAGTACTGAGTCTGGAAACAGAGTTCAAATTGATGGCAATACGATTAGTGGCTTTGAAGTGGGCATTTGTGTAAGAGGAAAGGGTGGCACAGTATCAAATAATACTTTTGAAAAAATAAAAGCATGCCCTATTGCAACACATCAAGCAGAGGACTTTTTAATTACGGACAACAGGATAGAAAACAGTGATTGTGTTCAAGTCCAGGTTAGAAACTCAAATGATATTAAGGTTGTGAATACCAAAGGAAAAGGAACGAGCTCGTCTTATGCTGCAAAGATAATGGACTCTACCCGAATCAGTCTCGTTAATAATGAGTTTGCTAATGTATATGGTGGAATTTATTGCGAAAGGTCTCAGTCAGTTCGTTTAAAGGGAAATGACTTGTTGTTAAGTGGGAGTGGATACGGCATCTTTTGGGATAAAGACTCTTCTGTCTCACTGCATCGAAATGAAATTCATGAGCCTAGGAATGTTGCAATTAAAGGCACCCCTGAGAAATACAGTTGCCAGATTAGTGAGAATCAGGTTTATTTCTGTAAATCATTAATCGCCATCCAACTGACTGGCGGTTCAGAACATATATTAAAGGATAATGAGATCATGTTCAATCGTTCAGCAGACCAAGGATATGGTGTTTATTTGGAGAATACAAACAAGGTACGTCTCGTCAGAAACGACGTGCGCGGAATTGGTGGCAAGTTATTATCCCACCCATATTGCACAGATAAAGCAAAGAATACAACCTTAATTTATAACACATATGACAGTGGAACGCTGAAGACTGCAGAAGGAGATATTGTGGTCTAAATAAAACTGTAGTTTTAATAAGATTAGGAGATGGATATATGACCAATATTTTAAGCAAAGAACAAGATGAAGCAATTCGGTATTTCAAGAACAAACTGAGCTTATCTGAAAAACTGTACATATCCCTGATTAATTTTAACCTACTTAGAGATAAACACGAAGACTTTGGTAATAGACTATATGAGCTTTATAAGGCAGATCCTTATCTGTATATCAGAGCGCTTAAAGAAGGTTATGTGGTTGATCAGCCAATTGAATTTAATGAAGCAATTGTGCGGTTCTATGATGGTGAAGAACTTGCTGTGATCCATAAGACTACTGGGAAGAGATACAATGTGAATGTTAAAATGAAAAAGCTTCCTGATGGTTTTACGATGCAGACAATGAACATGTGGTCTTGGAGTGAGGTTGTTTAAATCTTAAATGAGAAACAGTTTACATTTGTGCTAAATACTTGAGAAGGGTGGTTTTAATTTGTACAGAGTTTTTCTAATGTTGTCAATTTTGTTGTGTGTAACATTAGGATGTCAAAACCAACATAGTAAAAATCTTGCCGAAGAAGAGCAAACCATGGTTGGCTATGTCATTTTCAAAGGAGAGAATCAAGCAATTTTCATACCTAATGAAAAAGCTAATGTTAAAGACTATGAGAATCTAAATGCAAAAGAGATTATTGAAAGGTATAGAACAGATATAATTTTACTGGGACTTAGTCAACTTGATAATAAAAATGACTTGAAAAAAGGACAAAAAGTTCGTATCTGGTATAAAAAATTAAATGAATCTTCACCGCCAAAAACAACCATCTCAAAATTTGAAAGAATTCAATAAATATTCTTGAATTCCCAATTATTATCATATAATATAAAAATGAACAAATGATTGGGAGGGAAAATGATGAAGAAGTTGGTTGTTTCCAGTGTATTTTTTCTTTTGATAGTTTCATTGCCACTGATTGCTCTTGGGAAAACTAAAGAAACTAGTCCCTATGACATGGTTACTTCGGATGGTGAAGTTGTTCCGTATTCTGAAATTGAAAATACAGCTAAGAGTGCCGGTATAAAGCTTCCTGACAAATATGTAAGCGGTACTGGAGAAAAATTCGATTCTAAAGATTTTAAAAAATTCGACACTTCCAAATTAAAACCGGAAAAAATCTTTGACAAAAGAACATTACTACCAGCTAAAATAGATAACTCTCAAATATTCAAGCCCACTAAAGTCATTGGTTCAGACGGTCGAACTAAAGTTAAGAATACTAACGTGTCTCCATATAAAATGATTTCATATTTTTATGGTGAAAACAGCAAATACAGCTATACTTGTACAGGTAATGTGATTGGGAAAGACATGATAATTACAAATGCTCATTGTGTATATGATACAGATGAAAAACAGTATATTAAATATGGGTATGCTATTCCTGGATTGAATGATTCTCACTATTCATACGGTGCTTATGAAATGAAAAAATATCTTGTTCCCCAAGGATACATCAGTTCTAAGGGTTCATCGCAATATGATTTTGCAGTAATCAAGCTGAAACCAACTCCAGGGAAAAATATAGGTGATGTTGTTGGGGTGCTACCAACTAAACAAGTTACAAATATTAAAGGAACGACTATTAGCATAACTGGTTATCCTGGAGATTTGAGTAAAAAATATGGCGCAGTTTCTCAATTTGGCATGTCTGGGAAAGTGACTTCAGAAGACAAAAATGTCGCATATTATAGCATAGACACAGCGAGTGGTCAGTCAGGCGCAGCTATGCTAAATTCAAGTGGTCAAATTATAGGGCTACATAACGCAGCTTATTCTTCCGGAGATAATGGTGGCCCAAAAATGACTAAGCCAATGCGTGATTTTATTTCGTATGCTAACACACAATGACCTTAATTACAGAACCTTGCCATCGCAGGGTTCTTCTTTATTTATAATCAATAAAACATATGTGAAGTCAAAATTTTTGAGAATAAAAATAAAATAGTTATTGACCAATCTGATTTAGTGATGTAAGATTAAGTTATCCCAAAGAGAGAAAGGAGGAAAGTGATGAAAAAGGAATTAAAGATACTGAAAGTATCTGCAGTAGCCTTACATACCTACAAAAATGATGTAAAAAGGAATTACGACATTGACGAAGACCAAGCAAGAAGAAAATTAACCAGGAATGTGATGTTGGTAAAGGAATTTAAACCAAGAGGAATTAAAAGAGGTCTTTTTTCTAAAACATATTCATACGGAAACTTAAAGATTACAATCCGACATGGAACAGTAATAAGGATTGAAAATGTAAAAGGTGATCCTGAACCTTGGGACTTTCCAAAAAAGAGATACATAGAATTAAATAAGCTACTTGGTATCAAGGATTGTAAGTTTAGTAGCAAGTCTCATTATAGGCATTTTAAGAATGAAAATAAAATTAATAATTAAAGGAAGAGGTTGATTATTTACATGGCAGAAAATAAAACAGTATTACGTGAAGCATCAAATGTTGTAACTATTGAGGGGACACTTGCTGAGGTAAAACACACTGAGTGGAAAAGTGGTAAAGGGCTAAATATTGAACTAGATATTGAGGTTGCACCAAATGAAGTGCATACAGTAAAAGGCTTTTCAAAATATAAGAAAGCTGATGGCACAGATAATGCTATTGCAAAAGGTTATCAAACCATTATTAGTGAATATAAGTCCATTGCAGAACATGGGAGAGACGAAGCTGACAAAGTGAGAATTACCCAAGGAAAGATTGGATTGAATGAATATTACTCTCAAGGGATTTTAAAGGCGTATCCACAGTTAACGACTAACTTTGTAAATAGACTGGACGCCAATGAAGAATTCAATCCAAGAGCAGAATTTGATGTTGAGCTGTTTGTAAAGAATGTAACCGAAGAAAAAGTAAAAGGTGAAGAAACGGGCAGAGTTAATTTAAATGGTTATATTCCTTTATATGGTGGGAAAGTAATTCCGTTTGAATTTGTAGTCACAAAAGAAGGGTCTCAATACGTTGAAAATAATTATGATAAAGGGTCTACGGTTAATGTTTTTGGAAAGATTATTAACTTCAAAGAGCAAAAAGTAACGACCAAAACAGCAGCATTTGGTGAAGACAAGAAAGAAATCACTACTAATTCGAAAAGAGAGTACCTAATTACAGGTGGCAATGATCCATATGACGAGGATAGTAAGAATGCTTTTAATGCAGATGCAATTAAAAAAGCGTTGACTGAAAGAGAGATTTACCTAGATGGACTTAAGAATGAAAGTGACAATGAGAACAATAAAAAGTCTGGGTTTGGCGGAAGTGCTCCTAATAACAAGCCTTCAAAGCCGGTTGAAATTTCAGATGATGACCTACCTTTTTAAAGGATAAAAATAAAATAATTAAACTAAAAAATACATAACTGGGGTGGGCTTTGACTCACCCATCAAATCATAATTAAAGGAGAGTTTAAATGGCAATCGATATTTTCAATCCTCAGGTTTCAGTAGTCGCAAAAGGTTTAGAAGGAAAAGTTATTACTATCTATGGTTCTAACAACTTGGGTAAGACAAAACAAAGCACACGAATGACGAAGCCTTTATACTTGCCATTTGAAAAAGGTTTGAATGCCATCGCAGGCGTTAAATTTATGGCTATTAATAGCTGGGCGGATTTTAAGAAGGTTAATAAACAGTTAACCAAAAATGCAGAAAAGGCAAAAGAAACGTATCAGACAATTATTGTTGATGAAGTAGATGCATTTGCTAAATATGCAACCAGATATGTTTGCGAACAATATGATGTAGAACGGATTAAAGATGGAAATGATGGGTTTGGTCTTTGGAAAGAGTATGAAACAGAAGTATGGGAAGAAATTAATAAACTGATTGGTGTAGGATTCACCGTTATCTTTATTGCTCATGCTGCAGAGGACAAAAAAGGAAAAGTTTATCCTAAGGGTGATAAACGTGTATTGGCCCCTGTTATTGATAACAGTGATATTGTACTTTATCTAAGTTCTAATGGTGTTGATGAAGACAGAAAGGTTATCAAATCAAGCGCTTGGTTGGCTGAAACAGAAGAGCACTTTGCACGCAGCCGATTCGATTACATTGACACATACCTTCCTGAATTCACTGCAGAGAACCTGGAGAAGGCCATTATCGAGGCAGTTGAAAGACAGGAAGAAGCAGAAGGTATTGTTGCTGTTACATATGAAGAGCAAAAACAAAACAATGCTTCAGAGGAGCTTGATTATGACTCTTTGATGGAGCAAATCAAAGAAGTTGGAATTAAGCTCAATGGAGAGGGACGATTGGAAGAGGTTAATGAGATTACAGAGAAGCATTTAGGCAAGGGAGTTAAAGTGACTGAATGCAGCCGCAAACAAGTAAACGTCATGTCTGTAATCTTGGATGACCTAAAAGATCTTCTATCTAAATAAACTGGGGGGATTATTCCCTCCTCCTTATTAGGGGTGATTATTTGGGAAGACAAGTCAAATGTCCATATTGTGAGACTAAATTAGATAAGGATTTAGCGATTCCTTATAAAAAAAGATACTACCATGAACAGTGCTTCAACACGTGGAGACAAGAGGCAGACCATCGAAAAGATTTACTTCAATACATATGCAACTTATATGGTCTTGCATCTCCGACAGGTATGATGCTAAAACAGATCAAAGAGTTTCAAGAGGAATATGGGTATAAGCTAAAAGGAATCGAGCTTGCGCTTAAGTACTTTTATGAAACACTGGAGAATCATCCAAGAGAAGGTGACGGCATTGGAATCGTCCCTTTTGTATATGACGAGGCTAAGCGACATTACATAAAACAAAAGGCAATCCAAAAATCAGCCGAAGACCCTAAGAATCACAAAAGAGAAGAAATCACGTTAATTATAAAAAAGGGATTGAGAAAGAAAAGGGGACTTGTTGACATCTCAACGCTATAGGAAGGAGAGTCCGTTTGCTACAAGACAAAAAAGCAATTATTCAGGTTTTAGGAAGCATACTTAAGGATCCCACAATCTTATCTGAAAGCAACAAGTATAGGATTACTTCGGATGATTTCCCTTCAAGATTTCACTCAATACTGTTTTTTGCTATGAGTAACTTATTCCAGCAAGGGACGGAAGTATTGAATGAGGTTGAGATAGATGGATATCTAAAAGATTACGACATTCAATATAAGATTTTTCATGACAACAATGGCCTTGAATACATCGAGAGAATTCAAGAGCTGGCTGTAGTCGAAAACTTTGATTACCACTACAAAAGACTAAAAAAGTTTAGTTTGCTCAGAGAAATGAGCGGCTTAGGTTTCGATATCAAGGAGATTTATGATGAAACTATAATTGATCCAAAAGAACAAGAAAAAATGCAGGAACAGTTTGATAAGAAATCGATTGATGAAATTCTAGCAACTTATGAAATGAAGATTGTAGATGTAAAAGAGAAGTTTCGAACCTCATCTGAAAGTGTGGGAATTCAAGGTGGAGAAGGCATTGATGAGTTATTAGATTCTTTTGAGGAGTCACCAGATATTGGAGTGCCATTAAATAGTGAAATGCTTACGTCAATTTTCCGTGGGTCTCGTAAGAAAAAGTTTTACATTCGTTCAAGTATTACAGGCGGAGGTAAAACAAGGAATATGGTTGCTGATGCTTGTCGATTAAGTGCAACTGAGTTGTACGACCTTAAAAAGAAAGAATGGGTGAAAAATCCTTGGAATAAAAGTTCCACGGTCATCTCAACGGAAATGATGGCAGAGGAATTGCAAAGCTTGGCACTTGCCTATATTAGTGGCGTAGAAGAGAAAAAAATACTTAGAAATACGATCAATGAGCAAGAAAAACAGCTTGTGCGCAAAGCTGCTAAAGTACTTCAGCAGTCTAATATTTGGTTCGAGCATCTTCCTGATTTCAATATCCAAGAGATCGAGAGAACGATTGAAAAGAATGTAATTAAAAATAATGTTGAGTACATTTACTTTGATTATATTCACTCATCAGTGACAATTTTTTCGGAGATGAGTAAAAAAAGCGGGGTAAACCTAAGAGAGGATCAAATCCTTTTGCTTATGTCTGATAAGTTAAAGGGCTTATGTAACAAATACGATGTTTATATGATGAGTGCTACTCAGTTAAATGGTGATTGGAAAGAGGCATGGCAAAAAGGACAAGTAATAGACGCATCTTATCTGAGAGGAAGTAAAGCTATTGCCGATAAGACTGATGGTGCAATGATTATTCTTCCTTTAAGTAAAAAAGAGAAGGATGCAATTGAGCCAATCTTAAAAGCAGGATTTTATCCAGAGCCAAATTTTGTTACACACGTGTTTAAAAACAGGGGAAATGAGTACGACAAAGTAAAAGTCTTCTCCCATATAAATATGGGGAATATGCGGATCAAGGATTGTTTCACAACAAATCTCGATAATGAATTAATTACAGTTGAAAAATTGAATATTAAAGCAGGATAAGGGGTGTAGCACCCTTTGAAATATGATAAGGACAGAATAAAAGAAAGTCTTACGGTTGAGGATATACATAAAATATTAAAAGAATTGGGTAGCGAAAATAATCAATGGGATCAACAAGGAAACCCAATATACAGAACCGTTTGCCATAATGCTTCTGGTGGAAGCTACAAGCTGTATTATTACCACGAAGCAAAGCAATTTCATTGCTATACAGAATGTGGAGACACATTCGATGTCTTTGAGCTTGTAATACGAGCAAAAAGACAAAAAGGGATCAATATACCTTTCAATCAAGCTATTGAGTATGTTGCAAGGCTAGCTGGGAGAACATTTGGTTTCGGTAATAGAGAGACATTCACGAACAATAATTTAATTGATGACTGGGAATGGATGGGGAAGTTCAATAAGAAGAAAAAGATAGACATTGAACTTCCCAGCTTCAATGAAACTGTTTTAGATGTGTTTTTGCCTTATCCTCATCAAATGTGGCTGGACGAAGGAATCAGCATGCAAACATTAAATGACTTTGAAATTGGCTACTATTTTAGAACTCACACAGAAGGGATATCTATTCCACATCGGGACTTAAATAATAGATTGATTGGCATACGTAGACGATCTCTTATTAAAGAGGAAGTTGATGCCGGCTATAAATATATGCCTTTAAAAGTTGGGAACACCCTGTATAATCATCAGACCATGATGAATTTATATGGATTACATAAAACAAAAGATTCAATTGAAAGGTTTAAAAAAGCCTTAATTTTTGAATCTGAAAAGTCTGTTTTAAAATGCCAGGACTTTTATGGTGAAGCAAATTTCACATGTGCAGTCTGTTCAAACAACATTTCAAATTTTCACCGTGATATCTTACTTTCTCTTGGAGTGGAAGAAGTGTTTATTGCTTTAGATAAATATAGACCACCGAAAGAGCATGAGACAGAGGAGATGTATCAACGTAAACTGCTTGAGTATCAGAAAAAAATCTTGAAGCTTGCAGCAAAATTTACGCCGTATGTTCGTGTGTATGTTTTATGGGATTTTGAAAACATATTGGATTATAAAGACAGTCCAGCTGATAAGGGAAAAGACGTTTTAGAGGAGTTGATGAGAAGAAAAATTGAAATCAATACGAATGAAGGAGGGATTTAGTGGCTTATAAGCTCATTGGCAACAATGATTATAATTTCAATCCATTATCGACAATTTTAAAAAACAGAGGGATTGAAAATCCGAAGAGCTTTATTGATGTGAACCAGAGCTCAGTCATTCATTTTTCAAAACTCAACAACATTGATAAAGCAGCTGATTGTTTAATAAAGCATTTAGAGAATAAAAATAAAATATTTGTTCAAGTGGATAGCGATGTAGATGGGTACACATCCAGTTCAATCATTATCAATTACATAAAAGCAATTTATCCGAAAGCTGACATACGATACCGGATTCATGAAGATAAAGAGCACGGCATTTTCATTGATACAATTCCTGATGATGTCGACTTAGTTTTAATTCCGGATGCTGGATCAGGTCAATTTGATGAACATGAGGAGCTAAAAAAGAATGGCGTAGATGTAATTGTTATTGACCATCATGAATGTGAAAGAGAATCTAAACACGCTATAGTCGTCAACAATCAGCTCTCGACTGAGTATTCAAACAAAACATTAACGGGTGCTGGAATGGCATATAAGCTTTGCCAGGCCATTGATTATAAGCTAGGCAAAACCAAAGCAGAACAATTTTTAGATCTTGTTTCTATTGGTAATATAGCCGATTCAGCTGATTCAAGAAATCTAGAGACCAGGTACTTTATGAATGAAGGCTTAAGGAACATTAAGCATCCACTAATCAAAAAGCTCTTTAAAAAACAAGAGTTTTCAACCAAGGGTTGCACAAACATACAGAACACACAGTTCTTTATTAATCCATTAATTAACGCAGCTATAAGGGTCGGTAGCAGTGAAGAAAAAGATCAATTGTTGAGATCGTTTCTGTTGTCTAAAGAAAAAGTTCCATATAAGAAACGTGGACAAGATGAAATCAATCTCGTGTCAATTCACGATGACACAGTCAGGATTTTGGGGAACCTTAAAGCTAAACAGAAACGCATTGTTGATGCAGCTACAGTGGAAATTAAAAACAGAGTTGAAGAAAAGAATTTGGTAGCTAATAAAGTGCTTATAGTCTACACTGAGGGAATTTTGGATAAAAGCTTGACTGGGCTAGTAGCAAACGTACTTGCAGGTGAATATAAAAAGCCAGTTTTGCTGGCTAGAAAAAGCGATGAAGAAGAAGGGATGTTGAGCGGGTCTATTCGAGGGTATGAGACTGGCTACATCAAAGATTTTAAAAAAGAGCTAACAGATACTGGGCTGTTTGAATTTGTTGAAGGCCATCCAAATGCAGCCGGATTTGCAATCAAGCGTGAAAACTTGATTTTGGTTAATGAAGTTCTAAATGAAAAATTTAAAGATGTAGAGACAGGTGAAGAAGTTCAAAATGTTGACTTTGAGATACCGGCTAATCAACTTAGAAAGGAATTTTTAATTAAGCTGTATAGCTATAAAGATTATTGGGGCTATAAGGTCGAAGAACCATTAGTGGCAATAACAGAACTAGAAGTTGATGTTGATCAAATTGAACACATCGGGAAAAAGAACAAGACAACAGTCAAGTTTAAACATGGAGATATTGAATACATACGCTTTAAAAGCGATACGGAATACTTTGAGAAACTTACTCAATCAAATGGAACTTTAATACTTAATGTTGTTGGTAAGGCAAGGGTAAATGAATATAAGGGTAGACAAACACCTCAAATTGAAATTTATGACTTGGAGGTGGTTCGTACAAAGAAAAAAGAGCTTGTGTTTTAAGGGGGATGAAAATTGATTGGATGTCACTGCCACACTGATAAAAGTAACATAAGGCTACTCGATTCAACAAACTCAGTTGGAGAATTGCTTAAGACAGCGGTTCAGATGAATTATAAAGGATTGGCCATAACTGACCATGAGGTTCTTTCAGCGCATTTGGAAGCAATTAAGACTGTCAGAGAAATGAAGAAAAAAGGGGATATGCCTGCAGATTTTAAACTCATACTTGGGAATGAAGCATATTTAGTCGATTCACTGGAAGAAGTCCGTGATAACTATAAGTCAGGACAGACAAAGTTTCCGCACTTTTTAATGTTGGCAATTGACCCTATAGGACATGAGCAGCTAAGAATACTGTCTTCACAAGCCTGGGGAAATTCATTTTACACAGGAACAATGGAAAGAGTGCCAACAGTAAAAAAGGATGTAGAAGAACTGCTTAGTAAAGATCCAGGTCACATTATCGCTACAACAGCTTGTCTCGGCTCTGAGGTGAATATCAATTTACTCAGAATCAAAGAATGCGAAGAAAGTGGAGACATTCAGTCAATCAAGCAGCACAAATTAAAAATTCATGAGTTTATAACATGGTGTGTAAAAGTCTTTGGGAAAGATAAGTTCTTTATTGAGCTTCAGCCAGCTTTAAGTGAAGAGCAGATTTATTGTAATAAGAAACTTGTTGATATAGCTAACGGCTATGGATTAAAAATGATAGTCACAACTGATGCACACTTTCTTAGACCGGAAGACAGGGCAATTCATCAAGCCTTTTTAAACGCCAAGGATGGAGAGAGAGAAGTCGACTCTTTTTATGAGGCATGTTTTGTTCAGAATGTTGATGAAATTCATGAGAGAATGGACTACATGGACAAAGAGATCATCAATGAGGCCATTGAAAACACATTACTAATTGGAGAGATGATCGAAGACTATACTATTGAGCACGAACCAATTATTCCAAAAATGGAGCTACCACAGTTTAAATTAAGGCATTTATTTAAACCAGCATATAATGAGTATGAGTACATAAAGAAGATGTCTGAATCAAAAGATGAGCAGGACAGATATCTCTTGAAATTAATTGAAGATGGATTTGATGATAAGCTGAAAACAAATGAACTAACAAAGGAAGCATTTCACAAAATATTAAATAGGATTAATGTTGAGCTAGGAGAGCTTTGGGAAATTAGCCAAAAGCTAAACCAGTCTATGCCTTCTTATTACATAACAGTCAGAGAAATAATTAATATTATTTGGGATGATGAGTGTGGTGGAGATAGTTTAGTTGGGGCAGCCAGGGGAAGTGCGGCAGGATATCTCGTTAACTATTTACTCGACAACACTCAATTTAACCCAATGCAATATGATTTACCACATTGGAGACATATACATAAATCTAGACCTGATCTTCCAGATATCGATATTGATACTGAAGGATCAAAAAGACAAAAAATTCTTAAGGCACTTAGAAAAAGATTTGGAGACAAACGTGTTCTTCAAATTGCTACTTTTGGAACTGAGGGCTCAAAATCAGCGCTTAAGACAGCATGTAGAGGCTTAGGGATAGATAACGATATATCTGAATATTTAAGTGGGATGATTCCTTATGAAAGAGGGTCTAACTGGCCTTTAACGCATTGTTTTTATGGTGACAAAGAAACTAATAGAAAACCAATGAAAGAGTTTATTAGAGAGGTTGAACAATATCCCAATCTTAAAGAAACAGCTCTGAAAATTGAAGGGTTAACTAATAAACGGTCTTCTCACGCAGCTGGCGTTATCATCTTTAACAATGAATACACGAAGTCGAATGCAATGATGAAAACTCCTAAAGGAGCTTTTATTACACAGTTTAATATGGGCGATAGTGAAGCCATGGGCTCGGTAAAGTTTGATCTTCTTACCATTGAGGCTTTAGACAAGATTCGAGTAACCTTAGACCAATTAATCGAGAACAAAGAAATTGAATGGCAAGGGAACTTAAAGGAAACATACAAGAAGTACATACATCCAGACGTAATCGAATATGAAGATCCAAGGCTGTGGGAAATGGCTGGTAATGGAGAGGTAATGGATTTGTTCCAGTTTTCGACCGAGGTCGGCCACCAATCCGTGATTAAAGTTAAACCCAAAAGCCTGCTTGAGGCGGCAGTCACAAACTCTTTAATGCGGTTAATGTCTGATAGCGAAGAGCAACCTGTTGACACATACGTAAAGTATAAGAACAATATGTCACTATGGTATGAAGAAATGCGCAATTATGGCCTAAGCAATGCTGGGATAAAGGTGGTTGAACGATATTTAAAAGACATTTATGGAGTTGCTGATACTCAAGAAGTTGTCATGCAAATGGTAATGGATAAAGATATAGCCGGCTTCGATATTAAGGAGTCAAATTATTTAAGAAAATCCATAGCTAAGAAAAAAGAAGATGTATTAAAAGAAGTTCAGAACTTGTTCTTCAAGAAAGGGAAGGAATGTGGTGCGTCAGACGCTCTTTTGAATTATGTATGGAATGTTCAATTTAAAAGACAGTTTGGCTACAGTTTCAGTCTACTTCATACTTTAGCGTATTCCATTATTGCGTTACAGGAATTGAACTTAAACTATCGATATAACCCCTTATACTGGAATACTGCCTGTTTGACAGTTAACAGTGGAGGTGTTGAAAATGAAGAACAAACAGAAGATAAAGACGGAAATAAAAAGACTCAGAAAACCGACTATGGGAAAGTTGCTTCGGCTATAGGAAGCATACGCCATCGAGGTATAAAGGTTGATTTGCCGGATGTTAATAAAGCAGGTTTTGGTTTTAAAGCTGATATTCAAAACAATTCAATTATCTTTGGAATGAAGGGCATGAATGGAATTGGAGATGAAATAGTTCACCGAATAATTTCAAATAGACCATACGAGTCCTTTGAAGAATTCCTTGATAAATTATTCTATACCGGAAAAATCAAAAAAGGCCAAGTAATACAATTGATTAAGGGAGGCTGCTTTGATACCTTTGATGACCGAAAAGAAATCATGAAAAAGTACATCACAATAATTGCCGAACCTAAAAAGAAATTAACCATGGCAAATATAGGTATGATGTTAGAAAACGACTTAATTCCTGACCAATTTGCTTTAGAAATTAGGTGCTTTAAATTTAAAGAATATATTTCAAAGAAAGTCTTTAAGACAATTGAATCACCTAATGATAAGCTTTATTTGTTAGATGATGCAGCGTCTGAGTTCTTTAATCAAAACTTTGATGAAAATTGTGTGGTGGATTTTCACAATGAACATCTTATAATCTCAGAGAATGCATTCAAAAAAGAATATGACAAAAAGATGATTGCATTAAAAAAATGGTTGGGAACTGATGAGGCTCTAAATCTTTTAAATCGAAGACTACTTAACAATGAGTGGATTAAATATGCTAGCGGTACATATGGCAAATGGGAAATGGATTCATTGAGCTATTATTATAACGATCATGAGCTTTCTGGTATTAACTTTGAAAAATATGGCATTGCTGATTTTTATGAGCTTCCTGAAGAACCGATTAAAGGGAAGCCATATCAATGGAGAGGGAGAACTCTCTACGAATATGGAACAACTCGGATTGCAGGAACCGTATTAGACAGGGATAAAAACAAACATACAATTACACTCCTTACACCTACAGGGGTGGTAACAGTTAAACAGTGGGCTGGTAGCTTTGGACATTATAATAAACAGATTTCTCGACCTGTTGCCGGCGGCAAGAAAGAGGTTGTTGAGAAGTCTTGGTATACCAGAGGAACTCTGCTGATGTTTACTGGATTCAGAAGAGGCAATAACTTTATTCCTAAAGTATATAAGAACAGCATCTATAGCCACACGGTCTGTAGGATTGATCATGTTGATAGTGAAGGCAATATTAGTTTAACAACCAAAAGAGCTGAGGTATAGGAGGCGGGATTATCAATAAAAATTTTATGGATAAAAATAAAATAAAAACACACATTTTCAAATCCGTTTATGGTATGATGATTTTAATTCCGTTAACCACTTTTTCTTACATAAGTTATGAGCAACATTTACATAAAACAGAGGGAAATGAAGACTCAATAAAAGAATCATTTTATAAGAAGCCTAGACAGATTAGGATCCCATCAAGTGAGAATATTGTCTCACGGCTATTTAAAAAAGCTCAAACGAACAAAGAACAACAATTAAAAAGGCATACAGAGAAGATTATCTCAGCAAAACTCATTAAACCTAAGCAAAGTAAGAAAAGGCACAGGAAGGGAGGTGAGACGGTAAAGCATAAACTTTTTAAGAATAAAAATAAAATTAGTATTGAAGAAAAAGAAAACAAGCCACCGGCCGCAAAGAAAACCATCCAGGTTAAGCTGAGTGCTTATATTGCCCACTGCCAAGAAGGATGCACAGGAACAACTAGAACAGGTGTTAATGTCACTCAATCAATCTATTACAAAGGGTATCGTGTAATTGCAACTGATCCAAGTGTTATTCCATTGAATTCAATAGTTGAAGTAAGAATTGGTGGGAGAACATTTAAAGCAATAGCAATTGATACTGGTGGCGCAATTGTTGGAAATAAAGTGGACTTGCTCGTAGCAACCGAGCGTGACGCAGTTAATTTTGGTAAACAAAGTGGGACAATCTCGATTATTAGTTAGGAGGCGGTTAATTGCCGAAGTTTTGGTCTTATCTAGAAGGGTTAAAAGTCATCATAAATGAGAATGCAAAGAGTGCTTGTCCTCATCATGTTGGACGGGAAGGGAAGATTGTTGAGTTGATGCACTCTGCCATATATGATTACGCGGTCAGTGATGAAACAGGTGATATTACATTCTTCAAGGAGCATGAAATAAATCCAGCTAAAGGAGGTTAATTGTTTGTTTAAAAAGGGAGAGAAGGTGATTGCAGGTTTCACGGGTGAGATTGGTGTTGTTGCGCAAGTTGATAAAGGACATGAGCAATTAGAAGTTGAGTTTCCAGACGGCTCATATAGAGTGATAGGCTTCAGCAATGTAAGAAGGGTGGAAGATAAATGACGATGATTATTTTAGAAGGCACTGACTGCTGCTACAAATCAACAGTTGCAGATAAGCTAAGCAAAGAACTCGGATATCCGGTAATAAAGGGATCCAGCTTTGAATTGGCCAAGAGCGGAAATAAGAAGCTGTTCGAACACTTCAACAAGCTTGCCGATGAGGACAATGTAATTATTGATCGATACATATATTCAAATTTGGTTTATGCGAGAAAGTTCAAGGATTATTCAATCTTAACAGAAGAGCAGCAAAGAACAATCGAGAAGAAGATTAGAGATAAAGCCAAAGTGATCTACTTACATGCTGATCCGAAAGTTATTAAGCAGCGTTTAAGTGAACGCGGTGACGAATACATAAATGATCGAGACATTGAACCGGTCTTAGAGTTATATAGAGAAGTAATGAACGATGCAGGATTACATACATATTCATGGGATACAGAGCAGTGGTCTAGCGATGATATTGTAGAGGGTTTGATTCATTTATTTGAGTAATACAAAGTTAAAAGGAGTGAATTAACACTCCTTAGTAAACTAACGTGCTTCTACTGTAATTTTATAAATCACATAGTTGTCATTAATGTCATACGCGTAAACCAATGCTGTGCCCAAAGTTGAATGAGAGGATACGACACCACTGGAACTAATGCTTATAAGGTTGCTTCCAGATACAATTTCCCAACGGGTGTAGCCTTTTAATAGAGATACGTTAGAATTCCTCAGCATGTGAAAATCAACTGTACCAAGCGAATCACCTAGCTGCTTAACTTGATCAACTGATTTGACAGGGGTTAAAGCAGAAGCCTGTGATGTGAATGCAGGGAGTGCTAGTGCTGTAAGCGATAGAGCAGAAACAATCAATCCTTTGTAAAACTTTTTCATAAGAATTACCTCCTAGGTTTTGATTGTGATTACATCTCCAGTCTATCATGTTAAATATTTGAAATGTGTGAAGTGTTTGTGAAAGTGTTTGAAATATCTCTTTTAAAGGGATTAAATAGGAGGGTAAATGATCAAAGAAAACTTCGTATCAGACAGCAGGGAGATTGCTGAGGAATTTAAGAAAAGGCATGACCATGTACTGAGGGATATAAAGAGTATCGTAGAAAGACAGCCTGAATTTGAGTGCGATTTTGACAAACAATATTATACGTCCCAGCGCGGTAAAAAACTTCCCTTGTACAAAATCACTGAGCATGGAAAAGAGAGACTTATAACAAGATATAAGTATAGTCAAATGTCTCCTAGATTTGAAACATCTTTTGGAGATTGGCTGGGAAGATTCTTCTGTAGCACTATTATTGAAAGACAAAAGAAAATTGATAGGTATCGTCTTGATTTCTTTTTTCCTGATATTTGGCTAATAGTCGAGTACGACGAAAAAGAACATAGATATAAAAAAATTGCCGACAAGAAAAGAGAGAATGTTATTAATGCTGTCTTTAAACAGAAAGGAATCACTCCAACTTGGGTTCGAGTTAAAGAAGGGCATGAAATCGAAGGCATGAAAGAAATATTGCTAACCATGAATAACTTATCTAATGGTCAAGCTATGTCATACATAAGATGAGCTTTAAATAAAAGATCAATTTCATATAGTTAGGAGTGCTGTACCTTATGGAAAGCAAAGTGTTTATCAATCCAATTTCGTGCTATGCCCATAGAAGAAAAAATGAGTTGGGAATTATTATTGGTTTTATTGGATATAAGCCTGAAAATCAAGAGTCTAGGCTTTGTTATAAGGTTCGTTTTGAAAGTGATGGAATGATTGACTACGTTCCTGTTTCAGACGTGGAACTGGGTCATTATAGGTTGATTTCTGTATAATTTTTAAAAATAAAAATAAAATATGAGAGGTGAAGTCTATGGTCAACTATCCAGAAAGTTTAAAAGAGGAAGCCGAAAAAATTAAAGACGAAGTAAGAAGTGGAAAATTAGACGAGGAGAAAATAAAAGCCATTGCAAAGTCTGCAGTTGAGTTTCTAAGATCTCAAGAAAAGAGTCACGATCATTGTGCAGAAGTTGCTGGAGCGATTGCTGCAAACCTAGACGAGTTCTTCAAGGCTTACCTAAAAGAGGATTAATACAACAGGATAAAAAGAAAGGATAAAGGGATGTTTATTGAAAAGGTACTATGTTAGATGTAAAGATCATAAAGGCGAAAATACGTCTTTGGTAATTGAGGCGTTATCACCTGAACAGGCAAAAGAACAAGCATATGAAGTACATAAAGTAAGAGATATTTATAATGTGAGTCTGGGAGAAGGCACGTCTAATTATCTTGAACGAAAATATTCTCCATACATAAAAAATAACAACAGCAAGGCGGTAATTATCTTTTCATAGGGAGGACGGATCCGTGCACATATCTGATCCAATAAAAGAAACACTTGTGCAAAATATAGATCAACTTAGTAGCAGAGTTGATGAGTTGTTCATTTATCTTGAAAATGAGTTGCCTTCAACATCTGAAAGACAATGGAAAACTATAGACAAAAAATTCGGTGAGATTTTTACTAAATCTAAGGAATTACAAAATTACATAAGTTGTTTATAAAGGTGAGCAATATCCCCTTGATATAAGGACATCTGTGTTACTTAATATTCAAAATCATCAGTATTTCTTAACAATTATTTATATGATTGGTAGCATTTATTAAAGAAAGAAGGTGATTTATGAGATTGTTTGTTTGATAAGTATTGGTGCCAGATGCGAATTATATTTTTACAAAGGGGATATTTTAATGAACAATTTTTATCGAACGATCTTAGCACTAGTTGCCGTATTTGTCCTAGCCTTTTCAACATTTCCTCCGAACAGTGATGCAAAGAGCACAATCTCAACAGATAATGTCGACAAGGATAAAGTAAAATCAGAGGCAGAATTTATTGCAGATCACACTATTGATGTGAGTAAAAAGACTAAGGAAAAACTTCTATCCAAGGCAGAAAAAGCAATTGAAGATGGAGACATTAAGTATCATAAATCAAACGAAAAGGTATTTGATAATGCATCAGTTAGAGGTATCAAGTATGATGATGGCACAGTAACTTATTCGGTTTCTTATTTATACATGGATACTGAAAAAGTAGACAGAGTTAGCTCATTCAATGTTTCGTTTGATAGCGATATGAATATTGAAGAGTACTATGAAGTTGACATGAAGAAAATCAGCAGTACTCAAAACGAAATGAATTATTGGGTTAATGGTGTTAAGGATGAGGACAAGTCAGGGGTCTTTGAAACAAAACAAACTTCAGAGGACAAAGTAAGTTCATCTAACATGATGAGTGCTCAGAAGAGTTGGACTGGATGCGTATCAGATTGCTTAGGTGATAAGAATATTAGCCAATGGGCAATTACCGGTTTAGCTATTTTATGTGGAGCTGCATGCACAGCTGGTGTTCCAGCAACAGCGGGGACTGCTTGCTATGCTTGTGTAAATTCTGCTGGTATTATTGGTGTAAATGCATTCTTTGATTGTATGGAGAAGTGTAAATGATCAATATCTTAAGTAAGATACTATTTATTTTGTCTGGTTGCGCATTGTTGATCTTTGGGATAATTTTAAAGGATGGAACAATGGCTTTTGGGTTGTTTGCCTTATTATTCATAGCAGCAATAATTGTTCGTGTATTTCATAAACGAACTCAAAACCATTAGCAGCAGCCTTATTGTACTGTAGGGGAGGAAACTCTCCTACTTTTTAAAAAATATTGAGAATAAAAATAAAATAGTTATTGATTAATTGATGAGATGCGAGTATATTAGAAATATAGGGAGCGAGGTGATGCATTGGAGTGTGTTAAATGCAAGGATCACATAGGCGAGATCGTTTATTACATAAGAATAACTGATAACAAAGAATACAGAGAATTCCCGGTACATAAAGAATGCGGAGAAACAATCAAGAAAGAATGCATTGAGAGTTGTAAAGACATGAAATTAGAAAAGACGTTGGAATACTTGCAACTACTTTAAGAGTAAAAATAAAATATTCCATTTATCGAGAATCGAGGTGAATGAAATTTTATATTTAGTACTGGGTCTGATCTTATTCGGCTCAATATTCTTAGGCAATGGAATGGCATGTTTGGTTGAGAATAAGAACTTTAAAGAAGGCAAACCATTTTATCTTACGGTTTTCTTAATCGGAGGATGTTCACTCATTCTTGGAGTTATTCTTACAGTGATATGAACAACGTGAAGGGAAATAGTCAGAAGGAAATATTCATAATTTCCCGGGCAAGCGCAGTATACGACAAATCAAAACAAAAAGTGAGAAGGTGGAAAATGGAGAAGCATAGAGCGGTATTTAAAGGCAAGAAAATAGAAAAGATTTACCTTTTCAGGGTATATCCATCGTGTTTTCATGGCGTCCCTGCCAAACAAAAGCCACCAACTATTGAGCACGAGGAGTTAGATATATCTACTGAAACTTTTTATGAGGATGAAATTAATTTTGAAGTTAACTGCGGCGACACTCTTTACATAAATGAACTTGATGAAAATGTTCATATAGAAAAAAAGGTCAAAATGCTTGATGGAGGATGGATTTACTTCACTGATTATGTCATAAGTACAGTCGAGAATAAGGAGAGTAAAATTCAAGCTGAAAAACAATTAAGGGAGTATTTAGACGGAAGTAAAGGAAAAGAAAAGTATGATAATCAGCTAGGAAATAAAAGGATATCATTTTGGCAACATTTGAAACATGCTTTTAAGAAAGAGATGCAACAGTAGGAGGTGAATAAGTGGGACGACATAAAGCAACATTTGAAGGGAAGATAATTAAGAAAAGTTGGAGGTTAGGCCTGTGTGATGCTCTTGTTCCAATTGAGCAGCAATGTGAATTCCAGACATTTTTTGAAGGAATCATCGACTTAGACCCAATTGAAGTTGGTGGAAAGGTTTATATTCCTGGGTTTAATGAATACGTAGTTGTAACAGACAGGCAGCGCAACACAAAAAATGAATGGACATATCAGACTGACAAGGTAATTAAAACAATTGAGGATAAAGAGAGCCTTGAAAAAGCGATTCAAACACAAGAAAAAATACAGAAATGGAATCAGCAAGTTAAAGAAAACTATGAACGCTTTAAAGAGGAAGAAGAAAAACGTAAAACTTCCTGGTGGAAGAGGCTAACTAAAAAAGACTAAAGGAGAGATATTTATTGAATAAGAATACAAAAGATATTTGGAACGGTTTCTTTATTGGATCAGGTTCCCTGATTGTAGTTGGGTTACTCATTTTTGTTGAAGCATTGACTATGTCACTAGTTGTCTATTATGGATTGAATCACGTGTTAAATCCTTTGCTTATTGATACATACAACATTCAAAATGTCCATATCACTTTACCTCATGCATTTGTTATTGGTGTTTTACTCAACGTATTTGTCAAAGGTGTAAAACGGTCAGATCAGGAAAAAGATGAGAACATTTTCAAGAAAGCCGGTAAGTCTTTACTTCATTCAGCTTTTGCATTGATTGTTCTGTATGTCAGTACATTGTTTATTTAACGAAGGAGGAATCTGAATATGATTAAATCGCAGCAAGTTAAAGTTTTTAGAGAGACGTTGCATTGTGATGAATGCGAGGAAGCTCCAGAGCTCGTGTTTGCAAATATGATGCTCACATCAAACCCACCGAAGTATCCGTTTCAATGTCCATTGTGCATGAAAAAAGTTTATATGCAAACAACTTATCCAAGGGTTAAATACGAATCAGTTGATTGAGATTTAATTAAAAGTTTTATTTTAAACAAAAGAGGAGATGGAAATCATGGATTACGCGAAAGTCAAAGGGAAAAATGTAGTCATTACTCTACCGATCGATTTGTTAGAAGTGGCATTCAACAATAATCCAAACAACTGGGATGAATCAATTAAGGTTAAATTTAAAAGACAATTTGCTAAAGGGTTTGCTGAAAAGATTAATGAAACCTCAACAAATAGTGAAACCGGGTTAACTGTATTTCAGGAAGCAATTGACGAAATATTTGATGAGATGCTAGAGGAAGCTCCAAATTATATTAAAGTCCCTCAAGAGGATTAACCAGAAAAATAGTTTTTTTCAAAAGGAGAGTCAGATATGATTTTAAAAGAAATCTCTGTTTTTAAAGAAAAATTTAATAATTATTTACCGAAGGAAACGAAAATTGTTCTTCACTACCAGAACATTGAAGCTGTTGAGGATGAGGACAGGATTACTATAAACACGGGTAAGAATTCAACAGCATATAAGGTGTTTGATTTGAATGAGGGGATAAAAAGTCCACTTAAAATGAAATTGACAAGTTATGAGGGCGAAACAAAGGTGTTAAAGGCGGACATTAATAAAATTCATTTCAACATGGCAGGAGACTTGGCAGTTAAATTAGAATTCAAAGTGCTCAAAACAATGGCTGGCGGGGCGGTCAGCGAACTGGGATTTTATTCATTACTTTAAAAGGATGATTTTAAGGAGTTGATTAGACATTAGTATAAGTCAAAGGCAGTCTCAACGTATTCGAGAAGCTCTGATAAATTCAAACACAACTGCTGAGGAAATTGGAATGGATAAGGCATTATCAGAAGTTCTCAATCTACTCAAGAGAAGAATTTTGGAGCTGGAATCTTTGTATTATCCAGAGTGGGAATATGAAAATGCAAAAGTGAAGCTTGAAGAGCTTAGAGAAATGGTGAATAGAATTAATGTACTTCGAGGAACCGGGAAGGATGAACAAAGTGAATTTGAAAATGCAGGAAGCGGTTTTACATCTCAGCAAATATGACAGCAGTTCAAAAAGTGCTCAAGATGCACAGAAGTTGTTGAATGCTTTGAAGGATACATACGAAGTAGCTGGTTGCTGGTTTAGACATTATAAAGGGGGTCTGTATAAGGTTATAGGAGAGGTCATTCACACTGAAACAGAAGAAAAGCTGGTTACATATGAAGACCAATACGCTGTTCTTTGGGCAAGACCTAAAGAAATGTTCTTTGGAAAAGTGATTATTGATGGGAAAGAGATTAAGAGATTCACAAAAATAGATTAGGAGCTGATGAAAATGAATAAAAAATATGGACTTTATTGCATGGGAACACTTGTTAACACTTATGATGATGCTATTGAGGCTCACAATGACGCTGTATATGCTCAAGAAGAAAGCGGAGTACCGCATGAAGTAAGAGAAATTCAATAAAAATAAGAGGAGGATATTATATGATTCAAGGGTTTTATAAAGATCAGAAACTTCACCTTCTAGAAGATCCTATGCAGCAGTACACCGTCATGAAAGTTGAAGAAAATGCAGTATGTGTTTACCGGTGGATCGATGATTATAGACACAAGATTGAAAGATTCACAGATGTTGAAGAGGCTAAAAACTCCTTGGAGAAGGGTGGCCGAAACAATAACAAAGGAAGACACAATGAAATTTATGCAGAAACAATTGGAGGATGAATAGATGTCGCAAAGTAACTATAGACCGTCAGTTCCTAGATGGGTTGGCGATATACTAGAGCTAGACAAGAAAAGAAGAAAAAATCAGTACAAAGGCTCACTAACGTCAGGTCAAGAGAAGAAGGACTGGGACGAGTGGAAGCGTAGATATTCAAGAAAATTAAAGTACGCAAGATTAAACGGATGGACGATCGAAGAAGAGTGACAATTCCTAAGGAGGACGAATAGATACGGCTTGAATCTAAATAAAATCACAGTTTCAAAGGAAGGGGAAGCAAAATGAGTGCAGCAAGAAAGTGGAGAGATTTGAGAAGCAAATTAATTGGATATAAGGTCTACGGTAAGTTCAGCGATGTTGTTATTGACCATATTCTCAATGATATGGATAAGTTAGACGTAAGACATGACAAAGATAAAAACAAAAAATAAAGAAAAGGGAGTTGTGGAATGGGAGCTGCTAAACAGTTATACGTTAAGCGCAGTCACTTTGTAACCTTGGATGAAGCAAAAGAAAATACGCAAGTACATATGAAGAATGGTGGTTCATACACTGCTTTAAAAGGAGAGCTGATTGCGACTAATCTTGAAGGGGATCAAATGGTTATCACACAAGAGCAGAAGGATAACTACATTCCAGTACCAATGACAGAGTTATCAGATTATGAAGCTCAAATGGCCAAAGGCTATGCTGAAATGGGAGACATTAATTTAGAAATATCTGAAGCTTTTCATCATGCTGAAAATGAAGCAGAAACAACCACCAACAGTTTGGTTAACGGAGAATATAAAGAATATTGATTATTACATATGAAAGCAAGACAGGTAACGTGAAAAGGTTTGCTCAAGCTTTACAAAGGGAGTTAAACTTCGATGTCATTGAAATTACAGATGACTTAATCATTGAAGAAGAATTTATACATATTACATATACGATAGGCTTTGGGGAAGTACCTGAAAGAACTTTAAACTTTATTATTAAGAATAAAAATAAAATAAAAGGAGTTGTTGTGAGTGGTAACAAGGTTTGGGGTGATAACTATGGTTTAGCTGGGGACAAGCTCTCAGCAATGTTCCACGTACCATTGTTATTAAAGTTTGAACTAAGCGGAACAAAACAAGATTTGCAGAAGATTAATCGGGAGGTACAACTTATTGACAAACACAATACCAAAGTGGATCAAGCTCAATAATGAGATCATGATTCAGAAAGACGGTAAGTTTCAATTTGAGAAGGATAAGGAGGCCGTACACAGTTACTTTGTTGATTACATTAATCAAAACACAGTCTTTTTCCATGACTTAAAAGAGAAACTGGATTATCTGATTAAAAATGATTATTACGAAGAAGAATTCTTAAGCGAATATACATTTGAGCAGATTAAATCAATTTATAAGATTGCTTACAGTTACAAATTCAGATTCCCTTCTTTCATGAGTGCTTTCAAGTTCTACAATGACTATGCATTGAAGACAAACGATAAAACAAAGATCCTAGAGAGATATGAGGATCGTGTCTCAATTGTAGCTTTGTATTGTGCAGATGGTGATTATGAAAAGGCTATTGAGGAAGTACACACTATGATGAAGCAAGAGTATCAGCCGGCAACGCCTACTTTCCTTAACGCGGGACGTAAGCGAAGAGGCGAAATGGTGAGCTGTTTCTTACTTGAAGTAAGCGACAGTTTGAATGATATTTCACGTGCTATTGATACCTCTATGCAGCTTTCTAAGCTAGGTGGAGGAGTAGCATTGAATCTAAACAAACTAAGAGCCAAGGGTGAAGCAATTAAAGACGTAGAGAATGCAACTAAAGGTGTCGTAGGTGTTATGAAGCTATTGGATAATGCTTTTAGATATGCAGATCAAATGGGTTGATTTGGCCCCTTTCGTCAGAAATGGCGATCGAAAACCTCTTTAATTCATGGGAACTCCTACAGGGACAATCATGAGCGAAGCTAGACTAAAGTCTTGAACGTGCAACGACTAGCCGACAGGCGTAGGCTGCAAGCTATTGGCAGTCGAAACAGGAGGCATCCTAAAGGATGAAGATATAGTCTAATCTTCATGGCAACATGAAGCAGCCGTATGGCGGGGCGTGCTTAGCGAACACGTCTGAATGGTCTGCAAAGACAAGGATCAGGAGCAGCTTATCTAAGTGTATTCCATCCCGATATTACAGACGTCCTTGATACCAAAAAAATAAGTGCTGATGAAGATGTCCGAGTTAAAACACTATCTATTGGGGTAGTTGTTCCTGATAAATTCATTGAATTGGCAAGAGAAGATAAGGATTTTTACATGTTCTATCCTCATTCAGTTTACAAAGAATATGGGCAGTATCTTGATGAGATGGACATCAATAAAATGTATGATGAGCTTGTTGAAAACCCTAGGGTTAGAAAAGCCAAGGGAAATGCTCGAAAGCTGTTAGAGCAATTGGCCATTCTAAGAAGCGAATCTGGCTATCCTTATATCATGTTTGCTGACAATGTAAATAAAGTGCATCCAAATGAACATATTTCAAAAGTGAAGTTTTCTAATTTGTGCTCTGAAGTCCTCCAAGCATCACAAGTGTCAGTCTATACAGATTACGATCAGGAAGACGAAATTGGTTTAGATATCTCATGTAATCTTGGATCCATGAACATTGTAAACGTAATGAGCAATCAATCAATTGCCTCAACGGTCAGAATAGCAATTGACTCATTGACAACTGTTACAAGAAAAACAAACATTGTTAACGCCCCAGCTGTTGCGAGAGCAAATACACTAATGCGATCAATTGGTCTAGGGCAGATGAACCTGCATGGTTTTCTAGCTCAAAATAAAATCGCTTATGAAAGTGAAGAAGCTAAGGACTTTGCAAATACATACTTTATGATGGTTAACTTCTACTCCCTGCAGCGTTCAATGGAAATTGCAAAAGAAACAGGGGAGACTTATTACAAGTTTGATGGATCAACCTACAAATCAGGCGAGTATTTTGAGAAGTACGTGACAAATGATTATAGCCCTAAATATGAAAAGGTTAAAATCCTGTTTGGAGATCAACATATTCCTAACATTGAAGATTGGATGAAGCTTAAAGAGGATGTTATGAAATATGGCTTGTATCATTCGTATAGGCAGGCTATTGCACCTACAGGAAGCATCTCATACGTTCAATCATCTACGGCCGGTGTAATGCCTATTATGGAGAGAATCGAGGAACGTACATACGGAAACAGTAAAACATATTATCCAATGCCAGGTTTATCGGCTCAGAGTTGGTTCTTTTATAAGGAAGCATACGACATGGATATGTTTAAGGTAGTTGATCTTATTGCAACGATTCAGCAGCACGTCGACCAAGGCATCTCGTTTACGCTGTTCTTGAAGGATACGATGACGACGCGCGATCTGAACCGGATTGACTTATACGCGCATCACAAAGGCGTCAAGACGTTGTATTATGCGAGGACGAAGGATACCGGACAGGATTCATGCTTGAGTTGTGTAGTTTAAACGAAGAGGAGGCGGAGAAATGAAGCATTATTATGAATTCAGAGAGAACGAGTATTACGCGTTGGTTGTAGTAAACGTTGAGGATAACGATCTTTATACAAAGCCTCATGTAAAGGCGGCTGAACTTTATTTTGAGTGCGTCGGAGGTGAGAGCGTAATGGAAATTTTAGAAGAGGCTCAGCCAATCTTGATAACTGAAGAGCTGGCATTTTTACGCGTTGCTCAAGATACAAGCGTTCATGATACTAGCGTGGGAGAGTTACTAAAGGAATTTCAAGAAGCGACTGACGTAGTTTTATTAATAGATGGCTCACTACTTTAAACGATTGGAGGACGAATAATTGACGAACGCAAACGCAATCCACACGGCGGCCGATTGGTCGCGCCACGAAGATGATTTCACCCAAATGTTTTACAACCAAAACGTAAAGCAGTTTTGGCTTCCGGAAGAGATCGCATTAAACGGCGATCTTCTCACTTGGAAGTATTTGGGTAAAAATGAGCAGGATACGTACATGAAGGTGCTCGCCGGCCTGACACTGCTTGATACAGAGCAGGGGAACACGGGCATGCCGATTGTGGCCGAGCACGTCGAAGGCCATCAAAGAAAAGCAGTATTAAACTTTATGGCCATGATGGAAAACGCTGTCCATGCGAAGTCTTACAGTAACATCTTTCTTACATTAGCTCCAACCGAGCAGATCAATGAAGTCTTCGAATGGGTGAAAAACAATAGGTTTCTTCAAAAGAAAGCAAGAACAATTGTTTCAATTTATAAAGCAGTTCAGAAAAACGATGAAATTTCCTTATTCAAAGCAATGGTTGCATCTGTGTTTCTGGAGAGTTTCCTATTCTATTCAGGGTTTTATTATCCACTTTACTTTTATGGACAAGGGAAACTCATGCAGAGTGGAGAGATCATTAACCTGATTATTTAATAGTCCCTTTTGTCGGCAACGGCAAATGTGAACCTCTCTAATTGCTGGAAAATCCTTTTTAGGACAATCAGCAGCGAAGCTATGCGAACCCAAAGGAGGTGAAAATGATAAGGAAAGAAGTCGATGAAGCACCTTGGTGGATAACGGAAACGGGAGTTATCATATCAAAAAAATTAAAGAAACCAAGAAAGACATTTATTACGCCACATGGCTATGAAATGATAGGATACACGCATCCGAATAAAGGAACACAGAACTTTTTAGTACATAGGTTAGTCGCAAAATATTTTATTCATGAAATACCAAAAGGAATGTTTGTAAACCACATAGATGGAAATAAACTAAACAATCACGTTCGGAATTTAGAGATAGTTACACCTAAAGAAAATACTCTACACGCAATGAAAATTGGATTAATGTCAGGACAACCTGGAGAAAGTAATTCAATGTCAAAGCTCACAGACTCAGAGGCAACAAATTTAATCTATGATTTGCTTGCTGGAATGAACAATGTTGAAGCTGGTGAAAAATACAGCCTTCATCCTCGTTACGTTAGTCTGATTCGACATAAAAGAAGATGGAAGACTTTATGGGATCGCATAGAACGTTCAACGACTATCGCATAGGCGGCGAAATTCCGCAAAACGAGTAGGGCGCAAGCTATTGGCGTGGGTGAGAACCCCTTAAATCGAAACGGGAGGCATCCTACAGGGATGATGATATAGTCTGCTCCTTACGGTAACGTAAGGCGGTTGCAACAGGGCAACGAGCCGAGAGTAGCGAACTCGGTTGAACTAGGGGTATTAGAGACGAAGCGATACACGGCGTTTACATCGGTTTATTAGCACAGGAGATATATAAGAACCAAACTCCTCAGAAGCAAAAGGAACTGTATGCATGGGCTTTAAGCTTGCTGAAGGAGCTTTATGAAAATGAATTGGAGTATACAGAAGATGTTTATGATCAGGTTGGTTTAGCTCCAGATGTGAAGAAATTCATCAGATACAATGCGAATAAAGCTTTAAACAATCTTGGATTCGATCATTGGTTTGAAGAAGAGGATGTTAATCCAATTGTTATTAATGGATTGAGCACAAAGACTAAATCCCATGACTTCTTTTCAACTAAAGGAAATGGATACAAAAAAGCAACTGTTGAGCCATTAAGGGATTCTGATTTCATTTTTACCGAGAAAGGATGTATTCAATGAGATTAATTAAATTAGAGCAACCTAATTGCAATCCGTGTAAAACGGTGTCCAATTACTTAAAACAAGCAAATATTCAATTTGAAACAGTTGACGTTACACAGGAACCAGAAGCAGCAGCAAGATTTGGTGTCATGGGAGTACCGGTAACCATTCTTCTGAGTGAACAAGGAGAAGAAGTAAAGCGGAGTATTGGATTTAAGCCAGGTGAGTTAGACGCCTTAATAAGTGATTTAAGGGTTCAATAATGGGATTATTGATATTGGCTGGAATTGTTCTTGTTATAACAATAATAGTTGTTTTAATAGATACATACGGGGAATTGATTTTATCTGTAATCTGTGGATTCGTTGCTGCAGTTGTTGTACTAATTGTTGCTGGACTTATTGCAGTGTTTTTCCCCTTTGATAACCACGCAGTATTAGAAGAAAAGGTAAGTGTTTATTCAATCAAAGACAACATTAATGTCAGTGGAAAATTTGTACTGGGTTCAGGGATCATCGACGATACACAATATTTGTATTTCGTAATAGAAAAAGAAGGGTTTAAGTCAGTACATAAAGTTAAAGCAGAAACTTCTAGAGTAAAAGAAGGAAACTATAAAACTCCATATGTGAAAAAGTATCGTTATGAATATACGAATAAATTTGTAAGGTTCATGTTTGGGGAATCTCCGCCTTTTAAGGATAGCTCATACGATTTCTTTTTACCGGAGCATACGGTTACCCAGGAATATAAAGTTGACCTTGAATAGTCAATAAACAGGTAAGTTTAAACAAACTAAAATTAAAGGAGCTAACACATAATGCAAATTAGAATCAAATACTTAGATAAGACACAAACAAGAATCAACAAAATTGAGCAAGGGGATTGGATTGATCTTCGAGCAGCTGAAGATGTAGTAATCAAAAAAGGTGAATTCAAACTTATCCCGTTAGGAGTGGCAATGGAGCTACCAGAAGGATATGAAGCTCATGTTGTTCCTCGTTCAAGCACATTTAAAAACTTTGGCATCATTGAGACAAACTCAATGGGTGTTATTGATGAGTCCTACAAGGGAGACAATGATTTCTGGTTCTTTCCTGCATATGCTTTACGTGATACAGAGATTAAAAAAGGGGAACGTATCTGTCAGTTCAGAATCATGAAGAAGATGCCAGCAGTTGAATTGATCGAGGTAGATCATCTGGGCAATGATGATCGAGGTGGACACGGATCGACTGGGACTAAGTAATACAAGCCCTGGCTTAGATCATGATGTTTGTCCAGTGGAGGGTCTTAGCCAGGGTACAACTTAAAATACTCAAAAAATTCAACAATTATACCTACAAAGGAGATGCTGGATGAAAAAAAGATTACGTAAAAAGGCGTGGATGACAGGGAATATAAAACAGGGCGAATTCATGTTTAATGTAATTGATAAGGTAAATGCAGATGGGCATGTATATTATCCAAAAGGACACTATCATGTAGACAGGAAAGGTAATATGTACAAGTTTAAAATTTAGAAAAAGCGAAATTGTGATGGCTAAAGTTTATAAAGAACTTAGGGATACCAAAGGATGTCGATTGAATGAACATCTCTATAAAAGAAGACTTTTATCTAAACAATAAGGAGGAAAAAGACGATAAACAATAACAATCATAAAGATTTGCAAGCAAAATATGACGACATGCTCTTCAGGAATGGTCTGTGTTTAGGATTTATTCAAAAACATGGGCTTGAAGATGTGTTTTTGGAGCATATGAAACAAGTTGCAGCTTATGAAGAAGACCAAAGGTATAGAGTTGCAGCAGTTAATTTATTGAGTTTATTAGAATCAAATTAAAACAAAAAGGAGATTTGAAAATGAAAATTTCAATTAAAACAAGGCTACATCCGACTGATCAATATAAGGTTGACGACTTTATTAATGCATTTAAGAACTTGCCGCCAGAAATAAGAATTCAGCTTTCTATGGACAACGGGAACAGTTGGCTGTTAGAACAAGTGTCAGTGAAAACAGAAAGAATCCTTCTTGATTGTTTACAAGAAGAAATTAAAAATATTGATAATCACCCTCTTTATTCTCATGCCACTTCATTAGGGCAAACTGTATTCCACAATACTCATAAAATTGCCGATGTTTTCAAAGAGTATGTGAAGAAATATGAATAATCACATAAAGAAAATAAAAAACCATCTAAAAGAAATAGACAACCTTAAAAATGGCCTAAAATTATTCAGTGAAGATGAAGAAGAATACATAAGCTTATTAGCTAAGATTCAACATCAGTTTGACTTAATTTCAGATGAATCATTGGAAGGGTTTAAAGAACTAACATTACAAATAAGAAACACAGGTCAGAAAAGAATTCAACGGGGAATTGATCAGTTACCTCACGCAATCAAAGAAAGTGTAAGTGAGGAAATTAAAGACATGAAAAGAGCTGGAGAGTTGTTTGATTAGTTTTAGTTATTTATAGAATGAAAATAAAATAAGGAGATGGATTAGAATTACATATTTTACGTTATTACTTGCAGCATACTTTTTTGCACTAAACATTAATGAAATTAGATTAGTTACTCGAGGAGAACAGAACGTATACGCTAAAGTTACACATATGCTTTCTAATTCACCGTATAAAGAACTGAAGAAGAATAAGAACTTAGTGTATGTCATTACATTGTTCAAGGGGATTTCGTTCATTATCCCCTTGGCTACTATTGGACTGATTACGCACGGTAACTTGCTAATGTTAGCTTGGACAGCTTTTGCTTTAATTTATACCGGTTTAGCAATGTTTAAAATTCTTGATGTTTTGGAAGGTGACTCAAACAATAAGCAAAACAAGTTCGTGTATATGCTGTTTGTTTGCGGTAATATTGTCTTCGTGGTTAACTTTATTATTGGCTGGTTCGTTTAATCGTCTAATTCATGATACGGTTCAAGCCATTTAAGCCCTGGCCTAGAAGGATGTCTTGGTGAATTCTTAACTGTGAGAAGCCTGTTGTGATGGGTTTTGATAGCAAATACCTCGTCTTTATTTATTCCTTTTAGGAGTTGTTTAACATCTTGGCATTGCTTATTAAAACTTCGTTTATCGAAACGTTTTGGACAATCACCCCAAGCAAAGATTACCTTTTTAGATTCTTTGGCTAAATTGGCTATAATTTGATGATTAGTCTTAACAGTAGCTTCATACAGGCTCCTGTTCTCTTTCTGAAGCTTATGAATTATTGAGGATAATTCCGCTGAATTTGTTTCGTAAAAAGGATAGAGATTGACAATATGAATGTATCCAACTTCATTTAATGAGTGGCTAAAATTACACAACTTAGTTATAGTGAGGTCGGATACTTCTTTGTCAGCAATACTTGGATTTAACATAATAAACACATACGAAGAGTCTAAATTATTGTTAAGCTTTATTGATAAACAATATCTTGCTTCAATTGAGTCTGTTAATCTTTCAGTTTTACATTCCAGTACTTCTTTAACCACCGCTGGCTTGTATTTGTAAACAGACAAAAAGATCACCTCTTTCCATTATGTAGGCAAGAATATTTTACCAAACGATGGAATTGAAAGGAAGGAAATTATGAGTCAATTTGATATGCAGTACAACACAATCATAAATGACATAATTAATAATGGGGTATCAGACGAAGAATTCGATGTTAGAACCAAATGGGATACTGATGGAACACCAGCACATACATTAAGTGTAATCAGCAAGCAAATGCGTTTTGATAATTCAGAAGTACCGATTTTAACGACTAAAAAAGTCGCCTGGAAAACGTCAATTAGAGAATTACTTTGGATATGGCAGCTTAAATCAAATGATGTTAACGAATTAAACAAGATGGGCGTACATATCTGGGATCAATGGAAACAAGAAGACGGTACAATTGGCAAAGCATATGGATATCAGCTTGGTAAGAAGAACAGAATGCTAAACGGTGAGAAAGTTGACCAGGTTGACTATCTTATTCATCAGTTGAAAAATAATCCATCATCACGCAGACATATTACTACGCTTTGGAATCCTGATGAATTAGACTCGATGGCTTTAACCCCTTGTGTTTATGAGTCACAATGGTACGTAAAACAAGGAAAGCTTAACTTAGAGGTAAGAGCCCGTTAATTACTAGCGGCTTTGCGTAGTAATACGCATTGTTAACTCTGTTAATTGCTGGGAAGCCCTAACGTGAATGTAGCCGAGGGTAATCAGCAGCCAAGCACCTAAAAGGGTGAAGGTTCAACGACTATCGAAACCCCATCTGTTGGAGGGAGTAGAGTACATCACAAGCTATTGGTGATGGAAAAGCAGAGTATCCTATTTGATCCTGTATTATAATTTAAAGTAGAGGGTGATTAAATAAAATCAGGCGTTTATAAAATAACAAATAAAAATACAGGAAAGTTTTATATTGGCAGTTCAGAAGACTGTGAAAAGAGGCTAAAAGTACATTTTGGAAATCTAAAAAACAATAGACATATTAATAGATATTTAAATAACTCGTTTAATAAACATGGAGAGCAGGTATTTATTGGAGAGGTAGTACATATTTTACCCAAAGAAGAGGCTATGGCCAAGGAGCAATGGTATATTGATAATTTTTATGAAGAAATGTACAACATAAGTAAATCAGCTTACCGTGGCGGTGACCTAACAAGCTATCACCCAGATAAAACAAATATCATCCTCAAAAGAGCCGACAGTTTGAAGAAAGTCTATTTGAAGATGTCGCCTGAAGAAAAGGCTAAGCGATGGCAATATGTTCAAGGAGAAAATAATCCGATGTTTGGAAGAAAGCATACTGAAACGACAAAGCTAAAGATATCAAATCATAATAAGCTTTATTACTCAACTCACGATAACCCTTTTAAAGGTAAAAAACATAGTGAGGAGAGTAAGGCCAAGTTGTCAGAATATGCTTCTCAAAGAGTGGGTGAAAAAAATCCGTTCTATGGAAAAACACACAGTGATGAATTTAAGACTTATATGTCTAAAAAGTTTAAGGGCAGAAAGCCGAAAAATTCAAGACCAGTTATCATAGATGGAACAGAATATGAAAGTGCTACAGAAGCTTCAAGGCAGTTAAATGTAGTTCCTGCTACTATCCTCCATAGAATCAAAAGCAAAAATGACAAATACAGTGGATACTTTTACAAATAGGATAATGATATAGTCTGACCTTTATGGAAACATAAAGCTGCGAAAGCGGGTAGAAAGTAGCGACTTCTACTGAACATAAGTGAGTAATGATATGGCTTTGGGGAATCCGTTTAATGTGTTCCAGTACAATGTATTGCAGCGTATGATTGCTCAAGTTACCGGATATGAGCTAGGTGAGTATATCTTCAATATCGGAGACTGTCACGTGTACACTCGTCATATAGACAATTTGAAAATTCAAATGGACAGAGAGCAGTATGAAGCACCTGAGTTATGGATTAATCCAGATGTAAAGGATTTCTATGATTTCACAATTGACGATTTCAAGCTGATTAATTATAAGCATGGAGACAAGCTTTACTTTGAGGTAGCAGTATAATGCTATCTCTTATTGCTTGCTGCGATAAATCAATGGCTATTGGGTATGAAAATAATTTGCTTTACCATATTGCTGAAGACATGAAACGTTTTAAAGAACTCACTACAGGAAAGTTGTGTATTCAGGGGAGGCTTACATACGAATCGATCGTAAACATTACAGGAGAACCACTTCAGAATCGAAGGAATATCATATTAACTAAAAACAAGGATTACAAACCTGATCATTCTTCATTTGTTTATCACTCGATTGATGATGTGTTGAAGCTTATACGAGGACAATTGGATAAAGATGAAGAAGTAATGGTCATTGGAGGAGGCGCTATTTACGAGGCATTCTTACCCCATGCAGATAAGGTTTATTTAACGATTGCTGATTCAGTCGCTGTGAAGGCAGATTCATATTTTCCAAGGTTAAATGACGATTGGAGAGTAATTGAAAAGGATCATAGAAAATCAGAAAACAATACCACATATAATTATTCATTTGTGACTTACTCAAAATAATTTAAGAATAAAAATAAAATAGTTATAGACTTTTAGAAAGTTGAATGATAAGATAAAGACAAGTTAAAAGCTTGTCTTTTTTTTACATAATTTTAGAATAAAAATAAAATAATTAAAAGGAGTGATGGTATGAAAACTGTAAAAGATTATCTTGTTTCCATTTCCAAGCCTCTTGTTGCAATTGAGGAGACTAAACAACGACTTCAAAATGAAATTGATAACCTTTATAAAGAGCTAGGGAAAGTTGATAAAGAGCTCAATGAATTTTATCACAAGTTAGAAGAGGCAAAATTTAATGCTTCAGAGGGATATCATCTTTCGTTAAAAGGTCAAAGGATATTGAGAAAGAGAAGAAACTTAAAACAAGAGCTCCAATTAATGAACACACTTTTCGGGAGTTTGAACAATAACGGTTGGACTCTTGAATCACTAAAAATTGCAGAGTATAAAATTAGCAAAAAGAAAAACAAGCATTTACAGTATGAATCAGTTTAAAGACATAATCCACATTCACAGTATGAATACATATTTAATCCTTATAGGGAGGTGATAAATTGCAACAAAAAGAGCGAGAATTGTTGTCAAAGAAAGAACAGCTTGAAATTGATGTTTTAGAAAAGGAAGCAGCTTTACTCCGGCTAGAAGTGGAACAAGAAGATTTCAATCTCCACAAAATTGGGGAGATCGGAGTACTTAAAGATTTTCTCTTATACATAAAGAAATACAGAGCAATGTTTACTGTGCAGCAAGCAGAAGAATTTAGAGATATGGATGACCGAATGAAAGAAATCATCAAAGTCCATGATGGACAAGTAATGATTGATGAAGAAGGTTTAGAGGCGTTTATTGAGGAAATTGAGAATCAAATTAATTTAATTGGGAGTGGAGGATATAAGGGATGGAAAACGTAAATCAAACGGTGATCAATAATGCGAATACGGTAACGACTCCGGTCTGTACAACGCTAGAGGAACGTTTATGGAAGCTGGAGAAAAGCGCCCAAGCCCGCCGTGATGGAATCGTTGAGCAGGCGAAGGCGGACGTTGAAGACTTGAAGGAATGCGGCAGAACACACGCCGGTAAGCCTTTTGATTACCGCCTTAAAATGATTTGTGTAAAGTCGGAGTTCATCGTGAATCGAGATAAACGAACAGTGGTAGTTTTACTGAAGGGAGCCGGAAATAAATTCATATACGCTAGAGGTATCGCCAAAGCCGCCCCTGACGACTGTTTCAACGTTCACATCGGAAAGGCGATTGCGCTAAGACGTGCTTTGGGTCTGACGGTACTGGACGAATACTTGAACGCTCCGCAGCCGACTGAAGTTCGTGTGGGCGATGTTATAGAAGTTACATTAGATAGCGGAGAAATAGAGAAAAAGCCTGTTATTTCTTTAAAAGCAGGAAGTCTAAATGCGCATTTGCCGGGAAGGATTATACAGTACCCATCGCATTATGCAAAAATCATCAACGACTCACGTGAAGAGGTGGGCGAATGAGTATTACTAAAATGGAAACGCGAAAAGTATTTGATAGAAGTAAGATCGGAAAAGGCGACGTAATTGAATTTACCGAATTAGGATTTCGTCTATTTCGCAAACCTCAATCGTACCGAATTTCAACAAAAACTGTCGGAGTTGTTAAATATGTCTACGATGAGGATGTTGTTGTATATGCGCGAAGTCAATCTGAAAAATGGGAAACGAATCATGTAACGGAAGTATCAGTGCCGATCGGTCTTGCGGATACGATTCGGGTAATACATCGCCATCCAGCGAACGAGAATTAACGAAAGGAGGCGCGTGAGTGACGTATCATAGACGCCTAAAGACAAAGGTGTTTAAAAAATATAGCGGATATGATTGGACTTGCGATGGAATGTTTGAAAAACCAAGAGTGAAAGGCAGCGATAAAAGAAAGCGGTCGAAGCATGAGCGAATAATCCGAAAAGTGATGGATAAATAAGAAATTAGTTATTACGACTAAGTTAATATGAAGTCTGTATTTTAAAGAGAAGGTGATGCAGTGAAAGAGTCGTTGAAGAATGATTTTCAAGAGTTTATGAGTATTGCAAAAAGCTTTCTTGCTGTTTCTGGAGCAGTCTTTTGGTTATTGATAATTTCACTCGTTTTTGCTGGGGGCTATTAAAATGAATCAATCATATAAAGTTAGTCTAGAAAAATTACCAATTGAAAGCTTAGAGAGACTGAAAACAGACATACAAAATAGAATTAATGATGGATTGCGTACCGATAACAATGCATACATAAAAGACCAAAGAAGAAAACTTCAAATCGTTTTAGACGAGCTGGTTAGACGAAGTACATTTGTTCACTAAAGGAGGTGAATACAATGCCAGTAGTACTTTATGGATTTGGAAGAGGAGCATAAAAAGAGAGGGGAGTAATCCCCTCATACATTAATGAAATTGGCCATTCATGCTTTGTTGGGCTAGGCGAACTAAACGTTTTGTGATTTCTCCACCTACTGAACCGTTTGCTCGGCTAGTTGTCTCAGGCCCTAAGTTCACACCGAACTCAGAAGCAATTTCATACTTCATTTGTTCAAGGGCACCAGCAGCTTGAGGCACAAGTAATTCATTGCTGTTGTTTGATCTGTTTTGTTGAGCCATATGATCATCTCCTAAAGTTGTATGTAAACAAGCTTGTTCAATTGTATTGTGTGGAGATGTTTTGTAAATATACACATTAAATTTGAAGTGAGGTGATTTAAATGTCAATTGGTCATGGAGCATGAGTTAACACGTACTTAAACAAAGAAGGGGGATAAAATGAAAATTGATTATGTTTCAGATCTGCATATTAATCACTGGATCCCTTGGAACAATAACCAAATCAAGTGGGAAAAGCGAACAAGGGAGATTGTTAGAAGGTTAATATCGAATGGAAATGGTGAGGTATTAATCATTGCCGGTGACTTTACTGAGTGGAATCAACAGACACTGTGGGTACTTGATGAAGTAGCAAAGCAGTATGATAAGGTTTACTTCACATATGGTAATCATGATCTTTATTTACTCAGTAAAAATCAGCAACGAAAATATTCCGATTCATTGGGAAGGGTAAAAGATTTAATTCAGAAGGCTGTAGACATCAAAAATGTCACTCCATTAATAAAGTCTACGGATACATACAAAGGGAAAGTCTTTGCAGGAGATGTTATGTGGTATCTTCCAAAAGGAAATGAAGGATGGGATTTCTTCAAAGGTGTCTCTAATGATTCAAACTATATCAGCCTTAATGGATACAGCAAAGAAGATGGGGTACGAGCAATGTGGAAAGAATCAATGGGCTGGTATGACACTCTTGAAAACTCTCACATTGATGTATTTGCCTCACATGTTCCACCTGTTCACAATCCTTATTCTCCGTTTGAGCCTAACAGCTGCTATATGGTTGATGTCCCGTTCATTAACGCAAAACATTGGGTTTGTGGTCATGATCATTTACAAGCTGAGTTTGACAAAGATGGAACGAGCTTTCACATGAACTGCATTGGATATCCATATGACTATGATATGTATCCTAGAGTAAATGAGATACCAGGTAAGCAAGTTGATACGTATAAAACGTTTGAGCTGAAGACATTTGAAATATGAGGTGAATTCGTGAAGAAAAAATTAGGTAATGTGTGGACAGTTGTATATAAAGATCATGATGAAGAACCTATGGCCTTTTCATACTATTCCAAAACAGATGCGGAGATTGCAAAACAGACAATTGAAAAATCAAACGGTACTCATTTAGTTAATGAAAAGGAAGAAGTCGTAGGGCATATTCATTTAGACTGGGTCTATTTAATCCAGGGGAGGTTAATTAAAACCGACTAAGAGAGAAAATAAAATTCTAATTTTAATCAGAAAAGAGGTGCAATAGATGAGTTGGGGTATATCACCAGATGCGACAAATAAAGAGCAATTGAAGGCTGAAATGGCTGATTACTTAAATGGTTTGAACTCAACAGGAGCAATAAGCTATGCAGTATACAGTGAAGCCATTGATTTCTCTATGAAAATACTTGACCAAATGTATGACTTGGGAAAGTTTGAAAAATAACTTGTTAAACATTGATTTTTATCCGGAGAGGGGGAAATGAACAATGGATTACACAAAGCTGTTAGAAGAAAAGTACCCAATTAGCATTATTCAGTATGTAAGACAGAGAGAGGGTTTAGATAAGAAAGACGGCGTCATGGATAAAGAAATTTTAGAAATGACGAACTCAGAAGTGTTTAGAGAGGTTCTAGCATGGAATGGTTTTCTTGGAGGATGGGATCACATAATTAAAGATTGGGTTAAGAGCATTTATGGAATCGATCTTGATGACTTTGAAAAGTGAAACCATGCCATAATGGACAATGCAATGAATTTGACTATCCTTCGACTGGAGATGAAACTGATTTTGATTGTCCTAAATACGAAGGAAACGAAATTTGATATTTAATAAAGCAGTAAAAAGGCTTTTGAATTTTATACAGGGAGCTTTTAAATATGAAAGCAGCCCCACAAAAACCATAAAGAATGTTCGTCAACAATCCTATGAATAATCCCGAAAGGAAGTGACTTTTATAATTTTAATAAGCACGATTGTCGTATTGTCTATTTTAGTATTGCTAGGGAAAGGACACGAAGGTCATTGTTATAAGTGCCATAACGGACATCTATTTAACAAGCCTCGAACTCAGACAGTTCAGGACTACGATGGTTTTAACGAAGAGATAAAAGTATGCCCTTATTGCGGATGCGACGAGTCTTTTTATGAGAAATTAACAGGTGTCCATAATGAGGTTTAGGTAAAGAACTAGTTAAAAGGTTGATTTTTTACAGAAACGTGGTGATGACTTAATGAGCTCATTTGAAGAATTGGCTAGAGAAAATGAAAAAATCGCCAGAAGGAAAGCAAAACGTATTCAAAGAGCTAGAGAATACACCTATCACATCAAACTCTCCTTTTCAAAAGCTGATCCGAAATTAAAATTTTATCTTACTCAGTCTTTTGACCAACTAAGAAAAATTTTAAAGAATGATGATAAAGAAGATAATAAATATAACATTTGAATGAAAAGGAGATGGATGTATGGGCAATAAAAAGAGAGGGGTAATTCACCTATACAAATATGATTTTGAAGATGGAAAATATGCTTTAAATATAGGCTGTGATGGGTCTGCCAACTTAGACACAAAGGCATTTAGAATAATGTTAAATCAATGCGTAGGACATCCTAATATGACGCTATTTGATGAGAAATCTAAAAGGGATGAGAGGTATGAAAAAGCAAGAAGAATGCTTGCAGATGCAGGGTATACAATAGAAGAAAAATAGATAAAATGTTGATTTAATTTAAAAGAAGGGGGACAAGGGTTGAATGATTTTTGGCAGATTCTCAATCAAGTAAAAAAGATTAGAACTTTGACGACAACAAAAGAATTAACTTTACAGATGCTCAGTGGTTATTATGAGGTAACGATTGAAACAATTAGAACTATTGTGAAAAGGAACAAGAAGGTTTTAAAGCACAATAAGGAAATACGGATAGTCAGAACAGCTGACATGCAAAACGAGAAGCTTTTTCAAACAGACAAATACAGAACAGTGAGCAAACTTTCATTAGTTAATTTACATGGTGTGATAAGAATAGGCTTACTTTTACAGAGCAGTGAAATTGGGAGTCAATTTCAGAAAAATATTAGACATCTTGAATTGCCTGAAAAATTGAAAGATGTAGTGATTGGGAATGCAGAGTATAAATCAAAAGAGAAAAAATTAGGATCGTTTATCAGTACAGTTTTTAAAGACGTATTCAGTATTGAGGAGCAAGTGAAGTGTGGAGTTTACTATATTGATTATGTAATAGATAAAAAGGTTGCTATCGAATGTGATGAACATGGGCATAAATATTACTCAAAACATAAGGAATTGGAAAGAGAAGAATACATAAAAAGAAATGGATTTAAGTTAATAAGATTCAACCCAGATAGTGAGGAATCAATTTTCGAACTAATCAACAGGGTATTCATGGAATGTCAAACTGCATAAAATCAGTCATTTATTTAGAATAAAAATAAAATAAGAGAATTAGAGGTGGATGGTAATAGCTGAAGAATATAAAACTATTCAAATACTATTCAACAAAATGGAAAGACAAATGGGTACGGTGAAAGAAGCTCTCGAGAACAAAGAATACGAAAGAGCCCACCGTAACCTAATCAACCTTTCGGATAATAATGAAGAATTGATGCAGGAAATCAGATGGACTCGAAAAGGGATTAAGATTTAACTTTTCTTCTTTCTTCGTGGTTCCATTCGTACAGCTCTTCAATTGAGCAACCAATGGCATCAGCAAAAGTCATGCCAGTAGCTAAGTTCATATTTGCTTTAGCTCCACTTATATAATCGTGGATACGTTGTCTCGGATATCCTGTGCGTTTGAAAAGGTCATCAACTGTGAGGTCATATTCAAACATTAATTCATTTAAACGAGGGCGGAGGGGTGTCCATTGCTTCATTTCGTACACTTCTTTCAATATTAATTAACATAAAACAGTGTAGCAAAGGTTTATTCTAATTTCAATTTTAGTTTCAATATTTTAGGAGAGTGATTGATTGGGAGGTACAAACCAAGGTAAGGTTTTTGAAGCAAATATAGAAAAATCAGCTGCAGATCAAAAGCTGTTCTTCTATAGAATTAAAGATGTTAATCCAATGTTTTTGAAAAGGGGAGCAGCTGTATCAAAAAATAAATATGATTGCTTCTTGCACTTTAAGGGGTACTTATTCCCATTAGAGCTTAAATCCACAAAGGATAAGTCTATTGCCTTTCAAGAGAAGATTATAAAGCCGCAGCAGATAAAACACTTAAAAGAGGCTACGCAATATCCAAACGTAATCCCTGGGTTTCTGTTTCAATTTAGAGAGCCGGAAAATAAAGTTTATTTCGTACATATTAATGATTTCCTTACATATAAGAACATAGCTGAAAATCAGTTGTCACATACATATAAGAATAAAGTAAACAAATCCAGTATCCCAATCTCCATATGTGAAGAGATAGGTACTGAGGTACGCTTGATGAAGAAAAAAGTTAACTATACATATTACTTGAACAAGCTTTGCGATGATTTGATTAAAAAAGAACAGCAGAGTGTGAGCGCTGTATGAGTGAATTCGTTAAATCATCTTCAAAGCAATCGTTTGAAATAGAAAAATATCATATAACGATTGAAAGCATGAATCAACCATCGGCTGAAGCAATTAAGAAAGTCAATTTAAAAGTGAATGAAGTAATGTCTAATTTATTAGCAAAAGAAAAGAGCCATTAATCTGGCTCTTTTTATTGTTGTACTTAAACTATAATGCTTGTGACGATTATCGGGATGACCTTAATGCCGGTCGCGATGAATCATATTGCCGGCGGGGAAGGCAGCAAGGATTTCGGTGATCCGGCTAACCTTGCCCTCGGATTTACGGTGCTTGTCATCATCGTGCTGCTTTATCGGTTTACAAAAGGATTTTTGAAATCCATTTCAATTTTAATCGGCATTGTCATCGGGACGGCCATCGCATATTTTATGGGAAAAGTGCAATTTGACAATGTGGCGAATGCTGACGCCATTCAAATGATTAAACCGTTTTATTTCGGGACGCCGACATTTCATGCGGCACCGATTATTACGATGTCAATCGTTGCCATTGTCAGCCTTGTTGAATCAACCGGCGTCTATTTCGCTCTCGGTGACCTGACAAACAGGCGCCTGTCTGAACGTGATTTAGCAAAAGGCTACCGCGCGGAAGGTCTGGCGGTGTTCATCAGCGGCATTTTCAATGCTTTTCCGTATACGGCCTATTCCCAAAACGTCGGTCTCGTGCAGCTGACGGGGATTAAGAAAAACGCGGTCATCGGTGTCACGGGCGCACTTTTAATGCTATTCGGCCTTTTTCCGAAAATCGCAGCCTTCACGACCATCATCCCGTCTTCAGTACTGGGAGGCGCGATGGTGGCCATGTTCGGCATGGTCATTTCCTACGGCATTAAAATGCTCAGTCAAATTGACTTTAAAAAGCAGGAAAATCTTCTGATCGTCGCGTGTTCGGTCGGATTGGGACTCGGTGTAACCGTCGTTCCCGATATGTTTAAGCACCTGCCGTCTTACTTAAATCTGCTGACCACAAACGGAATCGTCGCCGGAAGCTTTACCGCCGTGCTTTTGAATATTGTTTATAATATGATTCCTAAAACGAAAAAAACCCTTGATGTGACAAGGGTTCAAGAGGGTTAGTTATCCGTTTTCTTTAAAATAACACCTTATTTTATCCAGATCGAGGATGCTTCCGAAAGTTTGCTGAACTTTTTGTGAGGCATTCTCTTTTTTTATTAGTTTCATTGTTTGAAAAGAAATAAATTGAGTGATGCGGCATCCGCCTTATTTCGCCGAAAAACCGTCCCGAACTATATGTACGTGAACATATGACTGAATGTAAGAAAAAAAGAAAAATGGGGAATCATATCGTAAACAATATCATTGCTCGCACTGTGATGACACGAAACTTGGTTGAGACATGGAATGAAATGCCCGATGCCGAAGTGCAACTGCAGAATGGGCGCTGAGGGGAGTGTCTTGTGCACCGATCCTTACAAAAGAGAGTAAAAGAAGGGAAAGCCCCTTCTTCTAATTAATCCATCCTTCAAAAGTTGCGCGATAGAACCCTTCGATTATTTCTACTTTCTTAAGGTAATAAGTAACACCATTTTTAACAGTTGTATTTGGGATATCCCATCTATGAAGGTAATCCATTGTAAAAGAATCTTTGGTCGCTTGTGTCGAAATTTTTGTTTGAGTTAAGTCGCTATTTGTATTGCCAGGGCTGGATGCAAAAGCAGGGGAAGCGGAAACGAGTAAAGCGAGAGACAAGGCAGAACCAGTTAAAACTTTTTTCAATTTCAT